TTACCTACTGGTAGTTATATATAGACATATGCCTACATATATCCTTATATTGACCGGCATATATTAACATATATCCCCATAGATACCCTTATATTGGCACATGGATATTGATACACATAAACATATACTGGCATATACCCATATAGACATATGAACCCAGTACATTCATAGATAGATATATAGATATACTGGCATATACCCATATAGACATATACATATTAACCCAGTACATTCATTTCCGTGTGTTTCATGGCCGGGATAGGGTCACGAATTCATATATATCTATGCTACCCTATATATATAGAAAAGCTATCCTTCCCTATATATATAGATATTCTATCCTAGCCTATATATATAGATATTCTATCCTTTTATTATGGGCGGCCTTGCCACGCCAGAATATCTGATATAGTTTTTTCTAAAGTATGTATATCATTTATAACATATAATCTAATCTCATCAGATTTTATTCCTTTTTCTATAGTAGAAATAGGTATATCGAACTCACCTGGCCTGATTTTAGATTCTTCCATTCGAGTTATTTCTACCTTCATGTTATCATAATCTATGTTACAAAATAGTTTACCTTCGAAAGTCGCACTTTGTCCGGGTTTTATACCTTGTATTATATTTCCAATTACTATTACATTACTCATATTTTGGGTATTTTGTAGTTTTGTTCCTACTATAACCATATCCTGTACCGATATTTCATGGAGTAAAATATCTTCTGTTTGTTTATTTTCTTTATTTATTATTTTTTCCATTAGTTCCTTCCTTATATATAGTAGTAGAAGTAAGATATGGCCGCAATTTATTTTGGGAAACCGTGCCATACCAGGATATCCTGTATAACCTCTTTGGCATCTTGTAAGTTTACTACAACATATGCCCGAAGTTTGCCGGCCATAATGTCAGTTTCCATGTTTGGGACCGTCATATTATAGGGCATAGCTATGAGGTCAAAATCCTTTATATGCTTACTGTAGTAATCTATAATACAATATAGTATACCAGTAAATAGCCTACATCCCCCATTTTCTATGTGGGGTGATATTGCTCCGATTACTATTACGCCAGTTGTACCATTAGTATCCTTAAGTCTAGTGCTTACCATAACTATATCACGCCCGGATACATCATGGAAACTTATTGGAGCCTCTGAGACAGGCTCTTTATTTATTATTCTTTTCATTAGTTTCTTCCTTATATATAATAATAGAGATATTCTCTTAATGCTTATCTTTAGTTAGTCTAGAGCTGGCATCCATTGAATCTATGAAATCTTGAGCTAAATTTATAGCCGCCTGGTAGCGGCCATTTTTAATACCAATGATTATATACTCTAAAACTTGCCTGGTTGTTAGTTCTATTTTACGTTGGTCTATATTAATTTTTTCCATTAGGTTTTTTCCTCATATATAGTAGTTAATTAGAAACATACTCCGGAAATTGATGCCAATTCAGAATATCGGCCATAGCTTCTCTAATATCTTGTATATCAATTATAATATAGGCTCTGATCTGGTTATGGGATAATCCTTCCTCTATAACTGAAACAGATATATTAAATGGATTAGGCACGATTTTAAAATCTTCCATTTTCATTTTACTGTAATCTATATTACAGTACATTAATCCTTTTAGATCTTTTCCTTCTTGTATTGTTCCAATTATTATTACATCATACACATCCTGGTCCCGGGAAGTCCATAGGCTAGTTCCTACCATAACCACATCCCGATCGGATACATCATGGAGACTGATAAGTCCCTCTGGTACAAATTCATTTACTATTCTTTTCATTGTTCTCTCCTTATATAGCCGAAATTAGATATTTTCTTATGCCCCATATTAAATATTATATGTAAAATGGTAGGTTAGTTTGTATTATTTTGTGCCCTTCACGTAGCCTTTTCCAGACATCAACAATATTAGTTATTCCTAATTTTTCCATTCCGATTGGACAATACCGTGCCGGAAAATTATGGTTTATACATTCATCCGGCCGCTCTTTATAATTCTTACAAAAATAAAAATCATCATATTTTATTAAGTCAGGGCAATGCCTCCCACCATTTTTTGGCGACATTCGTATGCAACAATCCCCACAATGTAAACAATACACAAGATCCCCCAAGTAAGTTAATTGTTATGATCGGCTATCAAATTAGCCAAGCGTTTAAGTGCTCCTACCATTAGATACCTTTCTGAATTATGCGGGATTTGTATGTGATGCTCGTCCCCTTCATAATTAAAATAGATAGATATCCGAGTATGATCGGCATTGCTTCTCATACGAATTTCTTTTACTATGTCTATAGATTCTCTTGAAAAACGAACTTCACGACCATCATGGTCTTCTATGTATCCTATTTTTTTCAGTGCCTCCCCTGCTAAAATTCTATCGGTATGTAGCGGACATGTATATCCATTATCTATATCACATTCACAGTCAAGGCTGTTGACAATAGCCTCGAACCTTTTGACCGCCTCAATTATTGTTTGATCTATCATGCTTATTCTCCTATAAATTATTACTTCGTTAGAAAACATTACTTCGTCTCAAAATCCTCATTTGTACAAAGTACAGATGTACATATTGCCTCAATCAACCTCCCAATAGCAATATGGTTTTTTTGGGCAAGATACCTGATTTTTTCTCCCAACTCTGTTTCCTTTATGACTTCGTTATACAAAAACATTATAGCTTCTTCTATATTTTCACCTTTTATTTCATCCACTGTAATTTTCATATCTTGTTTCCTTATTAGTAAAATTATAAATGCGGCCTCATTGTTATCTATTTTTCCATAGGGCATCAGTAAACTTTTGTACCCTTTTCCCACACCGCATACATATGAAATTGATTCTATCCTTTTCCCACTCTTCTAGATTGCTTGACTTAAATTTATGTCCAAATATTTTACAGATGATGTAATGTTTATATAACTTGTCTTTTACACTTATCCATTTCATATTTAACCTCCTTAAGGTTCGCCGGCTATGTTTTAGTTTTAAACTATTCGCCATCTTCAAATAATATTGTATAGGAATTGATAATTGCTATTGCCTTACGTGCCAGAAGTCTATCGGCATGTAATGTGCATGTATATCCATTATCTGTATCACACTCACAGTCAAGGCTACTGACAATGGCCTCAAATCTTCTAACTGCATCAATTATTGTTCGGTCTATCATTCTTATTACCTCTATAATTATTTAGTATAAGATATATCTTGCATTAACTCCTTTATAATAGAAATCTTTATAAATTCGGCAGCATAAAGCAAATGAGATATTGCCATATCCCGTGCCGCATTATCCGGTAAGCGTTGTATTAGTTTAATAGCTACCTCTTTCATTTCATTAGAGAGATACTCATCATATTTTTTCATTACAATATCAAAGTCATTAGATATTGTTTCTAGTTTGTAAACGCCCATATTTCCACCTTATAGATATTACTTTTTAGTAGGGTTACTTGCTATTTCTTTGCAACAATCAGGACAAACGAATACCCATTCTTCCTTCGGGTCACAGTATTTCATATCCTTGGTTGCATTCCAACCTCTCGAAATAGCATGTTCGTAAGAATAAAAAGTCTGGATTGTTTTATTTTGATCGGCATTACAGTCCATACATGGACAAATGAAGTGTTCCGATTTTCCGGAGCTATGTCTAATTATCATTGAGTTTCTCATTATTCATCCTTGTAATAAATATTACTCTATATCTCTGGAATAATATAGTTTTAATAGGCGGCAGCCTTGCAGGCTCCGCCATATATTTACTCACCCGGGTCATTGAATGCTATACCCATATCTGTAAATAACTGATGCAGATGTGAATCTGGCAAAGGCCAAAGCATTCTGGTTTTTACCGGCCATTTATCTATTAAATAAAAAAGAAGCAAGACAACAGGCTGCCTGTATATATAGAAAGATTTAGATTTCCGCCATATAACATCACTTATAAAGTTATAGTTATTGGAAACATAATCCTCTATATCAGACATTGTTATATCCTTTAACAGTTCCTGAAAGGTTTCTAGAATGAATAGATTATCTCGTTCTATATAATTTGTATGGGGTATTGATTCATGTAGTTCCTTTAGGTTGTGCAACCATGATTCCATTATATTCTCCTTCTGGAAAAGAGTAAACTAATTAGGCGCTCGCCTCACGGTTTGCTATATTAGTTTTATATTCCATTAGTTTTGTATTTTGTCACGGTGGTTATAAGGTATTACTTCGTAAGAGTTATTGATATAAGATATTGATATATATGATAAGAGTTATTGAATGCTCAGCGCTTCGCGCTTCGCTTACAACGGCTCTATTATACTCTTACCTTTTCTCATATTATCTTCGCGCCATAACGGTTGTAAATTACTCAGTGCCCAACATTTTTGAAATGCTGCATCATTAGGACTATCATAATCAAAACTACAAATAGGCCGTATATGGTCAATTTCCCATTCCCCTCGATTACTCCAGGTCATCCCATCTACGAAAAGAGACTCGAAATGGTCCCGTACATCTTGAGGGGTATAACCTACTAATTTTTCTAAGGTGGGACTATTTTGATTTCTTCTTAAAGCATCACGTAGAAGTATACCCATTCTACTATTTAATTTTCCTCTAGGGGTCTGTCGTATTTTGATTCCACGTTCGTTATGTCGCTTTCTAATATGTTCGGTATTTTTATTACGGTGTTGTTTTTTGTACTCTTTAATACGCTCCGCATTTTCTTTACGGTACTTTTCACCTCTAATACTATCACACTTTCTACAGTAACATCGTAACCCGCTCTTTCTTGCCCTATCGACACTAAACTCACTTATCAATTTTCTTGCTTTACATTTACTACAAACTTTTCTTTCCATTGTCTCGCATCGTATTATAACCGGTTTAGTATACTCTTACCTTTTTCCAACTAAAGGGGTAAGTAATTTCTATACTCTTTAAGCCTTCTTCAAATAGTTTCATTGGGCACGATTCGGACTGCATTAAGCATTCTTCAAGACCAAAGGCCATTGTCGGGCCGCCTTTTTCATTAGGGAAAGGTGAGTCCCAGGTTCCCCATTCTATTTCGCCTTCATAATCTTCAATTACAGAGTAGATAGTTCCTTCATTTCCATAATAAGTGATTCGTATCTTCATTCTATTTTCCCATTTGCATTTTCTACCCGTAATACGTCTCCGAGCTCTATTACTATAGTTTTCAGGCTGCCGCTTTCTCCACCCCCTTCTTCTGCGTTCCACCGGCGCATGGTAAGAAATATCCTTTTGAACTCTACGTCCATTGTGGGTACACTACCATAGCCGTTCTTGAATCTCACAATATCAAATTCCTTTCCAATGCCATTCTCATCGAGAAGCCGCTTTATCCAAGATGGGTTATATATCCTATATTCGTGCTTTTTTAGCCCGGACATAATATCATCAAACCGTCTTTTCTTCACTGTTAAATGTAGTATCCTCATATCTTTCCTCCTTTCAAAAAAAATAACCCCCTGCTTGCGATAAGTTACAAGCAGGAGGCTATAAGAGAGTATTAATTATGGATGAAACCAGGAGTTATACGGCTCTCCGTGTGACGGCATTAATTACCTGATCTGTCTGATCTCTTGTGCCTTGTGTTTCAGGTATCCCCTACTAATCAAGGTATCACAATATAGTGTCGCCAAAACCCTATTTTCAGATTCAGTACTCATTTCCCAGAACCACTTTTACGCATTGCATTCTTTCGTGCCCTACTCAAATGCTTTCTTTATGGAAAATGCCGCCACTCGGACAATCGTATAGCAGGATTATAGTAATACTCTTCTGCCCTTGGTACTCCCATTTTCCAGAAATCAAGGAATGGGTACATTAAGTCTTTTTCAATACTATGAATATAGCGCATCCAATAACCACACTAAGTACGAATGCAGTAACTAAAAATGGTAACATGGTATATCTCCTCCTTATTGATTATGGTAATGTGAAAACAAACAGTGCAAATATAGCAATTGCCACTGCGGCTAATGCTAACCAGAGACAGATTTCCATGGCGTCCCTCCTTTTTTATTGTATATGGCCGAAAACCATATTGCGGCAATGCACAATATGGTTATAACAAGGTAAATAGTGATTAACATTCTAATAATAGCATGAGTATAACATATAAAATGATCACAAGTGCTGTTAATAGTGTAAAGTGTCGATCCATTATGACGCCCCTAATTAAGATATTTAGACTACCCCTTTGATCCAAAGATAATAGTCTGTACTTCCTTAAGTGGCCGCATTGCTTCCTCTATAAGAGGCCTGATCTCTTCCCATTTGAGGCCGCCAAGGCCGCAACCCAAAGGTGGGATAGCAATGGATTGGATCTCGTATCTACGAATAACCTCCACTAAAGATAATAAGCCTGACTTAATATCTTCTATCCTACTATCATCCCGCCAATGGTGCTTGGTAGGAAAGTTAATAATAAGGCGTGGATTGACCGATAGTCCTGTTCCGGTAATGAACATGCGGCCAGGTTGTACCTCGTCATTTTTACAAGCTATAGCATAGCTTCGGAAATTATAGGGATACGCTTTCTTGAATTGGAGAGCAAGTCCCTTACCCATAATACCAACACAATTGACAGTATTGACAATGGCCTCTGCATCTTCTTGCAAAATATTACCAGATTTATATTCAATCATTGTTACTTCCTCCATTATTTATATTATTCACTTATATAGAAGAACTACCATCCACTCAAGTGAGAGTATATACAATGCATATGTTACTACTAATCCTATATAGTTAAGTGTTCGGTTTGATGTGCCGGGCGTATATAAATGAATACTAAAAAAGACAATGATCAGTATCGAACTCAAGTTTAATACAACTGCTATAGCTAATAGCATGATATTTTATTATCCTCCTAAACTAAAATGTAGAATAAGAATAATACTCAGTCCTATAGAAAAAAATATGGCCCGAAAATTACTTCAGGCTATATTAGTTTACAGAGCAGTACTACCTATGATATACCCTATGAGTATAATGCATATTATAATCACTACAAAACAAATGCTTCGAATTATGCCCATTTGTAATTTCCTCCATTTATAAATATAATGGTTCCTTCGAAATATACATTATACCATCACGTTGAGTAGTATAAAGGTTTTGCTTTCTGGCGTTGGCCTGTATAGTTTCTATCTCTTCCGAATTGTAAACTCGGGTATTGAAAGCTATCATTTTCCCGACTTTTGCTCCTTTTGGGCTGTCTTCGTTATTCATTTTGTCCTCCTCTGTTCATCCTAAAGTGTATGATATAATGATCTTTTGTTTCCTCAGCCAAGTCTACAAATTCATTGGCCGAAAAGGCTGACCCGGACTGTATTAGTTCTACTGATAATTCAAAGACGGTTTTAGGTTTGCCGTCCTTTTTAATCTTGTTAATATTAGTCATATAGTACCCCCTAATATGATATGAATTAACTTCAATTATATAGAAAAAATATGGCCCGAAATCTAATTCAGGCTATATTATTTTGTTAGCTACCCACATCCGGATATATACACTTAACAGTTATATTGCCATAATTTTCAAAAGTTTGGAATTTGTTATGCATTAATTTAGATACAATTTCACAATTGCATCCATAATTTTCAAGCACATATTCAAAAACCTTTTGTTCCATATATTCGCCATCAAAATTTAGTTTGATGATGTCATCAACAGAATCTCTTGAGGCTTCATATATATTCATAATGTTTCTCCTAAATCAAAGTATGGAATAAGGCCACTATTCCATTTATATAAAAAATAGCCCGAAATCTAATTCGAGCTATATGGTTGTTATTTTTCCAAAATCAAATGTGCGTAGAGTAGCGTGGCTGTCATTTCCCTCATTCTGGATTTTGGAACCTGGTTTATTATCTGCTCTATTTTATGACTAACAGAGCCATAACTTATCTCATGATGGATGCCCTCCTCATTAACGAGTTCGATAATAAGGCGCTGGGCCTCTTTCACTTTCAATCGAGATTTCTTACGAGTTTTCATAAACTCCTCCTATTTACCATAGTATTTTGGTAAGTTACAATGTAGCCAGCACGTACATTTTTTAACAAATGGAATGCTGGTCCAATATTAGGCAAAATCAGTACTCCAGTAAAGTATAACAGTATACCTACTATAACCCCACACGAAGCGACATATAGAGCGAATGCCGCAATCGAGAAAATCGGTATTCTCAATTTCGGCTCTATGAATTGAGCCAAAAATTGAGATAAAATTGCTATCACTATCATATTGAACTACTCTCATTTAAACATATTACTTCATTAGTCAATAGAAGCTGTTGATATCCTATTTCGCCTCTTTTGTATTTGTTGATTCCCCAACTTAAACAGAACATGGGAATAGTAATACATGGCTGGATAATAAGTCCTATCCACCCAAATGCCATGAAATATAATACACCTGCAGCAATTGAACAAATGTATCCGACAGCTACCCGTGGTTTAATGAGCTTATTCCGACACACACCTACCAAGGGATTGACTAATATTGATATTACATGTAAAACTATACCTATTAATACTAGCATGGTATTGCCTCCTAAAGCAATTTATGGAATAAGGTTACTATTCCAATTATCCAGAAAAAATATAGCCCGAAATATTAATTCTAACGAAGTAATATTTTAGGCTATATGGTCTATCTATACAGGATATCTTTTCCTGCTTTCTTTCCGGGCAGCACTATAGTGGCTCTTTGTTTCTTTGATTGCCGATATAGCTGTCAAAGCCGAAAACTTAATGGTTGATCGTAACGGAACCGTTGTTACTTGAGCAACGCGTTTGGCAGTTCCATCCTTTTTTACATTCGTAATGCATATCATATTATTCTCCTGTAAATGAAATTATGGAATAAGATTACTATTCCAATTATCCAGAAAATGGATAATATAGAATTTAATCTCCACGAATTAATATTTTAGGCCATATATTAGAATATATTATTAGTTAATACTATCGACTCGTTTATAGAAATTAAGTTCATTGAGAATAGGATCAATTTCTTTTAAATCACATTTGGTAAGTAGATAGTATAAGCTAGATAATGAGCTAACTTTCATCATCTCATTTGTATTACTAACAAATACTTTTAAACTCTTGCCCTGCTGTATAAGATTTATGATATTATTAAGGGTGCCTTTGCTTTTACTATTCCATATCATAAGCCCATAGTTTGCATCCCTTACCATTATTTTGTCTGTCAAGGAATAGTATTCGAACCCTTTTTCATTGTTGTACTGTATTTGTTTAAGTTTCCAGTTCCCAACATTAATTCTGGGCCGGTATACAGTATATACAGTTACCATTTCATAGCTTTTTGAATAAAGATAGTCCTGAACACATTTGTCCGCACCAATAGCATCCCCAACTAAAATCTCAAACCCTTTCTCTATCATTGTATCTATGGTATTAGTTACCTGATCAGATATGTACAGGATGTTACTTGAACCACCTATACATACTTTAACTGTCTCTATATTTGGTTTATTCATATTTAATACCTCTTATTATGTTATATGAAATGTATAGCCAGAAAAATCGGGCTACATATTATATATTCCAGATATCCAACTAAAAAAATGACCACGAAATTAGGCGTGGTCAGTACGAGGTTATTCGGTAGGGTATACGGGGCAACTACGGAGCCGTTTGTATAGAAAATAGGTATCCCAGAAATCTAATCCGGGCCATTTATACATTATACAGGATGCTCCCCTATTTCAAAGTACGATGCCTTGGATTTAATCTCGTCCTCATACTTATCCTTCTCCAACATGTCTAAATATTTCTCTAGACTATCCATGTATTCGCCTTCATATTTCATATCTTTTCTCCTAAACTATAGTAAGGAATAAGATTACTATTCCAATTATTTGGAAAAAAATAGCCCAAAATCTAATTCGGGCTATATATGAACTATCCCCTGTCAATATATGGGAATATATTTTGTACCGCACCTATATTATTATCTTTGACAAAGAGTTTAAATCCTGCCATCTGATAATCACTGGATTTCTCTATGAATTCACTAAGAACTATAGGGTAACAGTCCATGAATTCATAGTTTGTAATATCGGCGAGATATGCTAAATCCTCATTGTCACGACTGATATATAACCATCCAGTTTGGGCCATGATGAGCGCTTGGAATCTGTTAAATGTTTTGTCATTCATATCGATACTCTCCTAAATCAAAGTATGGAATAAGACCACTATTCCATTCCTATAGAAAAAATAGCCCGAAAATCTAATCCGGGCTATATTATACTATATAGGTACTATTGCAAATCCAACATCTTCAATTATACCTTCAGGATTAGATACTATAACAAATATAGTATCTTCATTCCCTGTATTTAGAGGGATAGTTCCTCCATTAGCATAGGCAAATTCTATCCTTGCATACGGAAGTAGTTTTCTTAAAGCAGGGAGCGGATTCAGGCCTAATGTATAGCAATCTTTTAACCACTGACATATATGGTTAATAGTATATCCACTAAAATATAGGTCCTCTTTGACTTTCTCCTCGAAGGAATCTATGATTAAATCTTCCCGTTCCTCCTCGGAAAGCAGCAATATATTGGTTTCCAATATATGTTTAACTTCCTCCCTCGATAACTTTCTTTCCATGAATGTTGGATGGGATATACACTGGCATATACCCATTCCTTCACTTTCCGCAGAATAACATGATAACCGGCGTTCGTACCATCTACCACCGGTAAAAGCTATTTCATGTTCGGGGATATGTTCCCCCTTTTGATTCTCTGTCGTTTTTAATATCATAAAACTACCTCCATATTAAATTATGGAATAGGAAATCTATTCCATTTCTCCAGACAATACATTACATAATATACTGCCGCTCTTCTAATGTTTCTTCCTCAATATCTTTGAGAAGAGATAAAATATCTTCTAAAGGGGTGTCGGAATGATGAACTTGTCGAAGCGCCCAGGAACCATGATGCTTATACATATAGAAATCATAATTCTTACCTTGTAAGCGATAGCATTCTTTCCCTTCGTTTGAGTTACATTCTGTTATTATCATGAGGTCCTCCTTTTTTGTAGTGTTCCAATTATCCAGAAAAATATATAGCCCGAAATCTAATTCAGGCTATATCTAAAATATTATTGCTTTCGTCCTGCACCAGATGCTTTTCTGGCTATCTCGTCTGCAGGATTAGCATGTGAACTAACCTTGACAAAGCTTACCTCAATTTTCTCACTGATATTGTCCATAAATGATAGGTATGCCTGTACCGGGGGTTTCTTGGCCATCCATGTCCCCTTGGCCCAAGCTGCAACCCCTACATAATCGTGGTAAATTGTAACGGAACTTGCGCCACGTTTTATAGCATATGAAATAGCCTGCATAACTGCGGCTAATTCGCCTGCTACATTTAACATACTACAAGCTTCAGGGTCGGTTACGATCCCTGAATGGCCCTCGCCATTATGTACGAAACCCCATGCTACTATTTCAGTAGCGCTGGAATATGATCCATCTGTGTAAATCTCCATAGCTGTTCTCCTAAAAGAAGATAAGGAATAAGAATTCTATTCCAATTATTCAGAAAAATATAGCCCGAAAATTATTTCAGGCTAGTATTATTTTTGAAGGAGAGACCGAGGCGATGTCTTTCGAAAAGATCGTTAAATAATTGGCACATGTCGGCCTCGTTAGAAAAAGTAAAGGGAGGGTCTGCCTCGTCTATCCAATCCGACCCTGGGATGGTATAGCAATGTTGACCCTCAATATCGTAGCATTTCACAAAAGAGAAATGCCCACGGAAGTCCTCCCATCTATGCACACTGATGTAAATAACTCCATGCTCTGACAGGATGCGGATCATTTTTGTTATTGCTTTTGTTTTATATAACTTTCGGATAAATGCTTTAAATGACATGATATTCTCCTAAATATGAAGGTATGGAATAAGAATTCTATTCCATTCCTATAGAAAATTATATATTCTAAAATCGGCTCAATCCATTATCTACTGACCAAGCTCAGTACGCCCACACTGTACAAACTAACGACTTATTATTGTCGTTATTCGGGGCGGAAGGACTCGAACCTTCCAGAATACCATAACCCCAACCCAGATATTATATAACTCTCATACCTGGTTCCCTGACATAACCGATATAATCGACCATGTCTTTCAAGTTGTAGTCTCCTACAACTACTGGGAGTGAAGCCAGTATTGCTACTGATTTCGTTGTAATGGGTTTTTCATGCACTTTCGTTGCAAGTTTATCGAGGAATGCTTTTCCTCTTGTACTATTCACCATTACTAAAGCATAGAACAGTACTCGCATTGCATCAGATACCATAGCTGTGTCAGCCTTTAGTATCCTTTCCCTGATATCTGCAAGATGCTGATATGCATTATCAGTACCGTTCCGGAGAGCAGTGATGTGAGCCAGATACAGAGTATGTATCTGATGTGCAACTTTAACCGCCATTGGAGACCGATTAATAATTGCATTTATCTCACGAGCACACATTGGCCCTTTCTCCACTGATAGTTTCTCAGGGAAGGAACGGATTTCGTAGAATGATTGTCTGGTACCATATGACCATACCAGATCATTCTGCCCCATATACCTTAGGAAGGTTTCGTACTCCTCTATAATGCCATCTAAGTATTTCTTCCTTTTGGTATTTTTCTCTGACTTTGCATTCCATTTCAAAGTGGAATAGGCAGAGTTCTGTTCACACAAAACCATTGGTAAAGCATCCATAGCTTCTGCGAACAAAGGAGACATTGGGGTCATCTCCTTTCGGGCATCGTCCAATCTGTTCGGATAAATAACCGGCATGGTATCGGTCTTGGACAGTGCTCCAATTTCTTTACCTACATTCCCTTTAGCTACCATAAGGGTAGGGATATACTTAAGAATCCCATTCATGGTAACTATATCCATAGGAAGGTCAAACGGCGGGATCACTTTCTTTGCCATATCAACCATGCCCTGGAGGGCAATTTCTATAGACGGGAGCAGATCAGAGCGATCCGCTGAAATTACAGTATCAGCGCAGTAATTTCCCATACCCACTGATAGTTTCCCAAAGGAACTGGCAGCGAATATATACACCAAGTTCGGTAATGCAGACGTTGCATCTGCATTCTTAGGAACATTACTTCCCAACCGGCTATTATCAAATATAGAATAGCCAACCATGGAGATTAAATCTCCATCAAAATCTCCACCAAATCTATCAGCGAAGACATTTGGATCTACCGCTATTGCATCTAAACAGTGGGTTCTTGTAACTTTTGCCTCTCCCCAACCATTTGGATGTCTAGCTATCGATACCAAATCTTTTGTAGATAAACCTAATCTACGTCTGTCAGAACCGCTTAATGCGATTCCATATTTACCTACCAAATTCGAAGGCATTGCAAATTTAGTAGATCCAGGAACCCTTATCCTTAAGACAGAATTACGAATAAGCGGCCTGATCAATTCAAGTACCTTACTTGGGGGGCAAGGTAATCCACATACTAACATAGTATTTACGGACTTTATTGAATTGAACAGTATATCCCGGTCTTCAATCTCTTCATCAGTTAGAATAAGAGCATCTTCTTCACTGATGTTCGCCATTTCGTTTATGACCTTGGAAGTCATATTGATTAGCGGTTGTGCATTTCCATCAGCATATGAGGAATATGCATGGTGGATTTGTTCTGCGGCTTCTTTACGAGTTTGAGACAATACCTTCATTGCCTCTGGCCGTACTGAATCGAGTTGCCGCCATTCTCGAGTTACAGTTGCCTTTTTGCCATTGACAGTGTTTAATACTTTCCACACATCAAGACAATGGATGACATTGCGGCCATCCGTAAACTTAATATCCTTCTTGTTGCAGCATATAATATCACTATCAACAGAGAAAGATACCCCAGCAAAGTACTGGACATCATACCAGTACTCATCCGGGATTACTAATCCAACTACCTTACCAACTGGAGTAGGGGATCCTTCTCCCATCTTCCTAGCTAGTTTGGTAATATCCTCATTGAAATAAAGCTTGACGATATTACTATCAAGTTTTACGTCAAGGGAACTCTTCTTAATAAAACAGAAAGAGTCCCAGTCCCTATAATAATTATGCGGAGAATCTGGTGCCAGTTGGACTGTAGCCCCTGACATAACCAACTTGGATGTACCAAGCTGAAGATGCTGGGATAACGGCCCATACCGTCCACATTGAGGGTCTGGCTTGATAGGATCAAATATCCCATCATTAGCGAAAACCATAAATAGCCTGGCTTTCATCTCGCCATTTCTCTTGACCAATGAGTGTCGACCTGGATTACATGGTCCAAGTCTGTATTCAGCCGGCATCCATTTCCTAATCTTGACAGCGGCCTTGTTAATCTCCATCTTCCATGCAGAGAGAGTAGACTGTTGATCTATCTCTACTTCTACACACTTAAGATGGGAAGCGATGAAAGCCATTGCACCACACATGACTTCCGTTCTTATTACCTTACCTTTAATGTCATATACTGAAATGACTGAAGATGGGCAATCTCGAGCTGCCTCAAGCTCGGTAATACCAATTTCACGTTCTTCCTTGGAGAACGCAAAATCTTCCCTACACCCTGGTTTGAGCCAAGGCTCGGGAAATACAGATTGTTCGTAGGTTTCCATATTGGAATCCTCCTAAATGAAATTTGCAATCCATAATAAATTACAGATTGCGACTATATACATAGCCATTTGGGGCAGAAGGAATCGAACCTTCCAGAATACCATATACCCCAACCTTACTATGACCAGAAAATCACTTTCCCGCCCATATCTTTTAGAATGATGTGAACTTTCACATCATTTAACTCCCCAGAGTAATAATTCTGGGAAGCATGCTTCTCTATTATATATCTACCTGCTTTTGTTATTACTGCGACACCATCTGGAATACCCCCCAATGCCGCGACTTTTATTTTTGGAACATCACTAATCCAAAAATACTGCTCCCCCTTCTGGTTGCAGTTTTGAGGAGTAACTTTTACTTTCCCTCCTGGAGTTACTCTGACCTTAACTAAACTTATTTCATGTTGTTTCTTACTCATAAAGCCCCCTATACGGTTAAGGTTCGCCAACCATTATTGATCTGTTTTACAGACCGCGGCCACATATGTAGCCATTCGGAGCATGGGGAATCGAACCCCATAACTTCTACCATAACCCCAACAATATGTGGATCTAGTTACTTAAAGACTGAGTATAGATGTAATCCCAATCAAGATCCGGGTGTTCCTTCTCAAGCTTCTTAAGCTTAAGAAGTGTTGCCCCACTCTCCTTCCATGCTGCAAGAGTAGTCTTGAATTTTGAAGATCTCTTAGTCATCGAATCAATTTGATCATGATTCAATTCCTTTAAGAGCTTGCTAAATGCGTTAAATGTGTTTCGATCCATTACGGACCTCCTGAAATAAAATAGTAATCTGTAATACAATACAGATTGCGGCCACATATATGACCATTTGGAGTAGAGGGAATCGAACCCTACAGTATCTACCATATACTCCAACAATATATACTTCTAGTTACTTAAAGAATGGGTATATATATAATCCCAATCTAAATTTGGATGTTGATCCTCAAGCTTCTTAAGCCTGATAAGAGCTTTGCCACTTTCTTTCCACGCATCCATAGTTGCACTGAAGCGGGAAGATCTTTTGGTCATTGAATCAATCTGATCATGATTCAATTCCTTTAAGAGTTTGCTGAATGTATTAAATGTATTACGATCCATGGTGGACCTCCTAATGAAATGTTATATACCTATTTACCTAAGGTAAAACATGGGGAGGCTCGAATGAGATTCCCTCTATTGGTATATATACACTGGGTCTATGTGGATTATCTCAAAACAGGATTTGGCCCCCTATAAGGGGTCTAGGTGTTTCACCTCAAAACTGAATCCAGGTTTCTATAAGGGTCTATTCGGTTCACCCCGGAATCAAATCCGGGTTTTATAATGATTTCTTTCCCAAATAAGTTAACACGGGGTTTTCTTCCGGATACGAGGGTAATATTTTTTTTTCCGCGCTGTATTCTGGAAAGAAATAATACCCCCCTATCTAAATACTATTCTTCTAATGGAATATTATTTTCTATCTAATTAATGTTTTGTGGTTGCTATATTTCTCTCACTGATTATCCTATGGATAGAATTCTGGAAATATAGGCTACAGAAGCAATACTCTATTGAGGTAATATTGGAGTATTAAAGATTCCTGGCCTATAAGTTTAATGCCTGACGAGACGGGGGGTTTAAATAGGCATAGGAAAAGATTACCGATTTATAAAATTTAACCGGGGGTTTAAAAGATGTTGAAAAATACAAAATTTAACTGGGTATGTATTCACTGCCATAAAAAGAATATCGAAGTCGTTAAATTTCAGTTTGATATTCCCCAGAACTATTCTGTTTTGTGGACGTGTGCAAAATGCAATAAGGTAACAAAGATAACTTTCGAGTTCGGCGCCGGCTTTCCCCCTCCATACCAAAACCCCGAGGGATAGTTAGATAAATAACAAGGATGAGTAATATGAAAGTATTGAGAAAATAAATCATTGGGAAGAAAATATGTAATCAAGTTTATGGGGGGTACCGGGCAATGAATATTATACGCAAAATCTATAGCAAGGTAGGTAGAATAATGGGACCAAAATATCACTATTTGAATTGTGAAATAGAAGAGTACATAGAAATAGAGAAGGACCGCAAGAAGTTTGTAATAGTGAAAGACAGTCAGGATTATGAATATAATGATAGAGTATATTTACGAGAAACGGCTAACGGAAAAGAGACAGGACGGGTAAGGCCCTGGTTTTCAATTAAGTATATAGAAAGGAACGCGGATGGGTTATCCCCGGGTTATTGTATTTTGTGTTAGAGAATATTTAATGTCAGGATAGACAGTGATTTTGTCCCAAACGATTTTGTCCCATCTGGGAGGATATAGAACATGGGTTTGAATTATGTGGATATAGTAACAAAGGGTTATGAGGGCTGGTTAAATCTATTCATAGACGAATATATAATTACAGTGGTAAGCAATGGTTATTTAGCTGACAAAATACGGGCAGAAGTACCAGAGAGGGGTTCGATTAGAAATACCGAAGAACACGATGAAATACAAGGAGTATTGTTCTGATTAACAATAAAATAAATGATGTGGGGAGGGCGGACAATGGGTAGTGAAATAGATATGAGGAATTTGGGTTATTTTAGAATTAAGTATAGTACTATAAAAAATAACATTGAAGAAGTAATTGAGATTTTTTCGTTACTTAAAGTAGTTCCAATAAAGGCAGAACTTAGACTGGACTCAAATGAGTTTGAATATTTGGCTATTTCTGAAAGATTTGAAAGAGTACCGGCGGGTTGTACCGCCCCCGATTATGAATTACGAATAACAAGGTCAAATGCTGGTAATATCGAATTAATAGAAGTGGGGAAAATATAACAATTGAATAAACTACTAATGGAATATAAATGGTTTAATGACTATGTTAAACATGAAATAGGCATTGTTGCGAATGGAAGACTATTTTACCCAACTAGAAGACCAGTTCATAGTTGTAAAAATTGTCAGTTTTTATGCAACAATCAATGTGATATTAATGTAGAGTTTGATCTAATTGGTCAACCTTATTCAAACTGCTTTCCCTGCAAAAGTAATAAATATGCAGGTCGAGGTGACGAGATTCAGGGGGATAGCTTAAGAGTTGCTATCCTTGAATTATGCCAAAAAGAGGATGATGAATAGATGGATAGCATATACGAAGAACTATGGATGTTAAGGGCGGAAATAATTGGGGATGTTATTCCTGTGAATTGGTGTAAGACAATAAGAAAAGATAATAGCCCTGGAGAACCTGACATTATAGCGTGTTTAATATTAGCAAATATTATAGCATGGTATATGCCTATTAAGGAAATAGATGTCGATATGGAAATGATACATTTCTTTGGATTTGGACAGAAATTTAGTGGTAGTAGATTACGGAGAGACTATCAGTATTATTCAAACTGTCTAGGAGTATCAGATACAATGGCCAGAGAAGCAATAAACAATTTGGTTAGATTGAAATTGATAACTGAAGAAATCGAATATACATACGTCGGATCAGGGATAGATACTATATCAATGTATCTGGAACCGAATATTGAAAAAGTATTTGGTATTACTTGGCCGGAGGAATAATGTGCAGCACAATACCGATAATAGTTTTTGTTTGTGGGGCACAAAAGGAAATGAAGAATGAAGGTATATTACATTAGTGGGGTTGTTAAAAGTGGCGATTATGAAGAAAGCTTTGAAAGAATAGTCGAAGCTAAATCGAAAGGAAAGGCATATAGAAAATTAAAAGCTATATTAAATGATTCTATGGGAATAAATATAGATAATTTTTATGAAACAACAAGTGATGCAAGGTTATAGCATGGTATATACCTATTAAGGAAATAGATATCGATATGGAAACCATATTACTTGGCCGGAGGAATAACGTGCAGGAAATATATGATTCAAAAATTAAATCTTTAGAAGAGAGGTTAGGACATGAACGAACAAGAAACAGAAAAACGTACCTTGTTTTTTAAGACGGAACCGTATCAAGGATATGTCATTACCGCATGGCAGGTCGATTCACAAGATGATGCTGTTGTGACTATTGAAAGAAATGGGACATTAATTCGTAGTTTTGCTTTCCCTGCTTATAAGATATGGAATATTGAAGCGCATGCAAATGATATCATTGAAAGTGAGATAGAGAAGAATACTGAAGGTTATATGCTTGCAGGATCAGACGGTCTTGGTGGAAATGTCTTTGGGCAATAAACTACAGAATTAAAATATCTTGAAAAAGAAATAGTTAAGATCCAGAAGGATAGCAAATGAATGAAATAAAGAGGCCTATGATTGTTGAAAAGTATGCAGATAATGGAGAGCATTCACATTGGTCAGTTATTGACAGGGAGGATGGGAAAACAATTATTGAAGATATAGAAGAAGCAAGATACCTCGAAAATGAAATACGTATGTTAGTTGAACGACGAAATAATTTATAATAGGAGGGTAAATTGTAATGTTCAATGAAATAGTAGAATTAAGGTTGGAAAAAATAAAAAAGATACTGGGAGAGAAAGCTCAGGAGTATGCTTCCGGAGGTGACCGGTTCCACAATTTTAATGTTGCTGGAAGAATAGCTGGGATAACACCGGAGAAAGCGCTGTATGGTATGATGCTAAAACATGAGGTATCAGTAATTGATCTGATTGAACTGGCGGATACTGACCCTGGTAAACTCAATGAAGCTATAATTGATGAAAAGATAGGCGATTTTGTAAATTACTTAATCTTGTTAGAAGGATTATTGAAACAAAGGTGTATAACAAAGGAAACAATGGTACCCTATCAACCTGAAGTAGTGTTCTCCAACATAAATACAGACCGGTAAACAGGATTGCAAAATCATATTATATATTTTGAAAGGAGAATAAGATGGCGGTAGTAGTCCATGGATATTGTTTGACATGTAACAAAAAGTTCATAACAACTATTGGATCCGGTCAACCCAGGCCAATTGAATGTTCCGAGTGTATTAGTAAAGAGAAAGATACTGAACGTAGAAAGCATTTTGGTGGATTGAATGCTCTAACAATTGAAGAACGGATTCGTAAAATTGAAGAATGGATTTACGATCACAAATGTAGCCCATCGGAAATCAAGTTATAGGGGGGTTACTACCTATGATAAACCAGGAGGGTGGTATTATAAAACCATTAGTTTATTCAGTTTATTCAGTTGAACATTTTGTACAAGAGTACCCTCTGGGCGATACGGATAGACATTTTAGGGTAATAAGCCAGGATTGGCAGACTGATTCTGTTACCGCTTGTACTTTCAAGTTTGAGGTGGACCTTTCTATTACAGATACTGTCGTTATGGGATGTTTACCTAGTGCGAAATTAGTAGTTAGTTGTAAGTTTAGTCATGAGTTTATTAACGGAATAACAGCAAATACTGTAATAAATGTAAAGGCGGAACCGTTCGACTTTTATTTCACAGAGAATTTACACGATGCCCTGTCAGGTTTTTTCTGTAAAAGAGATGGGATATTACTACATAAGAGTCATACAAAATGCGATTACTCAGGGCCTTGTCATTTTATGGATTGTATAAGAATACCCGATACTATCTATTGTAGTGGTGGGCTTCCGTATATATATGTACAAAAAGAGATAAGGCCACAATACCGTAGAGTAGCGTCAATAGTAACAATGGTGGTACAAACTATGGCAAATGAATATTTTATAGAGGCGCCCTGTACATCAAATTTGTTTTCCCTCATATCATATAAGGAACGAAAAATATGGGACCAGTTAAAAAAGTAAATCTGAATACTCCTAATTCATATCTTCATTTGGGCGATACGGATAGACATTTTATGGTAATAAGCCACGAAAGGACAAAAGCACATACTAATATTTTCAAGCTTGAGATAGACTTGTCTGTTTCTGATGTTGTCGTTATGGGATGTTTACCCAGTGTCAAATTAGTAGCTATTTGTGAGTTTAGTATTGATCATGATAAAATTATGTCAACAAGAGATATGACGGTAAACGTAGCCCAGCGCAGCTTTTATTTCACTGACGATTCATTCGATAACCGATTAGGTTTTTTATGTAAAAGAGACGGGGTAGTATTACCTAATGAGCATATGAAATGCAATCCTATACGGTCTTGTTATTTTACAGACTGTGTAAAAAAACCTTATGTTGTTAATTGTAGTGGTTCAATTGACTATGCGGAAGATGTACGGCCGCAATTTAACAGAGTAATGTCAATAGTTGCAATGGCAGCAGAAGTTATATTGAAGGAATATTTTGCAGGGAGGAACATATGTCAGATTTAATCATATCTATATAAGGAACGAAAAATATGAATACACATGACCTTCAGTTCTCTCTTTTCATTAAGTTTAAAAAAAATACAGAGGAACACGTATATATCGAAAATGGGAAGCATTATATTTTTTATGCAAACGAACACAATATTAATAAATTCTCTATATCTTCTGATTTATCCATATCCGATGCAATATTTTTCAAGCAACCTATAGGTAGTAAATTACAAGTTATATATAGTATAACTCCCATTGCTAATAATACTACTGTTCCACCTTATCGCCTGGATTTAGTAATATCAAATTATTTTATTTATAATAAAGAAGGAAGACAAAGCCAAATTTATCAAGGTGAAATAGTAGGTCATCGTAGCATTATTAACAGATTATCTCATATAGCAGAAGAATCAGTAAAATATGTTTTACAATATTTAGAATATATACCCCTCGAAACAAATATAGACGTATGGTTTATATAGGAGCGAAAAATATGGGTATTAATCTCACCATTTTCAATAGTTTTAGAAAAAATATAGAAGAGCATGTAGAAACAGAAAATGGGGAACATTATATTTTTTATGCAGACGCCAGCGATATTAACAGATTCTCTATAGTCTCTGATTTATCTATGTCCGATATCATAGTTTTCAAACAACCTGTGGGTAGTAAATTGCAGGTTTTATATACTATAAACCACCTCACTAATAGGGTTAACGATTTTACTTTCCACTTGGATGTAGTAATATCAAATTACTTTATTTGTAACAAAAAGGGAGAATTACTCCAAACTTTTCAAGGAGGCGCGATAACCGATTCCACCCTTCGTAGAGTAATTCATATAGCAGAAGAATCGATAAAATATACTCTCTCATCTTTAAAGTATATACCACCTGGAACAGATATAAAAATATGGTTAATATAGGAACAAAGATATGAATACCGAGAATATTGATACTGCCCATGATATTGAGTTTCGGTTAATCAATAGGCTTAAACAAAATGGTGAAGATGAAGTATATGCCAAAAATGGGAAGCATTATATTTTTTATGTGGAAGAAAATATCGATAATCAATTCGGTATATTCTCTGATTTAACTACATCCGATGCAGTATTTTTCAAACAGCCTATAGGTAGTAAATTGAAGGCAGTATATACTATAAGTTTTCCATTTGCGGATATGGTTGAATCATCCAATCAATCGAATCAATTGAATTTAGTATTAGCAAATTACTCTATTTGTAATAAGAAAGGAGAACAAAGCCAAACTTTTCAAAGTGGCACAATATCCGATTCCGCCCTTCGTAGAGCACAATATATAGCAGGGGAATCAGTAAAATATACTTTAGCAGCATTAGGGTATATACTACCCGGGACAGTTATAAAACTGTGGTTAATATAGAGGAGAAGATATGGATCGCGGTTGTGCCATCTTCAATAGTTTTAGAAAAAATACGGAGGAGCATGTATATGCAAAGAGCGGAGAACATTATATTTTTTATGCAGAAGAAAATACCGATAACCAATTCTCTATATTTTATGAGCTAGCCATATCTGATTGTGTCTTTTTCGGATATCCTATAGGTAGTAAATTACAAGTTATATGTAGAACAGATTATTTTACCGATTATGCAAATACCTCTCCTTTTTTGTATGTAGTAATAACAAATTACTGTATTTGTAACGAAAAAGGAGAACAACTCCATAATGCTGAGTATAGTCTTACAACGGATACAACCAATCGTAGAATAAAGTACATAGCAGGGATGACAGTAAGATACACTTTGCCGGCTTTAAATTATGTATCACCGGAAACAAATATGAAAATATGGCTCATATGGGATAGAAACATGAGTTTAATATAGGAGGAACCATGAATATACAAATAGTACCAGAACAAGATATGGAAATATTAAGGAAGTACATAAATTCTAATGGTGTAGTATTGATACCAGAAAAGGTAAAGGAAGAAGCAAACATATCTGATTCTGATATTGAGCTTATTACTGATTTAGTTTCAAATGATGAATATAGTTTTGGAGGGGATGCAGACATTTGGATCGATCTTATAAATAGCCCAGATCATTATTTCTTTACATGGTTGTTAGAGACAAAGGAGGAACTTAAGGAGTGAGTTGCCCTATAGTGTTGCAATTATGCAATGGCCCTGGTATGTTGTATCCCTCTTTGGCTTCCATACCTTGTATGCCCTTGAGATCTCAGTTCCATGGTCATATCATTAATTGACAATAATCTTTCCTGATTTCTTCTGTTATATGTTCTATTATTTGGCGTATTGTTTGTTGTTCTTTGATGTGCATTGCCCATATTATGTTGCGGTATAAAATGATCACTTATATTAGCAAATTCCCCTACTCTCTGTGCTTTAGAAGTATCCATTATTATCTGAGCAGATTTAGAACTATTATATCCTGAGCTTATCATACTATCCATATAAGAAGGATCGGAATATTTAGAATAATTTCCCTCTGATAGTTGGGAATCATGCCTCGAAAAATATTTACCGTGTTTGTTCTTATAATAATTTTGAATGCCACCATCTAATGCTATCGAATGTTGTACTATGTTAGATTTTGGTAGCCCAATAGATACATCCCGTGGTATTACAGATGCATTATCTCTCATAAGATTCCGGACATAATCGTCGGTGAGATCATTTGCAGAACTTATATTGCGTCTAACAAATGGTTCTTCCATATTTATATTATCAGCGATTATTCTCGGAGACCTGCTTGGTTTTGGTACTATCGGCATTGGGGTAGTAGATCCCGTAGGAATAAGAGTATATTTCTCAATTGTTTTTAGTTTTTCGCTTGCCTTACTCTGTCTCCACTTTTCCTTACCAAGCTCGAATTTATCTTTTAATGTATTGGCTTCTTTCCTCATGGATGGAAGTTTCGAGGTGGAAGTATCTGCTTTTTCTTTTACCAGAGTTACCGTATTTCTGGCGTTCTGTATACTATCTTTATGTCTATCTGCAGCTCTCTGTAAACTATCAACATCCCGGTGTACCGCATTTACTACTTTATCATATATATTTTCTGACCATTTCTTTACTCTATGATATGGGCGCTCTACTATATCCTGCGAGACTATTTGTCCTACCTTATCAGATACCTGGGTTTGTAGCCATCTAGTTCCACTATGGGTACCGATATTTTGCGCCTTTGATATTCTTCCTATCCCAAGTTCCTTTGCAAATTCAGTAGCGGAATTATATATCCATTTACCTTTTTCCATAAGTTTACTAAAACTTATAGAACTCCTAAATGGAGTATGAGAAAGATACGCAACTCTAAGATCGGATTCCGGTTCTATCATGTTAGAATGCTGATCGGCTATCTGTATCTTTAGTTTTTTACGCCTCTTTATTTTATCTTTAGTATCCTTTGCTATTTCCCTATCTGTTTTTACATTAGGTAATATAGCCATAGCTAGGAGAGAAGATATTGCCGTTCCTACAAATAACTTACCAGGTGATAATTTACCGGATGCAAGTGATCGTAGACTGCCGGATCTTGCCATTTTTATTTTTGACCGGATACTATCTTCGGATACACCAAATCTACTCAATAGATTTGTAGTATACTTTTTTACTTTCTGGAATGCAGCACTTGCCATTCCTTTAACTGCGGCTGTTTCTCCTACTCCTCCTGGTACCCACATTCTCTTAGAACCAAAGTCACTATTCAGAGTTCTTCTAACTATACTGCGCGGGGAAGAGTGAGTACCATCATCTATTTCTTTATCTGAAGTAATCCAGTCCCCCATTTTCTCAACCTTTCTGGAAAGTATGGTTCTAACTGAGAATACTCCAGCTATATATGTTAACATTGCTGCTGCAGCCATAGGACGGAATGGGAATTTACCAGGTGATATTTTATATCTGTCCGATAGGGAAGTCATAGTCTCACGTCTAGCTATCTTTTTCCAATAGTAATCCAGCTTGTTAGAGACTGCACCATTGGATTGAAGATCGGACACTACCTCTTTCATATTATTAGTAGTGAGTGCCTTTCTAGCCGTGGCATCTGATAGTCTATGATTTACCCTTTCATAGTCCATTTCTGAAATGGTTTGTATAGTATTTTGATCTATCCTTTCAAATATAGCCTGGGCCATTGGTTTATCTAGGGTAAAATCATATCTTTGTAGAGCAAGAGCAATATTATCCTCTGTAAGTTTAGCCCCTGCAGTATGTAGTGATTCTCTGATATTCCGTGTAATTGATTCATCTAATTCTCTGGCAAGTTTACGATCAGTGAAAGTACTTGTCATTACCTTTTCTTCAATCAATTCTGGTTTTATATTGAAGGTAGCAGATAGTTCATCTATTCTTTCCCTTGAGAAATAGTTTATAGAATTCCGTAGGTTGTAAGACATCCATGGAGCACGATGAAAATATTCTTCACCCTCTCCTAATAATGAAAATGGAATCCTTGAAACTGCAGATTTGGCACCGGTCTGAACATTATAATTAAATTTATTCGAGTCATATCTATGGTGGAGCTTCCATGAGTCATCTAACTCTGATGTTAATTCTTTTACCCTACCTTGAACATCTTTTATTTCATCTTCCGGTAATATATCAGTTTCTAGTATTCTTAATCTCTCATTTGTAATATCTGTAGTTACCTGTTTTTCATATTCTTTTAGTCTATTTTCTCTGAATGATTTATATTGTCTTTCGGTTTCTCCTCTTGCTTCTTCATGTAAATTACCTAAAGCCTGGTCATACTTTTTCAACCTTGAGTCTATAAATTTATTTCCTATCTTATCAGTATCATCAATAACATTCTGTACAAATCGGCTAAATGTACAGTTAAATCGTAGAGGGCAAGATGAACATGCAGTGGGATTACACCCACCCAATGCAGACACCTCAGTTTTCAAGGATTGTATAGCCGAGGATATACCATCTTTAGCTCTTCCTGCTTTGATTTTATTGTATGCTATCATCTCTATGGTACTAGCCTTAGCTAAATGAACGGCTATCTCAGATGGTACCTTTTTCATATCCGATTGATTAAAGACATGACTTAATAACATCCTTGTTGATTTACCGCTATCATCAGCAGGTATCAAATTATATATAAATTCTACACTTTGAGGGTTACCAACATGTAAAGATTCCGCATTGTTCCATGCAAGATGGCTATAGAATAGGGGCTGTATTCCTTTCCTGGGGTCTAGAGAATCCATTAAGGCGGATATTTCTGCAGTGGTTTTATGGTCAATAACTTTCAGAACATCTCTTTCTTTATCTACCATTAACATATCAAGCTTGCCACCAATTTGGCGGACCCACGGAAAGTTTTTTGATTTTAAATCCTTTTCAATATGGATATCAGTAGCTTCATGCTCGAGATACTCAGTGCCCCACTCTTTTATAGTTTCATTTACTGCAGGTAGTGCGGTAGAAGTTGATTGTTTCTGGGATAACATGTTTTGAGCTATTGCTTGGGCTTCCCTTATAGACTTCTCAACAAGCGATGCTCCAGGGTATGCTGTCTTATTTTTTACAGCAGTATTCAGCCAGTCTGTTTTCCTATCTTGTAGGAATTCAAAGGATTTTTCAATTGCATGGTGTACATCTTTACCAATAGCTAGTTTAGCGGTTGATTCAAAATTTCTATTCTGGCCACTTATAACCCTCTCTATAGTTCCACGCATGGGGCATCTTGTTAATTGTTGTATCGGAGTAGGATATAACTCCTTTGGTTTTCTCCATTCCTGCCTAGCCATTTATATCCTCAGTAGAAAGATCCTCTATTTCTTTTGGTTCTGTCGCTTTATTTACCATGGCCTCTAATTTATTTAATATCTCGTTTTGTCTGGTTATATTATCAGCCTCTTTCCCACGTTTATATTTTTCTGCCATCTCCGGAGTAGCCAGTAATTGTCTATATATTTGATCTTTACGTCTTGCTATTCTATCTTTTATCCTAACTGCTACTGCTTCCTCCTCTTTATAATATACCTCCCCGGTATTTTGATTAACTGCGGATGGACTGTCTGTAATAAACCCATCATTAGCAATAGTATGATTTAATCGTGCTTCTATCATATCTGCTTCAACTAATCCATTAATAAAATTGTGCAATACAATATCTGTTTTTATATCTTCTGGAAATATTCCTAGTCGGTCGGATATAGCTATAACATATTCTTTATAACTAAGTTCGGCATGTTTTATTTCAAGAATACATCGGTCACCTAAAGGTGGCTTTCCTGCAATATCATATGGACATATATCTTTCATTGCACATTCTGCCGAGCATACTTGAGCTATAGAGCTGCTTATATTTTCCCTAGGGCGGGATATGGCCTGATTTAATCTAGCCAGTTGCACTCTTGTCCAAGTTTTATTCATGAAAAAGTCTTCACCGTAAGTTGTTATTATCGATTCTCGTAAGTTAGCGGGAATATCATTATGCTTAACCTCATCTAAAGGTGCATTCATAAATGATATAGGTTTATCAGAACATAGTTCTTCTTCGAACGAGTTATAATCTGATACCGTCATTTCTTTGACTTTTGATGAAACCGGCTGTTTCTCCCTTACTTCCATCCCTTGTGTATTTTTTTTCTTTGCTCTACTTTGATCTGTCATTTTTCTCTGCACGATTTGAATTTGACTGTTTAACTTTTTGCATCATCATTGTATTAGCTTGTTTATCTAACCATTTAATCGGATCACCCTTTATAGTAGCTAATATTTTAGCTTTTATATCGTGTTGATCGGTTCTCATTTCTCCATCTACATTATTATCCCAACTATTACTGAATATTTTTCTGAAAGTATCTACATGTATCCACATGGATGTAGGTTTCCCCTTCGGGGATGTATAGGATAAACATGCCATTTCCTTTATTTGATCAAAATCTACTAATTCTACATTACTCTCGGCCATAATTTTCTCCTCCATTATTAAAAAATATTACTTCATTTGTACTAAAATACATTATTGTATACTATAATATACCTGTCAAGTGAATTATGTATGGTACATAGCTGCTTCATTACCCATCAGTGTCCTAGCATTCATTTGAGCGGATGAGATAGCCTCTACTGCTCTTTGTCTTTCAGTAGCAAGCCTTGAATTTTGCAATACCTCGCCACTTCCAAATTCAGTTCCTCCTAATCTGCCCAGAGTTGCAGCGCCTCTAGTCATAGCTTCTGCTGTAGTTTTATACATTCCTTTAACTAGTTCTGCAGCGAGGGAAACACCTACAAATGCTGTACCGGATACCTTAGCGAATCTAGCCCATTGGTGTCTTCTCCACATTCCTACAAGGTGATCGGCAGTCATAGTTTTAACTCCTGGGGATGCTAATCTTTCTGCATCTATAACCTTTCTCATTACATTATTTAAAACATCTTCCCCGCCACTGACCATCATGGCGCCGGTTCTAGACCTTGTAGTCCATGGGGAAAATTTCCGGGCCCCCTCTCTAGGACTGATTAGTTCCTTTGCTAATTCCCATCTTTTTCCCCACTTGGTACTAGCTTTGGTAGATTCTCCTTTTATTATATTCCATGGGGTAATATACCTTTCCTCCTGGTATTTTATAAATCTTTCCATCATCTCGTTTTTAGTAGCAGCGCCGGAAATCTTTGGCTTGCCCGATATTGCTATAGCTTTATCTATAGGCAAAGGGGCTTGCCCTATTACATCCTTTGCAAACTTAGTTACTTTAGCGCCAATATTTTTGGGATATGCTGCTACTTTCCTAAATCTATCTGCTCCTGTTGGGGAATAGCTATACATCCCTCTTATAAATTCATCAGTTAATTTCTCTGCTCCCCCAAGTTTACCTACTGCGGTTGGGTCAATTGTAGATACTAAACTCTCTAATTTTGATGGTCGTACTAACCACCGTTCTAATAAAGTAGGACGTATTGTGCCGGTATCCCCTTTTGCTATTCCTTTAAGATTTGATATATCTTTACCCTTGTATATCAATCCTTCTCTCATTGTTTTTCTATCCAGGGGTTCCATAACTTTTTGTACATTTTCACCTAGATAGTATCGTATTCTACTTTGCCATCCACGTATAGAAAACATACTGGTAGATTCTGGGCCTCGTATAGCTCGCCCCATTATACCTTTTACATGGGTTGCTTCATAGTGCCATTTTAACCTCTTACTTGTAAACGGGCGTTTAAGGCTTGATAATAACCCAAGAGATTTCCCCCCGTAAAAGCCCATCCTTGCCATATTCATATATGCTGTAGCTTTTACTGGAACTGACAGCATATCAAGAGGAGTAGGGAATATTTCACTATATGTGCTTATCTCATCTAAATTAGGTATATAATACGGGTCACTACGGACTTCAGATAATGAAGACAACATATGCCCTAATCTTTCGCCTGCCATTATTTTCTCCTGAAATTAAATCGCATACCCTCTATTCCTGCGGGGCCACCGCCACCTGTTCTTACTCCGAATCTACCTGATGTACTAGGATATGCGGTATTAGGTAATATTGATTTTAATATATTCATCCTTGATTTTTCCAGCCACATTGTGCCTTTCATCCCTAATCCTGCAGTTACGGCTGCCGCACCTATCCCAACCCCAGCATATCCTCCTGCTTTTGACACGCCGCGTTTTAAAGTCCCAAGCGCGGCTATTCCATGGGAGGCAAAACCAGTTTCGGGATTGAGACCTTTCCCGAATTGTTTTTTCCCTAAACTTGCATTCCTCATATTAAACGCTTTTTCGCTATTTGTAGTATACCTATGAGTATTTTTTGTTCTACGGTCCCAGGTCATAGTTCCAAATCTATTTGCAGCGCCATAATATGGACTGATACGTTTATATGATTTATTTACATTTCTGTTTGTCATGATATTATGCCTTTATATTAGATATATTCAACGTTTCTCTATAACTATCAAGATCGGCTATCCCTGCACAAAACCATTTAGATCTATCGTAATTAGAATGCTGGGATAATGTAACGTCTATAAATTGTTCTTTTAATTGACCTAATAACCATATCAAACTAGATATTTGTTTGTCTGTAAAATCTCCGGATTTACCTACCAAACAAACTCCAACTGATCTATTATGTCCTCTAACATGAGCCCCTTGTTCACTTATTTCAAAAGTATGATCATCATCTAATGGCCTTCCTGATTCTATTTGCCCATCAAATAAATTATTGTAATGTCTTGTGTCTAATTGCCCATTCAGTATAACATAATGATAGCCTATAGTATCAAACCCTCGTTCCAAATGCCATTTTGTGATTAGTGCTGCATTTCCATACCCTGAATCTGAACAATGTAATATAATGTCTACTGCCATAATAATTAATCCCCCTTCATATTTGTTATCTAGTGGCAAATATCAATAATATTTGATACTATTAGTTTATATTACAAAAGGAAAATATACAATGGGAAAGCGATTTGATCCAGATACATTATCTAAAATATTAGCATTAGTTTCAACACCGGAGGAAAAACAACTAATACTCGAAGCTGATGATCCTGTACTATGGGCAGAAAGGCATTTGTTTGATCCGGATACAGGATTGGAAAAGTTTAAATGTAAAGAATTATTTGCTAGTGTTCTTAAAGATGGAAGAAAAGATAGAGCAGTACGGGCAGGTAGGCAAATAGGAAAATCAGTTTCAATGACCGTAGATCTTATGCATACGGCAATCATGAATAGTAACACTACTATCCTAGTATTCACTACTGAGAAAAAAATGATGAATAGAATACTAGAGATCATGAATAATTTACTAAATGGCTCTGATATTAACGGTTCATTCCGTATGGGTAAAAAACCTAAAAAAACAAAAGGAGCGATAGAACCAGAGTATGATTATGAAATAAATGTATCAAATGATTCAGCAATACGGTTTTTCTTTATGTCACAAAAACCAGATAAGGCCAGGGGGCAAACTGGTAATTATATATATTTAGATGAAACTGCATATTTACCGGAAAAAGCATTTCCAGTAATAACCGGTATATTAAAAGCTAGTCCAAAAATTAAAATGTGGGCAAGTTCTACTCCAGTTGGAATAGAAGGGGATTGGTTCCAGGAATATTGTACACGATGTGCAGATCCTGAATCCATAGATAGTGTAGAATATCATCTTCCCAGCACATTAGAGAAAAACTGGCCAGAGGTAGAAGCAAGGTTAAGAGAGGTTATATTCGATGATGCAACTTGGGTCCTTGAGGTATTAGCAGAATGGGCAGAAGCAAAGGGGGCAGTGTATAAAAAGGAAAATATAAACAATGCACTAGAACGATCTATAATACATAACATATATGTTACTTACAGTGATATATACGAAATGGCAGAATACCAAAACGCTGATAAATTTCTTGGGGTGGATTGGAATAATCCACAGAATGGGGTAAGGATATTAGAAATTTCTGAAATGTTTGGTGGAATATGGATAACCAGGAATGAAAAAATAGCACTTGAAAATTATACTCAATTAACTGCGGTTAAAAGGATAATGGATTTACATAGTGCTAATAATTACAAAATGTTATCAGTTGATGCAGGATTCGGGGATACGCAAGTAGAAATGATTCTGAAATCTTTAATAGCATCAGGACAAGACCCCGCTAAAGTACTAAATATCGTTGATTCTGCTTCTAAAGAAGAAATTGAAATAATATACACTTCACCGGAAACCGGGGCCAGGAAAAAAGAGAAAATTAAGGTTCGTGTTAAGACAAAAATTATAGGATTGCTCTCTAACTATTTAGAAGGTATTTTTGTTATATTAAAAGAAGAACAAGGTAAACAGGGTATTGTCCGGGAAATAAGCAACTTTCGTAGAAAATCAACTGCTAGAGATGGTGGATTTATATATACCGAAAATGTACATTCCTTAACCGCCCTTCAATATTGTATACATGGGCATGATAAATACCTAAAATTAGGTAACAAAACAAAACAAAGTAGTAGTATAATATTAACAGAGACACTATCTAAAATATTAACAAACGGTGATCCCGAGAAAATTGGGAAAACCGCACCTAAAATGGCATTAGCTTTACGCTCAAATAAGCGAACAATGGGACTATATGGAACGAGAAGATCTATTTTATAAACCAAGTATAGCTAAACCAGAGAGGGATATATCTTATACACACATAGATCCATCCAAAGATATAGACCGCCAAAATCTTGCTTATCGGTTAAATGTATCAGTGGAGGATATCCCAAGTAATCCTTTTATTAGTATGATAGATAGGTTTAAAGAACTTGAGACTATAGCAAGAGAATTAAAAGACAGATCTATATTTTTATTAGATAAAACTATAAGAGATTTAGACGGATATGTAGGAGAAGCTCCACCTCATATATTAAAATATATAGAGGATTTGACAGGTATATCATTTAAACAGCCTCAACTTCCTATTGAGGATGATTTACAAGATAATGTACCATATTCTACTACCCCACCTGTAATTATTCCTTCTACTGATGCAAAGTTTACACTATCTGAAGATACATTAACTTGTATTTTCAGAGCCGCAGGTTTTTTTGACCCCGATAGTGTTGATGATGATATTCAACAACCGGTCAAAGATTTTGATTCCGAAGGATTAAAAAAGGCCATGAACGATAAAATAAAGGATTCATTTCTTGATCCTATATCTATTGGTCTTAAATTATTAATTATTGTACTAAAAATGGCACATGTTATTGCCGTTCATTATACTATAGGATATCTATGCGGGTTTATAAAAAAGTGGAAACTAAAATTCAAGGTTCCCGGGAAGAAGATAAAGATTAAGATAGGAAAAAAGATATCCAAAAAAGTATTCAAACCATTCGAGAAAAAGCTACTTAAAGTAGTTGGTTATAAATGTAATGCTGAAGGAGAAGATATTCCTGATTGTGAACCGCCTATCGGAGAAGGTATAGATTTTAAAGTAGTAAACTGTTGTACCATGCGGCCAATATTTTTCGGATCTGATGCGGTTACCGGAGTCCCTAGTTTTACAATGTCCAAATGTTTTGAACAATGGATAGATGAAGAAACCAATCCAGGACATGTCAATAATGGACTAATCTGTAGTGCCAAAAACGCAGATGATACTGATAGAAAAGCCACTCCCGAGGAAAAAGCAAAAGCAAAGGAGGTGGCAAATTATATACTGAATGGAAAAAGCTCGACAGGGGTTTGTAGTCCGTCAGATGTCTATCCCCTATCTAAAGCAATAGATGGCTCTAGTTCTGCAATAGAAATGTCAACTTCTGCCCAAGATGTGCTTACCGTATCCCTATCTGACTCTGAAAATACTTCAAAAAGTGGCAGATGGGACTGTTTTGGTTTAGCAATTCCTAGCTCTGCAGGTGCAGATCAAGCTGATCTTGCAAAAAAAGTGAATGATGCGTCAGGTAGATGGATGGACGGAGATGATAAAACCGGATGGTTTATGGGGGGAGTAGATATAATCGAAGATGGCACATATCTATTTGAATATCTTAAAGGAGTAGATACAGCTATAGTTAATGTATTAAAGCTTGCAGATAAGGTAGTTATAGGAGCTGCTAATTTATCAAAATGGGGAACATCAAGGCAATTATGCTGTTGGGTATATTTGATGGTAATACTTTCATCTATGGTTTCTAATATTATAAAAAAAAGATCAGTATGCCCTGACATAAAATTTGCAGATGCGTTTAGGGAGGAAATGAGGTGGGCCTCAAATATTCAGGATAGCAAAGATGTACAAAGGTTTGTGAAAATATTAGAAGTATTGAAACAAATTATAGATGTATTCAGAAAACAGATGGACAGATCAATATTCCTTGCCGGTCTTACCCTGCCTCTAAAAGAGATGTGGGAACTTATCAAAATGACAATATCTAATGGTATAGCCCAATATCTTGATACTATATTCAGCCCAATAAATGTTGCTCTTGATAGTGTAACAGAAATACCTGAGGTAAAATCACTTATAGTCAATGACTGTTTTGGTGCTGATAAATTGTTTAGTTTTTTGAAATGTCTACTTGGAAATTTGAAATATGGAATGGTTAATTGGGTAGGACAATTTATGGACTTTACCATAAAAGACTTTGTGTTAATAAATGATATATATCTATCGCGTAGTAGATTAGTAATGCTAGATTCCTTATCTGAATTGTTAGATAATATGATCAATATGATCCTTGGTTTAGCAGATTGTTATGAACCTAGAGATTTACCTGACCAAATAGTAGATAAACAATTACTGATTCAGCGTAGAAAAGTCAAATTATTTAGAGAAGTAGCAGGTACTACAGAGGGCGTTACAAGGTATGATGAGTGTTCTAAATCAATTATGGGGCAAGAATTTATTCCAAATGAGAAAGAGATAGCCGAAATAGACAGTACACAAGGTGGATTATCGGCATCATTTGGGGATATTGGAAATGTGGCTTTAAATATAATGAAATCGGAGGTCACAGTTGAGTCTGGTATATCTGATAGAGAACAAATATATGATCCTTCTGATGCAAGTAGTATAATAGATAACATGATAACTTCTTCATTTGCTCCTATGGAATTATCGAAATTCCTTGACGAAGATGGAGAAGTAGTTCTCCCAGCAGAATTTGTAAAGATAGTTGAACAAATGACAGGGGTAAAAGATGGTGAAATTAGAGAATCAATGCGCCATATTTTTGATACGATTAAAGAGGGATAATAATGAACATAAATAATATAAAAGAATCCATAATTAGTAGACGACTTGGAAAATTACGAGCAGATGCTATTACAGAGGGCGCTAACGGAATAATCAAAAATTTATCGATAATTGAGGAATCAAACGTGCTAAATTCTGATGGGAGCACTACTAACCCAATATTATCGTCCCGGTTATATTCTCATAAAAAAAAGAAGATACACGAATTTGAAAAATATATTACAGAGCGGCGATTACGATATAGAACTCAATATAATAATACAGTTCTAGTGTCATCAAGATATTCATATGAGAAAGTAGATACGTTTTTCAATAGTGAATCATATTTTTCAAGGTCAGTAAGTAGACAAGTAGAAACTACATTAAGAAATGGATTCAGGTTTGTATCTGATAATTCTGAAATGTCTGCCGAGGTTAGGAAAGAGCTTACTATGTTACAGGTTACATCCCGTAGATTATTACATCAAATTATATCAAGAATGATAGGTGATATATTAAAATATGGTATAACCATTATAGAAAAGGTACGTAAAAGAATACCAGATAATTCTGAAGACGATGTTTCTTCCAGATTAGCTAATTTACGTTCAATACCTCCACACAAAACATATTTTCACGTAGATAAAGATGGAGTAATACGAGCAGTGCAAAATCATAATCTGACTTTGCGTAACAGATTATCTCTGCGTAGAGGAATACTTGATAATATAGGTTTAATACCAATAAAATCAATAGCACTTGGGGTAATGACAGATGCAGGGGATGATATATATCCTCCGCCTCCTTGTTTTCAAATGCTTAATGATATATTATCATTAAGATCTTTGGAAGAAACTATTGAAATGATAGGATTTCAGTTCGGTTCACCGTTATTACATAGTAAGGTAGGATCAGATGACAATCCTGCACAACCTGGAGAAGTTAATGATGTTCATAATGATATAGTTAGTATGGCAGCTAATGGGATGATAACTACAGACAATAGAGTTGAAATAACTGCAGTTAATTTGCAAAGCGCTGTACCCGATCTAATGCCGTTTATTGCACATTTTAAAAACAGAGTACTAGTAGGAAGTGGATCATCTTCAGTATCTGTTGGAGAATTAGATACAAGTAACCGTGCAACTAGTGAATCTATGGATAATGCAATGGGAGATCATTGTACTTATGTAGCCGATATAGTATGTAATCTATTTACCTACGATATTATTCCGGATATACTCATAAATAGTTATGGATATAAGCCTGACGAAATAATTGATGAATCTGGTGAGATGATAGTTAAACTAGAATTTAATGAAATGAGTATAGAAAAACTGATATCAAAAGTAAATAACATAACCAATTTGTATCAGTCAAACTTGTTAACTTTACCAGAAGCCAGACGAAGGTTAAAAGAGGTACCATTAGTTAAAAGTAATGAAAAAGATCTATATCTTAATAAAGTTCAAATACCTCTGGCTAATGCTAAGAAGGCTAAATCTACAGCACCTGATAGTAAAATTGCATCATTAAATCAACCATCTAACCAGTATGGCAAGAAATCCGGGCCTGGTTCATCTAAGGATAGTATACAATAGTATTCATAAAGGAGGTATATAACATGCCTGAAAAAACTGATATAGATATAAACGAAAGAAAACTAACTACCAAGAAAAGGAAGGCACTTCCTTCCTCCAGTTTTTGCGGACCCAACAGGTCATTCCCCTGTCATGATTGTAATCATGTTCGATTTGCTTTGTCTGCTTTAGGTCGATATAAAGGTCCCGGTAACAAAGCAACTATTCGTGCTTGTATATATAGAAAAGCTAGAGAAATGAATTGTTTCAAGACCGGAAAAGGTGCAAAGAAAAGTTCAGAAACCGAAAGTTGGGATGAATCTATGTTGGATATACAAAGAGAAGCTGATTTTATGCCGGCTATATTAACTATTGTTAATAATTATAATAACCAAACTGTAAATCCTCAACAAACTTTCTCTGATCTTATTACACTTTGTTTAACCGCTGATATAAGTAGTACAGAAATGGCAGAAATAGTCGAAGTTTGGTACTACATGGATGTTGAAAAGGCATGTGATAAACTGATAGAAATTATAACAAATGACTAGTTTTAGTATTTATATAAATCCAGTGGTAATAGTTCACATATAATAGTAAAATTATATAGGTGTAGAGTATTTGTATATTTTATACTTAAATTTGATAATAAATGTTGACTAATATATCACCCCAAGGGAGAAAGTGATGAAATTAAGCATAATCAATTATGGCACTGAGGTTAACACCCCAACCAATGTTAAGAGAGAGGATGACGGCATAATACGCAAACTTAGGGATATAACAACCGAACAGAATATGGGAAAGGGGGCAATGCTAGTATCTGAGGTTATGCATACCGGATTAGGTAATTTAAACCTGAGACGATATAGGAAAGAAAAAATAGGCAAATCGGTAGAAACATTTTATACTCCCTATTTTACTCCATTCTTAATGCACCACGAATATGGCGGCGGAGGTTTCTTTTCCGATGGAGATGCTACATTAGTAGCAGTTGGTACCAATATTTACGCAAAGCATTTTGCTAAAGCCATGGAGACTCCAGTTGGTTTAGCAGATGGATACGTTAAAGTAGGTACTTTTATTAGTGAAAATGCAACGATAAAGGATCAATCTGTTATTGATCTTATACAAGCAAGAAGATTGATGACTCTTTCTATTGGTTGTAAAGTATCAGATGAAGATTATAGATGTTCAATATGTGGCAATACAAGAGCCGACGAGGAGAGTTGCGAGCATAGAGCAGGAGAACAATATGATGGAGTAACATGTTATCATGATGTATATAATCCATGGTTCAAAGAATATTCGGCAGTATATATGCCTTCAGATATAAATGCAGTAATTCGTAGAATGGACGTAGAGGAAGGAGAAGGGAATACCAATGAAGAAAGTATAATTGATCAACAGCCTAGTATAGGAAATATTCAATTATACGAAACTGCAGGGAAAATATTTGCGTCTGGTGGAGTTGTTCCTAACAAGCCACAGGATAATAACAGTAAACCTTGTATTACAGATACTAATACAGATAATGATCTTTATGCGGAGGTAAATAACATGGGTAATAAATCTATTACTGATTTGATTACACAGATTCAAGAACTAAACAACAATATTTCTAAAAATATGGAAAATGCAGACAGGAGTAATCGAATCGTAGAAGCATTATCAGTAGCTCTCAGATATAATATAGAGTCAAATATTTCCAAACCAGATATGGATAATATCGATGATACCTCTCAAAATACTGATGAAAATACAACTAATAATGATATTGATAATCCGGCTACCCCAGATAGTCCAGATAGTTCAGCCATTATAGATAATCAAGAGGATATAGATAATCCAGATACCAAAGACGATAATTCAAATAATAATAATGATAGTACTGATAATAATGATGATCCTGGCGATCCCGACAGTAATACAGATAGTAATTCAGGTGATGATACAAATAGTAATAAAGATAGTAATTCCAATACAATAAAAGCAGATATTACCACTACCGATGGTAGTGATACAACCAATGATGCAGATACTTCTGTTAATTCAGATGTATCTACCGATGAGAGCGGTGATAATATTGGCGCCCAACCGGAAGAAAGGGTTAGAATAGGATCTATAGCAAAAGGAAAAACTAATAGCGCGTCTAGATCCTTTACAAGAAAACCGTTTCGACTAACTTCTATATCGGATATAGCAAATCAATAATGCTATTCTGATATAAAAACAGAAATACAAAATGAGGTAAAACAATGGCAATAGGAGATTTGTATTATAATCCTACTGGCGAGGCTTTCAGTGGCAAACAGCCAATGAAAACCGTCGAAAAGCTAAGTTACCTTAACTCTATAGAAGATTGTTATCGATATAGCAGCAATCAAAGAGTTATTGGTACTTATTACCCGGTACGTCCTCTCCCAGCTATGGATCTAGACAAAGATGCTGAATGGCCAATAGCTATGCCTGCCGGAACGATAGTATCTATTGTTCCACTAAAAGATGCACAAGGCTATACTGTAGATGATGCAGTTACTGGAATAAGAATTGGAGGCGATATCTATGTTTCTTTAGGAATAGATGGTGTCGCTCTTGAAAAGAATATCAATGTAGTTTATCCAAAAGAAACTGCAGGACTTATTACAGTATGTAATGGAAGCGGAGGAAGTGTTAATGATCCGTATAGTGATGCTTCAGGCGAATGGGGATTGTTAACAGCTAGTGGCGAAATTGCAACTACCGGTGTTAACTATGCAAGGCCTGCTAATATTCCTATAGGAATAGTAAATAGCAGGGTATATGCTGATTTAAGAATGAGATATCTCAATTATGAGGTAGGACAGGATCCACAGGGTATAGCACTTGGTGGAATTCTTACTTTACCATATGTCGGAATATATGGTTCCGGAGATAGAGCTGCAGTTCTAGCGGCTATAAAAGGAGTAGTAGATTCCAAACATCAATATGTTCATGGTGAAAATGCAACTGGTAGTACAGTAGAAGCATATTTTGGCGTAGACGCTAGATTACAACCGGATGCTAATGGTAAATTCACAAATCATAGTGGTGCTGCAAATTTAGAATTTGCTAGAGTACTCGAAAAACGGAACAGGGTACCATACGATCTTGATGAAGTAATTGATTCATTCCCTGGTTCAGGTATGCAAGGAATGGATACTGGCGGACTGAGCGCGAGATATTATGACTTCTCAAAAAAGATACTCGCATTAACCGCTGTAAAAGGCGCTGCATACGCAGCCGTGAAAGACAATCTAAAGAAAACATTATACGAGCCGCTTGTTACTGATACCGCTAATGTTACCATTATTATGGGACAGGTTGATATTGCTTTCGGTAAGATAAGTTACTAGGAGGTAATGAATATGTTGAATGAATTACGTCACAGTTCTTTGGTTCACAGTCTTCAGAACCTCAGTTCTTACAATCTCCGAAAGGAAATAGAAGATAAGTATAATACCTTCACTGATCAAGAATCAGCATATAATAGGATAGAAGAAGATGCTGAGGATATTTACGAGATAATAAACGCATTTAATACTGGTAAAATTGCGGGGGAAAGTCTAAGTCTAAAAGAAGTCCTTATGACCAAAGACTACCCTAAACTATTTTATGCAGCTACCGAAATTCTTATGAAAAGTAGGATAGTTCCTAATAGAATAATTACTGGTAATTTGTTTCAGACTATACCTTATACTGGAAACTCCCTTAATGTTACAATTAGGACAATGGGTGGAGTGGAAGTAGAAGAAATAGGTGAAGGCGAGGAGTATCCTGAAACTTCCAGTGCAGTATCAGATCAGGCTTTTAGAATTAACCTCTGGATTAAGAAGTATGGTGCAAAAGTGCCGGCTACCAGAGAATTGATAGAGTCTGACAATTGGGGTATATGGGCATATACTATAGCTCAATTAGCTGATGCTTTACTTAACAAGAAGGAAAAACTTGCAGTAACTATGCTTAATGAATTTGCCGGTTATACACTTATGGATAATGCTAATTCTGCAAATGTAGCTCTTGGTTCTACTACCGGTAGAGGAATTGATGGTAATCAAAATGGAGCTCTTGGTGTTGATGACCTTATGAGAATAATGTCATGGATGCATATGAGAGGTTACAATATAGATACCATTCTTATTAACCCTTTTGCATGGGCAATGTGGGCAAGAGATACTGAAATTAGAGAAGTTGTTATGGGTGGAGGTATATCTCATATTCCACAGGGAAACGCCGCACCAGGCTGGGATATGCCTTGGGGTGGATTAGGCCAACCTTATGATAGGTTTGGTGGTAATGGTCCTGCTAGTCTTCCCGCAGGGGGCGCTGGCGACCATAATACTTTAGATCCAATCTATGGTAAACTTGGGATAGCACCTTATGCTTTTCCTAACCTTACTCCGTTTGGGGCTACTTTTATGACACAGCCAAAACATCTTGATAGACCTATCAAGATATTGGTTACACCTATGGTTCCATACTACAAGATATCTAGTGGTGGGAAAACTGGGAAATATGCAACCAATATTATTTTTGCAGAATCTGCAAGATGCGGCTTGATATTACAGAAAGAAAACCCAACCATGGAACAATGGAACGATATCGAGAAAGAGATAGATTATACCAAGATTAGAGAAAGGTATGGTATGGCTTTACAAGAACAAGGGCGAGCAGTATGCGTAGCCCGAAATATTGTAGTTGACAGAACTTACACTTTTGATAATGTTAATAGTGTATCTTTAAATCCACTTACCTACGAAACTGATTTAATATAGAATAGGATAACATAGGTAACTAAAAAGCCAGGGATAGTCCCCTGGCTTTTTTTGTGTTATTATCAAATTGTATTATATATATCAATATGATAGAATATAATCACAAATAAAACAGGAAGGAAAAAACTATGGAAGATACTACTCAAATTGGTGGAGATAGTAATTTTGATACACCCGAAGGGAAAGTAACACTGACAATAGAGGATATTCCTACTTTGTCTATAAAATTAGCAGAGGGGAAAGCATATTGGAGGTTAGAAAGCGGGGCGGTTGAGCTTAATTCATTTACAGGAAAAGTTTCGGCACGATTAGATGGTTCTTTAAGTGAATATGACCGAATGGCCGTTATGTTCGGATTAAATTCTGGCAATATTATTATAGCTAATGAAGTTAAAGACGAAGAACCATCTACTATGGATATATCTAATTTATTATCCTCGGTTCATATCAATGCACGTATACTACTTGATGAAAAACACAAAGATAAATTTGTAAAAACACTATCTACAATAAGAAATGAAAAATTGCTTACGACCTGTGCTGAAGTAGAGATAGCGGAAGGAAAAAGAAAAGCATTTATAAAAGCAATAGATAGCAGACTTAAAGAGTTAGAATAATTGAAAAGATATAACCCTTAATGTAGGTCAGGATTGGTAACATAAAAGAACAATTAACAAAATTGGAAAGCGCTAAATGGAATGTAAAGTATGCAATACCGAAATGATTATCGATGAATGGGGAGGTTGGGTATGGGTTTGTTACATTTGCGGCTATGTCAGAGGAAAAGCAACTTCAAGAGAAATTGAAAAATACGAGGAAGAATTATGGGGAGGAGGTGTTTAAATGGATATACTTAATGAAATGACAAAAGATGAAATTATTATGTGGGTTCGTTCACAAGCTTCCTACATATTTCATCCACCGAAAAAAAGTGATGTTTTGTGGATGCGCTACCAAAAGAAAGAAAAAGAGGTTTCTGACAATCGCAAGGAACATATAGAGCGTGGGAAGTCGTTGAATATGGTAGAGCGAGACAAACTCGCAAAACAATTTAATACTACAAATGATGCGAATAAACGATTAGAGATTCTGACAAAAATGGTGCCTTATGAGAAGAAGTGGCAATCATATTTAGACGAAGGTAAAGACATAATGAGGGCAGAAAAAAAGGTTGATAAATTATATGCTCAAATTGAAATTGAGAGGACTAAAGAGAATGAAACGGCTGCGTAGGTGTAGGCATTGCCAACACGAAATGTTTGTTGACGATTATTATAAATCGTATTTTTGTGATAATTGCGGATGCGAATATGGCGTAATTGCAGAATGGGACGATAAGTATAATATACAATATCGATGTTCTACTTCAAATCATACTCAGTTTACTGGGGAAGTTTAAAATGATAACAGCTAAAAAATTAAGCGAAGTAGAAGAGAAATGGGGCATTGATATTGTTATTAATTTTACTGAACCGCTTCGTAATATTAATGTTACAAAGACCTTTAGTTTTGTTAACCAAAACCAAATTGATTCAGAATATGAAACCAGAATAGCAAAAGCAATTACGAATATAGAATACAGAATATTAGAAAATGAGCTACTTAATGATACTTAAATGTTAGATTAGGTTGAATAATATTTTGAAAAAACTATATGTATGAGTAAAATATAGTACAAAGATATCAAAAATACAGAATTAATAATAGGCAAAAATGATTACAATAATTAAACTGAACAAAATATGTCATGAGGGGAGTAAATAATTGGCTAATCGTTTTGTAGATATAGGAACTGGTTCTAATTCAGATACAGGAGAAAACTTTGATTTGGCCTGGGCAACTACGGAATATGCTTGGGAATCCGGCGCTTTATCCCCTGGCGATTTTGTATTTACAAGGCCTAATCATTTAGAAATTCCAACTGATCATATTGCTCCGGTATATGATGGATTAGCTAATCAGTTCATAACAGTGTTAGCTTGGCCAAAACCGGCTTTTTCCATTACTTCAGCGACATGGACAAATGGAAGCACAACAGTTGATCTTGTATTGCCTGCAACGCTTACAAGAAATGGACATGCTGGTAGAATGATACTGGCCCCAAATGGTTTTATTTATTTCATTACTTATATAGTCGATTCAAATACATTTTTAATTGATAGAGCATATTCAGGAAGCACTGTAAGTGGAGTATCCGGAGCAGCAACAATAGCAGCGGATCCATATTATAACATGGCACAAGCAATTGACGACTCATCGACTACGATTAAAAAAGCTGATTGGAATGCAAATAATCCTGCAAGGCCTGTCATTAGTTTTAATAATGCGGCCTATCGATTGTCTTTTGCTATGGATCAGTATCAGAGGTTGCAAGGATTTGAGATTAAAGATTCAATCGACGTTACCGGAATACTTCAAATGTTCACAGACGCCCAGGTTATTGTGAAAGGTTGTTTGATAAAGCAATCATCAAGTAATACCTGTTTGGTAAATATTTCAAGGACATCTTCTATAATTGATGAATGTATTATTGAAGGAAGCGGTGCTGGAGCTAGCCAGGTTGGTATTACAGCAGGCCGGGGCGCGGCTGGTGGGGGTAATATATTAGTTAGAAATTCAGCTATTTATAATTGTGGTAGTTATGGGATCCAGACTTTCCGTCCTTTATACCTAGATAATATGAATATTGGAATTGAACAACCTAATGGGGATGAAGATATTAGTAATGCATCGCTTATGTTTGGAAAGGATGTGCGTTGTGGAGGAACAAATGGCGGACCTACTATATACTCATTATATGGAGGTAATTTAGCTTATTTTGAAAACTATCAAAAGATATTAGGAGCTCACAGAACTCTTTTTCTTGGAGGGTATTATCAAAACGTACAGGTTAGTGGTGAAACACCTAACAAAAAACTATCAGATGAGATTATAAAAATAGTCCCAAATATTTCAGGGTTTGATTATATTCCGGAAATGGCTGTCTATGTATTTGAGGATGAATTGAATGGTGTACCTGCAGGTACATATGATTTTGGATATTGGATTTATAATGATTCAGGAGTGACTTTAAATGTCGGTGACCCGATGTTAAATATTTGGCTTGAAGTTGAGTTTTTAGGAGAAGCTGACGGCGCAAACAACTTTGTTACAACTAAAAAATATTCTACCCTGCAGGATATTGACGATGCGGCGGATGCAGATGACTGGGATAAGCTTATAGTAAGTAGTTGTACAATACCAACAGCAAGCAAGATTGTAGCAAAAATATATTTCAGTAAATACCTAGCAGCAACACATGTTTTTGTTGATACCAAAGAAACTGAAAACTAATGCGAAAGCAATTAGGGAGGAATAAGTATGAATCCAAAAGAAAAAGGAAAATTCCAAGCAAAATGGAAAATAGAAAAGTACAAAAACGAACAGGATAAGAAAGATGGCAAACCTTATGAAGTGGTTTGCTGGCCTTTAAACTTACTTTTGAATGAAGGAATAAACGAAATATGGACAATCCTATGTAGTGCAGGTGGGACAAAATTTGATAATACCAATGCTTATCTTGGAGTAGGTGATTCAAATACGGCGGCTGCTGCAACACAAACCGCATTGCAAGCAGCGGTTAACAAACTTTATAAAGGTATGGAGTCGGGATTTCCAACCTATGGTACTGATCAAAAAGCTGTTTGGAAATCTTCTTTTGCAAGCGCTGAAGCTAATTTTGCATGGGAAGAGTTTACCGTTGCAAATGGTAATTCAGATGCTAGTATCAATTTAAACAGAAAAGTAGAATCTAAAGGGACTAAGCTGTCAGGGACTGTTTGGGATTTAACCCTTGAAATCACTCTTGCATAAATATGTTAGAACAAAAAGGTTTGTCAGTAAATATTTAGCATCAACTAATATTTTTATTGATATACGGGAGACTGATAATTAATGGCAATTGTTTGGAGTTATGGGAGAGCAAGAAGAACAGGACCATTTTGGAGAAATGGGCAAGCCAAGTTTTTACGGGAATATGGTAATGAACAAATAAACATAACCGATTCCGGAATAGGAACTGATATCATTTCTCTGCTAAACAACTTGAGTATAGTTGATTCCGGAACCGGAACTGATGTTGTCTCTCTGATAAATAACATGAACATAGCTGATTCCGGAATTGGAACCGATATCGTTTCTCTTCTAAACAATCTGAACATAGCTGATTCTGGGATAGGAACTGATATTATTTCTATACAAACCCCTCATTCAACAGTAAATCTTGGTAGATTATTTAATAGAGGAATAAACAGAGGATATATGAGAGGAATAATACATTGAACAAGTTTAGAATAACAATATCAGCAAGGAATGAAACATATTTAAAACCTATGTAAAGGAGGAGGTACATTTCTTTACGGAGCTAACGAAGTAATATTTTATAGTTGCCGTGGGTTTCTGTGCCTAATATTTATGGCAGAATTAAGAGCATATGGAATTGAAGATATAATATACTTTCCCTTAATAGACTTCGGCGATACCGATTTTGAAAAAACACCAGTCTCTTTTGAACTTGGAGATAGCCAAATATCTATAGATGGAATAGCTTTTGAAAACACTGCTAATTTGCCATCATATGTAGGAAATGGGATGTATGGTGTTATTCTAACAGCAAGCGAACATTCATGTAAAAAGATTATATTAACTATAATTGATCAATCTGGTACTCCATTATGGGAAGATCAAGCAGTTTATATAGAAACTGTTGGGCATCTCCTATCTCAACATCCGGGAATCGGGCCAGGTACAGGTACAAGATTTGATTCAATTACACTTAACTTAGCAAATATGTATACATTGATACAATTTTTAGTAGATATGGAAGAAGGGGATTGGGAACTTAAAGAACCTAATCAGCTTGTATACTATCTAAAAGGATCTGCAACAATTATAGCACAATGGAATTGTTTTGATATCAATGGGGATCCATCAATAACCAATATAGCAAAGATAGTAAGAATATAATATTTTATATTAGTATACATTTAATACCGGTTATGATAAATGAAACGAAATTTTGCAGTAGCAGTAGGGTACTCTCATTCCAACCAATTTATGGCAAAGGGATTAAATGGAAGCGCCCAAGGTGAGCCAGATATGATACATATATTAAATAATATTCCGCATAATAATAGTTCAGGGCACTATCTTGATGATCCTATACTTTTTACCCTTGATCAAAATATAGAGTTATCATATTTAACCGATGATTATATAACAATATGGAAAACAAACCAAGACCAAAGCGAATTTTACTCTCAAATATCTATTAATATTGAGTCAGGAGATTCTCAAAATATAATAAAAATAACACCTGATCCAATTCTATCCAGTGAAGAATATTATATTGTAGTATTAACTGGTGGTGAAAATGGTATAAAATCCATTGGCGGTGACATTCTTGATGGAAATTTTGTACTATTTTTTAAATCCGGTGTAACTGTTCGCCCTACAACTGATACTGAAGAACCTATAGAAGGCGTTGATCTTTTTCTAGATGGGAAAAAAGAAGAGATCTTTACCCTATCTTCTGATGCCTTTTCAGCGGATAGTGCAAATGCTAGGATATCATTAGTTAATACTATTCCTGAAGACTATAGTATAGGAGTAAAAAATATAGATAAAGTTATATATATCTATAACGATGATGTATATGATAATGTTCCGGATAATATATTAGTTGGGAAATATTCTGAACTCCCAGTTGATCCTGATCCATTTGGGGATAGAGCCATACAATCTAGTGGGGTTATAGTATCCGATCATTCCGTGGCATTTTTAGTATCAGGAATAGTGGATATTCCAAACCGAGAATATATATTTAAACTTCCTGCTAATAAAATAAGAGGGATAAATAGAGAGGAATACGATAATGTAGATAGATATATACGGTTTATGAGTGAATTAACTCCCGTATATGCAACTCCCGATCAGATACTAATTAGGTTAAAAGGGTTTAATCCCGATATGACAATAAGAATATCGGAATATGATGTTTATAAACTTATTCATGAAAAATCAATATATGTTTCTACAGAGATAGGAATAACAGTGGATTCCATTAATTTAGCTATGATAAACCGATTAGTAGTATGTCTTGTATTAAGAGAGCTTATTGTAACTGGAATGCTACTATCAGGCGGCAATATAAAATCAAGAATGTTGCTAATGAATGAAGTAGTCTACGAGAATTTTGATATTAAAGATATACTCATGGAACTAGATAATTGTATAAAAGAGAATACACCAGAAGGTAGTTCTTTGTCAACAGTTAAAATTGGAATAAAATCCGGTAAGTGGATGAACCGGCAAGGTAAGAACTACAATATATATAGGTAATATAATATGCCAACATGGATAGACATGAGAGATGAGGCTGATGCACTCATCAATGGAGATGCCCGCACTGTACCACAAGGATATTGGATTGTACTTCGTATGATGAGAGTTGGACAATATTCTGAATATTGGAATTCCGACAGGCACGAGGCTGTGGGTGGAACTAAGTGGTTATTTGATGATTATATAATCCGGACTATTTCAAATCCTGGCAAAGCGTATGGAGCTATGCCTAAATTAACAGAAGGATCTAAAACAATAATAACATCCGGAGTAGACGATGTCAATAGTAAAATCTTTGCAATAGAGTGGAATACCGAATTTACTCGGTTAGCTTCCAATGAAGATATAATATATGAAATACATGAATATGCATCAATAGAACCCCCCGAGCCTCCCTTACATGTAGATGATAGATATAATATATTACATTCTATAAAATCACATGGCGACTATGGGCGTACTGAAATGATGTATATTCTAGCAGAAAGAATGCATGGAGAAAGCTAATTGATAATTAACTTACCATACAGTCCTAATTTTGATTATACAGAGTGGGCACAATATCGGCAAAATATATATGGCGATTTTGCTAAGTGGATATGGAGAATTCCCGATAATCCAGACTATCAAAGATTACCAGGTAATACAAATATCTTTGATTTACTAATCTATGTCGGGAAAGTTTTTGATGAATACCTATTACAGATAGCATATACCGGTGAAAACATACTGTATTCCCCTGCTTATCCCGATATAATATATACCAGTGAAGGATATACTTCACCAAATAATGAGGCAGATATTTCTAATGATAGTCCTCATATTAAAATACCATACAATGTATCCTACTCGATCACAAAACGCTCTCCAGCTTCGGTAGATGCACCATTTGGAAGAAAGAAGAACTGGAAGTTTAGACAGTGTGGAGAATTTGAAGACGAAGAAGGGCAAGTATGGCTACTAAGAACCAGATGGTGGGAAAATCTTGTAGAGTTTGTATCAATAGCAAGATCAGGATATGAAGTAGAATTATTGTGTTTACTATTTGAACACTTTATGGATATCAACGAAGGAAAGATGTTAGAAGCCGGTGTTGATAAGATGGTACCATTTGGTAGAATGAAGGAACCATCAATAAAAATAGAAAACAGTGGTGTCCACCATCGGACCACTTTATTCTGGTTTAGGACTCAAGAGTTCCAATTCGTTGGACCAGTTACTACCATATCTGGTATACAACTAGACGTTCACAGTAATGAGAGTAATGGCGATGAAGATGAAAATTATTCACTATAGACAATAAGGGGGTATGACAATATGAGTTTAGAAGAATTTAATGGAGTAAGATCAGAAATAAATGATGCAGGAACTCCACCTGCGGCCATAACTATATCCAGAAATGGTACTTTTATATTTGGAACAGCCAGTGCTGGGCCAATGAATGTTCCTATCAGACCAACTCCGGAAAATGTTAGAAGGTTGTTTGGTGAAGTGCCAACAGATGCATCTTTTGATACATCAGTAGTCAGAGGATATTATGAATATGTAAATTCATCCAAAAATAAAGCTGATGTTGCTTTGGTTAGAGTTGGTAATGTAGACAGAGCAAAAATTGAGTTGTACGAAAATACTGTACATTTATCTGGCGATCTTAGTTATTCTCTAATAGATGGGCATCCAGCAGAATCAATGTGGATAGAAGCTATTCCTGATGGAGCGCTATATAATAAAACAAAGGTCACTGTAACTGAAGATACTAGCAATGAACCTACCTATTTTAAAATTGAACTACCGGATGGAACATCTAAAGGCTGGAATCTTTCATTAAATCCATCCGCGCCAGGTGTTATAACTGGAGTAGCCGATTTAGTTAATCTAATAAATAACGAGAGTGAATTTGAAAACAAAATCATGGCTGGCTATACCCCAATCCTGAAAGAGATAGACCTTACTATAATAGAAACTAGTGGGGTAATAGAAATATCATATGATCTTGGACCAACTATAGCCACTGCTAATGAATCTTGGGGTAATAAATTACAAGGAATACAGAGTGCATATCAAGCAAAAGATGTAGAATATATGGCAGAAGCTGGCGATCTTATATCTATCCTTGATACAATACCGGAAAAATCACTAACTGGTCCCGGTACTATGGATGATTTTATCAGAGTATCAAATATGGAATCAGTATTAACTGTAACCCCAACTTATGCAAACCAAAGTAATTTGGAACGTGACTTGTATTGCAATTCGGTAACTGGATGGGATAATTCTTATTTAATTTCCGGAAGTGTAACCCATGATTGGGCATTTAAGTTATATGTAAAAAGAAATGGCGCATCTGTTTATACTGAGTTAGAAGAAACTACTCATTATACTCTTAATACTACCACTGCTAAATTAACAATAGTAGAAACTACAAATCTCGGCGATGTTTATTATGTATCTTATAGGTACCAGATAAGTTATGCAGAAGCTAAATTAAAATCTGATTTGGTAGATGGCGATGACCGTATGTATTTTATTTCAGGTAATAACATTATATTTGGTGCAGAACAACCAACTGATACTTATATATACTATAATGCAAATGTATATTTTGAGAGTGCCGATATTGAAATTAGTGACTACAATACTGCTACAATAGAGTTTATTAACGGATCTAACTTACCGGATCCTACTTTAACAGTTACTTTGGAATTACTTGTCGAACCAGAATTACCGGCTATAACCAGTCAAGTTTTACCAGGTAGTGTCATACAACCTGGCGCTTTATCAGGTGGTAGTGATGGTAGTACAATGACTAAATCTAAATTTACTGAAGCAGTTAAAGCAGCTTTTGTATCTGTAGATCTTTATCCTAGGAAAAACAATGTAGTCATGGGACTATACTTGGATGATGTAACTGCGGGTTATAATGATGAAACAGGTTTAGCAGAAAATAAACCAGTGAATATGCATGCTGCCATATTGCCATATATAGATAGATCGTCTAATCTTGTTAGTGAATGTGTACTTGAAGTTCCGGTTAGACCATTGGCTGATTTAGACCAATCATCTATCAATACTTGGTTAACCTCTCTAACAGAGAATTCTGATAGTGATCTAAATAGACCGGCTAATTTAATAGATGGTATAAACAATTTTAGAGCAGAAGCTCCCCTTGGAGTATTTATCACTTCAATATCAGAGATTAATAGCGGTAGAAAGTACTTTATGAATCCTGCTACTTTATATGCTGCATATAAACAGGATATGCCATATAATGAATCAGCTACTCATGGCTTTATACCAGGAAATGTACAGGATCTTGGGGTAAAAATATTTAATGGGGAAACAATAGGTAAACTAAATGCTAAACGATATACTTCGGCTATAGTAGATTATGGTGAACGTGCAATATGGGCAGATGGCCCTACATTAGCCATAGCTGGAAGGTCTCAATTTGACAGGCAATTTGTAAGAGATACTACATATTTAGCAGTTGGTATAGCAAGAGAAGTAGCCGAAAAGTATATAGGTAAACCTAGACTTCCTATGTATTTGATAGCAATGAAAAAGGATATTTCAAAAGCGCTTGGTATGTTGGTACCAGATGCATTATCTGATTTCTTTGTTAGTCTTATCCCTGTAGAAGATGGATATATAACAGGGAATACCAAAATAGGACTATTTTTAGTAACTGCTAAAGAAATACGGAAAGTTACTATAGAAACTTCAATTAGTTTAATATAGAATATAGGGGGATAATATGGGAGCTGAAGCAAGTGGAACCGGAATATCAAAGAGTTTTGTAAAAACATATTCCACTTTTAGTGGAGTAGATATAACCGCATTATTTGATGACATGACTCTTATGACTGTGCAAGGAATAGCGGTTTCAATAACCAGAGAAAAAGTGCCGGTATATGTATTTGGCAGGTCTAGACCAGTATCAATATCCAGAGGTAAAAGAGGTATAGCTGGTACTCTTCAATTTGTGTTATTTGATAGAGATGCACTTTATGCACTAACTGATGATCCTGATCATTGGTACTATGCACATGCAGATGAAGTAGATTGGTTAACAAATCAAGTTAATTATGCGGATTATCATGCCGAAGTAAATGGTGCAAATCCCGCAGTTGCGGCTTCGGTTAGGAGCAGACCGGATTATATGGACCAAGTATGGCCGTTTGATGTAACACTCATAGCCCAAAATGAATATGGGCATGGTGCTTGGAGTGCTATAATAGGGCTTGAAATTATAAATGAAGGTGGAGGTATATCTATGGATGACCTTACCAATGAGGAACAAGCAACTTATATAGCCATACACCGAACACCGTGGTCACCATTAGAGGACGCATGGTCGGGAGAAGAACAGGCAATGTCTTATGAGGCAGCTTCCGCGGTACTTACACCCGAAGGAACAATTGGGATTGGGACCCCACCTCAAGGCGGTTAATAAGTAAATATATTTTTAATATATATATTGTAAAAAATAATGTTTCCCTCCTTCCTTTTCCGCTAGACATTATAGTCTAGTAACTAAAGGGGACCTTCGGGTCCCCTTTTTTTGTTTACGTTTTTGTGATATAATTAATCAAAACTACTTTGAGAGGATAATATGGGTACTGGTTCAAAAGCACTGGATAGTGTATACAACGGGAATATCGGGGGTACAATATATGACCCAAAATATGGAGACCTTCTCAACTATCCTGAAAGTTTAGTAATTGGAGATCAATTATTTCCTATGCTATTTATATATTATTATGATGAGAAATCCGGGCGCAAAGTGGATCGTGAAAAATTAAAGGAAGGATTGATTCAGTTAACAAAAGATATTATAGAGTATAAAGGAGGGAAAGATACAAAATACAGTGAAAAACAGCGTAATGATTATATGGCTGATTTTCTAAAATATTCATCTAAATGGAGAAGAGCATTTGAGGATGGGGTTAATAAAAACCCTACATTTTTATGGCAGTTGGCTAATACTGTAGTAAACCTTATGAATAGATATAAAACCAGGATACCAAGTTCAAAGGGAGAATACTACCAAAAGGGGACTGGGAAAAATAAGAAGTTTAGTTATTTTCCAATGATAGAAGCTAATAGTCCAGATGCGCTATATGATACTATGGAAACCCTTAAGATATTATATGAAAACGACATAATAGGATATGATCATAAAATAGGGATAAGGCCAATAAATTTATTCACTGGCGATTTCGCCAAAGATATGAGATATGTTATAGATGGTATGGAAACTGCCAGAATGCTTGGTCTTCCGGGACAAGGTCTATTTACAGTAAATAATATGCCGAAAACATCATGGATGTATCATACTTTTTCTGGGGTTGATATAAAAGCTACCGCCTCTTTAAATACTACTGTATCTGAACTAAGTGGACTAACCAGTTTATCATGGTCACTACATAAAGGAAAAACTACACAGCGGCCACTTGGAAAAACTAGTCCTGCCGGAAGGGCCAGTGGATCTAGAACCATAGCTGGTACTATGATATTTGCACTATCTGATCACCATCCTTTACTAGATATTATACCAAGTGATTACCCTGTAACAAATAAACTATCTATACTAAATGATCCTAGAGCATGGCGCCCAATGATGTTAGCTGACCAAATACCACCATTCGATATAAATTTAATACTAACAAATGAATATGGATTTGCATCAATAGTTACCTTGTATGGAGTAGAAGTGATGGATGAAAGCTGTGTATATGGAGTGGATAATCTTATTAATGAATTAGTTATCCAATATGTTGCAGTTACTATGGATCCCATAGTTCAAGTAGAATTGGATGAAAATGGTTTCATTGATCCGTATGGATTGCTACAAGGCGGGTATTCTAAATTCTTCGAACATAGAGAAATGGTAGCCCAAGGCATTGCTTACTCTGACCTTGAAGAGAAATACGAAGAATATTATGATACTGTGTTCGATGTTCTGAATCGGCAAAGAAATTAATTAGGATAACTTCTTTAGTTACCAATATGGCTTTTTTGTATCTGATGCATGTGATAGTTGTACTTTCTTCTCAAGTTTTAAATCATCTGGGTCAAGATAAAATACTGGGCCGCGGAACCCACATGCGCACCATATACCATATGTATCTTTGTAGCCCTCTGGTCCATGTAATTCATGTCCGCACTCTTTTTCAAGATACGAATATGGGCAGTTATACAAAGAGTAATCTGCCTGATTTTTCATTGATACTACTCCTTATTTGTATGAATTGTCTGATCCAATTTTGGTGGTAAGTTTTCAGGACCTTTTCCGCCATCGGGAATATTTACATGTTCAAAATTGGGAGACTCCATTAATGGTTCTTTGCTCAAAACTATTAATCGGCTAACATCCAACCAAATACCATTGGTTATTTCTCCTTCTTTACCAAGTGCTATTGATCTTACCACAGCCTGAATACATCCATATAAATCAAAAGATACGGAGGTTACTACTCCTTTAAAATCAGAAACTTTATCTTTTACTTCATGCCCTAATAATTCTAAATGCTTTTCGACACTCATAAATTTACTCCTTATTTATATTGTTTTATCTAATTTGCAAGTAAAAAATAATCTGCTTATTTTTTCATTACCCCTCCTTTTTTTGTCTTTTTACTTCCTTCTTTGCACTATGAATACGAACAGTTGCTCGTATCAATAATGTTAAAGGTAACAACGCAAGACATACTAAAATAGTGATGCCAACTCTCAAACTTGTGACGAAATGACACATCACCTCATACAATGTTGCAAATAACTCTTTAACAAACTTACCAGTATCAAGCCGCAAAAACTCAATAATATTCATTTTGGCGACATTAGACTCGCAATTTCTAATTTTGCCATTATCTCTAATAAACTCTTTCTTCATTTGTAATCCCTGATACTCCTTTATATAATTTATCTAATTCAGAAGGATAAGTATAGTCTGCCGAATTTTCGCATTTCTTTTTAAGTACTGTAGTTTTTATTCCGGGAACTATTATTCTTTCCAGATAATTAGTAGGTATTAATTTTTTCAGTAAATTCATACGCTGTAAACCACTAGCATAAGTGGCATGCTTAATATCTTTTTCAGTACGGGGTAATGCCATATCCGATAATATAGCGTGTTCACTACCGAATGGGTAAATAGCGATACTTAGATCCGGGATCTCTACCATATTACCTGGATCTTTTTGATGTCTTTCTCTTCTATGATAGAATTTGAAAGGAATATAGTCAGGTACTCCGGTCATATATCTAAACATGCCTGGAAAGGCATACGAATATATTTCACTCCCTTTCATACCGTCATGTGTTATTCTTGCATCTAATCTTCTCACATCAATTGATTTTCCAGCAGGGCTAATCATTTGTTGTGTAGTATCATACCATGTACCTATTTCTCTATATAGTTTATGCGTTACCCTATTGATTTCCTCTATTTTAGTCGTTACATAAGTTTGAGCATAATTATAGAACTGCATAGTAGATTTTACAAATGACAATGGGTACGCCATAAGGTCATAATATATCATATTATATCTAAGTGTACTATAAGGCGGAATATTATCGGCCATATTTTCACTAATCTCTGTATTAACAGATGAACTTATTAAATACTTTGTAAATATACGATTATTATACCAAGTATTATCATTGGAAGAATCATCATTGGAAGAATTAACTGTTTCTACATTCTCTGTTGGTTTTAGTCCTTTTAACATATCTTTCATTGGTAACTGTTTATTTTTCACAAAGTTGCGCAATGAATAATTTTGTATAGAACTAGGTAACACCCTAAAATAATTATGACTTACCGTACCATCTATAGTCTTAGCTAATTGACTAGGCCGTTCATGGTAGGTCATACGCGCCTTGATTCTTGTTGGTTTAAATATAGTCTTATCCTTACTTGTTATATACCCAAACCTATTTGTATGAGGATGATTTTCCAGATTTAGATTGTTATAATATACTTTAAATAAGTTAGGATTCCCTGCAAACATAGGCAATTTCTTTCTAAGAAATCTCATTAGTTTCTTATCGTTATCAAACAACTTGACAATTGTTTTACGCTTACTCGTCCGTTCTTTTTCTTTCATTTTATGTATAACATTAATAAATTCTATACCATGAACAAACTTAGTTTTTTTACTTTTCCTTATATGGTTAGCCCTTAGTATAGAAAGCTCAGGGTATCTTTTTTTATCCTTGTTATACGCAGTTCTAATTTTATCAAACAGTTTCTTATTATTACCTTTTACAAACTGTTTTCCCTCAATATATTCCCATCTATTTCTTACAGTATCTACCTTTGGTTGTGAATTATCATAACTATAATTTGCGGCTATATAATCCTTATGTAACCCTTCTCTATCAGGCTTATTGGTAGTTATTGTAATATCTCTTGCAGGATGCATATTATCCTGTCCTAATTTTTTATACGTTAGTTTAGACGTATATCTATATCTTTTATCCCTTGTTCTAATCCAATTCCCGTTCTCTTTGATATAGAAATAATCCATATCCTTGAGCTGATCCACATAATCATGATCGATAGTAGGTATAGTTTTAGCACTTGAGTCTATCATTGCTCCTGTAACATTAACCTTCATTAATTTATGACCTGCAAGTTTTTCAAAATATTCATGGCCATATTTACGCCAAGTTCTTGTGGATACTATCATAAATGGTCCATTGAGAGCAGCATCCCATACTTTTTTTACACTCCCATATTCCTTAACTACTTCTGAGTAATTTTTATGGGTTGTTGCATCAGCATATCCGCCATATATTAAACCACCAGTGTTCATTACCTCTATCTTCCTAACTTTAGTTTTATAAATTTTAGTAATAGGTAACCTAGTAGCGCCTGTTTTTCTACCACGCCTCATTGAATACCCATTTCGTTGTCTACATTCTTTTCTTAAATTACGCCCGAATTTTATTACTTCTTTAAACCACCTATTGTATCCCATTATTACAAAATCTGTACGAATTCTGGTTCCATTGTAATTTAACATTTTACCAGGTTTGTCTCTCCCTTCGAAATATGGAAACATAGTTTTTAAACCCGCGTCTAGTCTATGTCTATATTCTCCACTACCTGAAGAACCTGCCCATAGAGCTATACTAACATAATTCTTGTTAAAATATCTTTTGTAATCCTCTTTCTTAACTGATGGGCATCTTATTGGAGTTGCAAGAGACATCTCAGGATACATATCTCTAAACGCTTCTGCGAGGTTATACATTCTACCCCACCATCTCAAAGATTTTAGCGAGCCTGTCCCTGCCATATATTTATCATAAGCTTTTAAATAACTATCTATAGGAATATATTTTAAATACAATCCCTCCCAGTAGTCATATATGTTCATATGAGCTATAGCTTTCTGATAGTCCTTTTTTGCCTTTTCAAATTGGCCAACTGGATATTTTTTAAAGTTGGCATACTTCTTAATATTACACATTTTAGTATCCCATCTTTTATTATTGAGCTTACCTTTATAATTATAATCCCCTATATGTCCAGCTATGTACTCAGTTTCATACTCTTTAATCTTTTTGTACATACCAGCAATACTATAACTTGGAGTTTGTCTATATTTAAAACCGCTTTTATACCATTTAGGTGCAGGATGGCATAATTTAGTAAGTCTGAGTTTTGCCATGTACATTCTGGTAAATATATATACCCTAATTTTACGAAGCAGCTCACTGTTAGGATCATTTATTAACGGACCATAAGTTAGTTTCGCCTTATTATGAAATGTTTGCCGTCTTGTTGGTCCTTTTGATGACCCTTTCATTATTTGTTTATGTTGGCGATAATCCCACTCATGTTTAGACATTCTATCTTCTATAAAATTGTCATCATGCCCATAGAGTAATCTGTCATGAAATGCCCAGTCGCTTGAACTTTTTCTATATCTTTTAAAATCATAGACATACAAAAACGGGCCATTCTTATTAGTAGTTAAAATTTTATCAAACGGTTTCTCATCTCTAAAATCATACATAATATCATCATCGATCATACTGCAATATTCTATATTATTCTTTCTTTTCTTCCCGGCCCATACCCTATATTTCATAGGATAGTCCTCGGGATGAAATAGAGAATAATCCTTAGGAGCTACATATTTTGTACTACCTACTGTAGTATGTAACCATTTATTAGGTGCTATATCATCAAAAAAACCAAACTTTGGATTTTTATGATAACGATACTTAAAGGTTTTATACTCATTTTCTTTTGTACGAAAATTAAATTTCCTTGGGTATACAACATTTTCTTTATTGTAAAGTAATTTACCCGCTATTTTCTTATCAGTAATACATATACTATCTATAGTATTAGATATATCAAATCTATGTATTTTACTAAATTTAATTGCATTATTAGCGACGAAATATCCTGGGTAATAGGGTGTACAAGGACCAGCCCCACTAAAGAAAGGATCAGTTTTCAACATTCTCGCTTTTTTCCAATCTAGTCTATGTCTATTAACCCTAAAATGATATTCCATTTTTTCACTAAATGTTTTTTGATACTGTTTATTATCTACATCTAAAGGGATAACCTTGTACTCCCAACCAAAACCATATTTGGCATATCCGGCATATCCAATTTCAGATAATACAACAGAAAGGCCTATCAATAATACAACTTTAAATAGAGTTTTCATAATATTCTCCTTGATCTTTTAATTAGTTAAATATTATTATTATATTTTAACTGTGTTTTCCAGATAATAAAAGAATAAGTTTTGAATATCAGCGGAAATAGTACAATAATGGTTAGATAGATCAAGTGGTAGGTAACAATAACTTGTTAACAATGTGAAAATAAATAATCCCACTCCGAACGCATAGCGTGAGGTTCTGGGTATATATTAATTCCTAAGCAACTTAGGATTATTATCTTATTGTTAAGATGATAACTATCTACTAATCCCAGCTTACTTCATTTATCTGACAAGTATCTGACGAGCATAGCGAGTCGTGAGAAAATATAGCTTCCAAGTATCTTGGAAATATTATCTTATCATCTACTATCGGGAGGATATTGTAATTTTAGAATAGCGATAACTGTTTAGATTTGCTAAAACCGGCCCTCGGTTTTAATAAATATATCTCAAGCAACTTGAGAATAATCTCTTATCGCTCATTTGTTTATTAATAAAATCTTCCAGTTCATTCCTAACACAAGCGCATGGAAATTTTTTAGCAATTGAATATAACTATTTGGATAATTGTGTCACCTGGAGCATAGGAGCATCCCCGTTTACCTTTCCTGTATTAATCCAGGTTTTTCCATCCCCAGTCGTACTCCAACTATCACTACCCAATCCCATCCATCACTTCTCTCAAGCTGCGATCAGGTTAACAGCGATAGCGCTGCATCTGCTGGTTCTTTCATTTTCCATAGGAAAATAAATAATATCTTACAGGTATCCTGTAATTAATATCTTATATTCATGTATTACTCAGTTAAGTATTCATTGTGTTTTTTTACAAGGCCGGTGCCCCTGCAAAGTTTACAAACAATCTGGGTATTTTCTTTTGTTAAAATATACCCAGTTCCTTTACATTTAGAGCATTCGGTCATAATATCATTATATCTTTCCACAATTGTCCTCGCTTCCTTTAGTTTACTTATAGTTAAGAGAATAACCTTATCTACCGGCGATATAGGCAAACCTATTTGGGATAGTAAATAACGGCACTCTAATCCTATGTATTGTATAATACTATTATTATATAGCTGATAGTAAATTTTGGCAATATCTATTACTGTTCTTTTAAGATCAATATTGTTGTCAATATCATCATTCTCTAAAGTTGATATAATATCTAACATATCACTTTTTATTGTATTATTATACCCCATAATATCTTTAGACTCACACTCAGATAATACATGCACTGCAGCTTTGTGAATAATATTAGAACTTGGAGTATTTTCTTTATTCTTATTTTTTAGTTCCCATGCTGTAACGCACCATATTATATTTAAACTAAATACATTTTTCCATTTGATTGACAACTTATTTCTAATAATAGATACAATATATGTTATTAATATAATGCTCAAAATATAAAATACAAAGTTGAGTATTAACAAACTGTTAATGTATTGCATATTATTCTCCCTGTTTCTTAATATTTTGTCGCTCGTTGAGTGTTAATATTCTCCCATATTCTATAATTTCATCAACCATCCAATCATATCCTGAAAACCCTGTGCTCTTCTTTCTTCTTTTGGCCGCTTCATTAGCATAAACACTTTCTACCTCTATATTAGCCCCCCATCCATCACCGAAATTGTAATAGAAATTATGTCCTGATAATTGCTCTTCCTTTTCTTTAGATACTCTTCTGGTTATGTAATGTAAATCACTTTCTCCTGTCCATTTTCCATTCCAGCTTCCAATATTCGGCATAGTTAATCTAAAAGATAGCATAGTTACTCCTCCGTATTGTTAATAAGTTTTATATAATATATACTACTTGTTTATTACCTTCATATCTCTTGCTTCTTCCACTCAAATGTATCTGATGTTCCAGATCTACTTTCAAAAAAACATAGGGTCTTATTAAAAGTTTCTGATAACTGTAGGATTTGTCCATTGGTGATTTATGGTAAGTCTGTATAATTTTTATTGATGATACTAGCTAAAACTGCCGAGATAGTAGAAACCACTATAGGTAACATAATTATATTTATAATGCCGAAATTGGCAAAATATATTATAGAGAATATAAGACCTACCCAGAATCCTATACACTGAGAGCAAAATAGAAGGGTAGATATATTATGTTCAAGTGGTCCTCCAGTAGGTAATCTTTTCAATATTAACATTTTTGGAGTATCAAAAATAGTAGAGGTTGATAAAAATATAGTAATTGATACTGAATATAAAATAATTTCTATAAAGTCCACTATCTTTTCCCCTTATCTATATGGCGCAATAGTAATTTTTCTACAACCGGTTTAAGTGCGAAGGCAGTCGCCATATAGTTATCTTTAACCGATTCTTTTATATGGGTATATCTTGCATTGCAATATTCAGTATCATCTGAATATAAAACACAATCTATACACACGTTAGGATCCGGGGGATCCGGCATATCTCTTATAACACATAAAGGGCAGCTTTTAGGATTTGCGACAGTATCAATATTTACTCTTTTGGCTTTATCCAAATACGATATTGTCATATATTTTCCAATAAGTAATATCGCATCTACAAGGTCTTGTTTATGAGTATGTACATATGTTTTTGCTATATCCGTAGTAATAGTAGCAATATCTTTTAATATACTACTCATTAAAACTAACCTCCGTTTTTACACTTGTAGTAACAACTTTACAATATCTTACCTTATCTTTGCCATATTGTTCAATAGCCGCTATATATCTTGAAGATATTATTTCAGGGTTCTGAACATTGTCAAGATTTATTACAGTAACTCTTGGGCCTACATCTATTATTATACAATGTATATCCGGCAAGGTAGAAACAGGTTGTGAATTGCTTGGCATGTTAGTTATTCTCCTTTTTCTCTAAACTTTCTATTTTATCAACTATTGAATTATAATCCGATATCACTTTTGAATATCCTATTAATGTAGTATCTTCCATATCAGTTTGTACTGTTATAGCCATAGCTATTTCCTTTCTTATATTATCTGGAGATAATGCAATAGCCAATTCCCGTTCCATCGCATTGTTTAGTGATTTGTCAAGGGCATCATGCATCACACCACTAGGTGCCCTATTAGTAGATTTTATTGCCATGCTGACACTTGCTTTTTTCGATATACTTATATCCCCGATATTCATAGCTATTGTAGTACCACGAATGGCCCATAAACTATCCACCCACATATCATACTTATCTGCCATAATTCCTCCCTATAAAAAATTCTGGTCTTTACTAGATTTGGCTACTTTTTTGAATAGAGTGTCAGGATCTCTAATTCTATCCTGTATATCTTCCAGAAGATCGGGATTAGATATAAGATAATTTACAGTATTGAAACCCCCCTGACCTAGTCTCTCACCATTATATGAATACCATGCCCCCGCTCTATGTATTATTCCTAATTTAGTACCAAGATTCACAATATCAGCGGCAATAGTTTTTGAAGCATCAAAATACATTTGAAAAGTTTCTTCCCCGAATGGAACACCAACCTTATTTTTTATAACCTTAACTTTAGTATCATTGGCATAAATTGTCTCGTTCATAACTTTCTTACCTATTCTACGCATATCTAATCTCATAGATGAATAGAACTTAAGGGCATTCCCGCCTGAACCTGTTTCGTTACTCCCATATGTGATTCCCACAAGTTGGCGAATTTGGTTTATAAATACCAAAGTACACCCTGATTTAGCTAGTGGCGCTGCAAATTGTCTTAAAGATTGGCTCATCAAAAATGCGGCTCTTCCAGGTTGGGTATCTCCTATTTCTTTTTCATGCTCTATTTTTGGCACTAAAGCGGATACCGAGTCAACAACTATAATATCGGTTGTAGGTATAAGCTTACCTACTATATTTAATGCATCTTCAGCAGTAGTAGGATAAAATATATCAAGTTCAGATACTCCACATGCTTCCATATGATATCCCTCTAAAGCAAATTCTAAATCAATATATGCTGCTATACCTCCTTCTCTTTGACATTCAGATATCGTATGTAATACTAGAGTAGTTTTACCACTGGATTCCGGCCCTATTATTTCTACTACTCTACCTTTGGGCATCCCGCCTATTTTAGTAGCTCTATCAACAGATAATATACCAGTAGGGCGCGCATCAACTTTTATATATGAGGATATATCCGGATTAGTTATATCTATCCTAGTAATTGCATCCTTGCCATATACTTTTATAACCTCCAATAATTTTGCTTCATACGAAGCTCTTTTCTCACTTTCGGCAATATTGTTTTCCTCTTTTTCTAATGTAGTAGGTATTATATTTTCCTCAATTGCAGATTCAGGTTGGGCTGAAGAAATCTCGTTTTCAATTGGTTCTTCGCTTTGAATAGTTTCACTTATTTCTGTTCCCATAGCTACTAACTTATCCTCCTCATTATTGTAATATATCTTTTCCAGATGAATGTGATACAAATTGCAAAGTATGATCTAATATGATAGACTAATATAAATAATAAATATTGTCAAGTAATATCATAGTCGGAGATATGCAGTGGCTAATACAAAATCAGCTAGAGAATTACCAAAACCGGATACCTATAATATATATGATAAGGGGTACAAAACTGGCTCACAAATGAGTGTTTTTATAGGTCCTATATGGCTCGAAGAAATCGTATCATTACAGTTAGATACAAGTTCATCAGACCAAGAGATATGGTCATATTCAAACCCCTATTTTGATAGATTAATGATAGGACGATATAGAATAAGAGGATCTATTGGAGTAACATATACCGAGCCTGATTATTTATTGAGGGTAATAACCGAAGCTAGAGATATATCCATTCAGGATAATGAATTATATGATATCATAAACAATAGAAAGAATGTATTTGAAAACACCTTGAAATACAGAATGATCACAGAAAAAGTATTACAAGGGGGATATGAGGAATCTACAGATGCAGCAATAAACCGATATGTAGATCGTATATCTAGAGAAATAGAGCTTATGTCATTAAGTGGGGAGCGGCTGAACCCTAAACATTTTGAATTAACTATAATTACTGGTAATATATATGACGATGAACAAGCTATAGAAATATTTGAGGATGCAAAAATAATAGGCACTGGCAAAATATCAGTAGTAGACGATAATGCAATTTCGGAAATATATAGCTTTGTAGCTAAACGTAAACCCGACAGAAAAAAAGTGACTGAGTTACCTAATAAAATAGGATCACTATCTAAAAGAAACCTTATTACAATGGCAAAAGAAGTAACTGAACAGCTTGCTGATAAATTATTAAGCCCGCCTGAAATGAAAGTAACTGCTCCAGAAATAAGAACTTCGGGTATGTTTAATACTGATAAACTAGCAGTATGTGGATTGTTAAATCCTAGTACTAGAATGTATGGTAAAAAAGCATCATTTTGTGAATTAGTATGGTCATTTGAATATCCTTTATATATACAAACCTCCCCAACCGGAATAGGTAATAATGGTAATATCAAATCAGTAACCGATCTTGCTATACTTGTAAAAACGATTGGGTCAGATGATCCGGGGGAAAGTAATAGCGAAGGTATAAAATTGGTTCCACCTAATGTTGAAGTGGATAATACAAATCAAAGAGGATTTAATAATTCGTTTGGTAGATTAATATCAATAGATAGAGAAAGAACATCTACTTTTACTTCCGCTGTAGCCCCTGTAGTTCCAGAAACTATAAGCAATACCATGGGTGGAACTGTAATATTGCCAAGGAAAAAAAGGAACGATTTTGAAATCGGGGCATTTATTCCCCCACAAATCGTAGATCCTACCGGATTTTCTTATACGGATACTGATCTGGAAGCGTTTACTGCAACCACATTATGGTGTGCACTTATGGGATTTAGATCAACAACTGGAAATAAAACGAATACCGATGGAACAGATACCCATGAACCAGGAGGTAAAGGGCAATATATAACAGAAATTGCACAACCAATCAACACATTTGCATATATTAATAGTGTCAAAGGAGAACTCAAAGGGGATGATTACATTTTAAAAATAGCTACTCCTATCTATATAGATCTGATGAATACTGCAAAATTAGGAGCAGGGTGTAAACCAACCGAAGAAGAAATACCAAGTGGTAAAATAGGTAAAGAAATTTGTATACCCGTAAATAAATCTAATGATGACATATCAATAACTGATAACGGAAAGGATTTATCAGGAGATGGGGATACAAATGAAGGAGAAGCCAATGCTAAAATGATAAAGCTGGCGCGAGAGCTATCCTATAAAACTACTGTGGAAATTGCACCACTTGAGGAACCTAATGTAAATAACGATAAGGTCGCCCATTTTTTTGAGATAGGAACTTTAATGGATAGTGGTATTTTAAGTACAGATTTTAGTAAATGCGTATATGTCGCTCCCTTTGTATATAAAGACTGGCCCGATATTACTGGTTTAACATGTGGAGGGCAGGGTAATCCCCATTCAGTTACTATAACTGAAATGGATGAATATCCTTCTGATCCTGACGAATATTTAGTGCATATGTTACATACTTACAATCAAACCGATATTAGTTGTGATCTATCAGTAGACTATGATTGGACAATAAAAGATATAGCCGGATATAACCAAACTGGCCAGACATTTTCTATACATGGTGTATATTTTCTTACTCCGGAAAATCCAGATAAATACTATATAACTTGCCCAACTTGCGGCGATATAATATGGTATGGAAATCTAGAACTGGAAGGGTCAGGAGAAGATTATCCATTCAATGCAAAGGTAGTATGGTTTTTATCTATAATGCCACTATGGAGGGAAGAAAGTACAGAAAATGATAAAGTAAATTACATTCATGATCTTGAATCTGAAGCAGGCCGATATGTTGAATTATATAATATAACTAGATGCGATTCAAAGTTAATGGATTTAGAAGTATTAACAGTTAGAAGCGCCGGTTTATGGGATGCATTTATTACTAAATTAAAAGAACTTTTACATATAGATATAGAAACCCAAAGTTATTTATTTCCAGTTAAAGCAACTATGCAAAGAATAGCCGCTTTTTGTAGGGGGTATGCATTTAGAATTAGTTTGGATAGAATAGTTGATCAGCTTTTATTATGTGGTTTTAGCGAAAATATTACTTCCGCAAGTGGAGGAATTATTAAACAACCAGCCGGGGGGTGGACTCTCGGTTCGGCATTAGATATAGCAATAACAGATGATAAAAATAAAGATAAAATAGGGACTATTCGTAAGGAATTACATTCTATGGTAAATTCAGTATTTAAAACCGCCATGCAATTATCAGGGATACGAATAACTGAGGAAAAAAAGGGTGGAAAATACATAAGGGCCGAAATAGATATTTTAAGTCCTTCGCCCAGTATAGTATCTTGGGGCTTAACCGAGGAAGGATATGAAGAACTAAAGGAATCTTCTTCGGAAAGCGATGAGGCGGGCGAACCGGAAGGTGAGACCCAAATAATTTTAGGAGGCTATGAATAATAATAATAAAATTATGAAAATTAATTTATCCTATAAGACTGAATTAGACTTAAACAATAAACAAAAATCACAAATAAATCAAGCTACAGGTGGAGCCAGATTTGCATATAATTGGGGGCTTGGTAGAAGAATCAAATTGTATGAAGAAGAAAAGAAATCAACTAATGCAATAGATCAACACAGAGAACTCACTAAACTTAAAAAGACAGATTATGATTGGATGTATTTATCATCAAAATGTGTATTTCAAGAAGCACTACGAGATTTAGATAAGGGTTTTGAAAACTTCTTTAGAAATGTTAAGCAAGGTAAGCCGCCAGGATTTCCTAAGTTTAAATCCAAACATAATTCTAAACAATCTTTTAGATTGAATGGTTCAATTCATGTATTTAATGATAAAATTCAGTTACCAAGATTAGGAAAGTTAAATCTAAAAGAAAAAGGTTATATTCCAACTGATGAAAAAATACTGTCAGCGACAGTTTCTAAACATGCTAATCGTTATTTTGTATCAGTTAATATTGAAAAAGAAGTAGAATTACCACCTAATATTAGCAAAGAAACAGTTGGTATAGATTTAGGAATAAAAGATTTGGCAATAACTTCTGCCGGAATACATTTTGAAAATCCAAAGACCTATAAGAAGTTCCTAAAGAAACTAAAAAGAATGCAAAGACGGTTAAGTCGTAAGACAAGAGGAAGTAATAACAGAAGGAAACAGAAAGAAAAAGTTGCTAAATTACATTATAAAATATCAAATATACGAAAAGATAATATTCATAAGATGACAAGCTCTGTGGTGAAAGCAAAGCCACAAACTATAGTCATTGAGGATTTATCTGCTCGTAATATGATGAAAAATCATAAGTTAGCTCAGTCAATAGCAGATTCTTCTTTTGGAGAAATTAGAAGGCAGTTTGAATATAAATGTAAATGGAATAACATCAATCTTGTTATTGCAAACAGGTGGTTCCCTTCTAGTAAATTGTGTTCAGGTTGTGGTTTCAAGAAAGAAGAATTAAAACTATCAGATAGAATTTATAAGTGTAATATTTGTGGTTTAAAAATTGATAGAGATTTTAATGCAGCACTTAATTTGAAGGAATATACCGCAAGTTCTGCGGGAATTAACGCCTCTGGAGAAGATAAAGCCCATGATAGTAATATCAGGTGGTCTTCGTTGAATGAGGAATTTAACAGCAAAACTAGTGAGTTAATAATATGCTAGTAATTCATAAGTTTAAAAGGACGAGCTATGATGCCTAAATCTAGTGACCCATCGGATATCAACAATAGTGTAAATGGGTTTAACATTACAAAATGTAGTGTAACAGAAGAAATAACACTATTTTTAGTTTTTCCAAACTTATCATATGGGATTATGGCAAATACATATGCCAAAAGTAACGATAGTACTAAAGATGTTAAAGGTAATAAAGAAGCTTCTCGCACAGTAGTGAACCCAACAAGTAACTATACCTATGATATTAACGATATTCCAATTGTAGATAAAGGCGCAGGATTAACTACTACTATAATTGGAACTGAAACATTTTATATAGGGGCAGGAATAGGTAAAGAATTCTTTCTTACAAGTATGCCAATAAATAGTATATGTGCAAAGGCAATTGTAACCGATCCTGCACTCTCTATTCCTATTCCACTAAAGATAGACCCATTGGTAGAAAATGAAGAAGTAGAAGCTATCAGAACCGCCGATAATTCTGTGTCTTTACAATGGGCACTATTGTCAATGGCTATGCAAGTAGTACAATCAAATCCGGGAACTGATATTAAGGGTAAAACCGGGGACGCTATAGTAACCGAAATTATGCGGCTCGCTAGTAGTATGTCAAGTTATGATGGCTTTAAATGGACAGGGAATAGCGCCGATGATAATAGAGTAGAATTTTCTCATTTGGGATACCCTCTCGATTCAACAAGCGAACAATCAGAAGAGGCAGGACAAGACACCTTGAGGACATTATTTCAAACAGGCATGTCTACTCCTCTTCTCAAAGATGTATTTTCAAAACCCTCGGTTATTATCTTACACTCAGGTCCATCTGGTCCAAGATTATACCATTCTTCAACATTATCAGATGCAATTATGCCAACATTTACTATAATTGGTAGAGATACCCCTCCTAAAATCGAATTTAGTAGTGTTATAAAATTACTTGATGTAGATGATATATCTGCAATACCGAATTGGTCAGAAAATATGGAAGCAGCAGAAGCTGCAGCTAAAGGTATATCTTCAGAAGAATTTGCAATACTATCAAATTCAGATAATAGTGTTGAACATATATTCCCATCAAGTCTTATAGTACCAATAGAAAATGGGGGATCAACTTTTAGACAATATAATGAGGGAACAGGATTACCAGAGGATAGAGATTATACTTTGATTACCCCTAGACCACCGGTATTTACTGCCGGTGAATATATGATAACTGCCGATAATAGCCCATTTATACCTATAACAAATTCATATTTTTATCCAATAGTAAAACATAAACCATATACTTATGAAAATTGTAGAGTTTGTGGGGGGACTAAATCCCTTGGTTTTGAAACTTGTCTAACTTGTATAGAAAATCCAGGATATGTGAAAAATGATCAAGGAGATTATATAATTTGTCCTAACTGTATTGGGACCGGAATAGGTAAATTTATAGTTTGTCCAGTATGTAACTCGGAAAAGAAAAGTTATGTTTATAAGTGTGGTACCTGTGGGCATGACCTTGGGGAACAAATATTACTAAAAACACCGGATGATAATAATCCTAGATATGAACTTAAGACTGAAAATGGTGAAAATATACTTTATGTATATTTAAACAAGATTATTAAAACAACAGATATTATTATATACATGAACAATACCTATGTTCCAAACATTGCACAATTATATGATGATGCTTTTGTAGAAATATATACCATAAATGGAAATGTTATTAAATTTAATTACATGATAACGGGATATCCCGGATATAATGCAGGTAATTTACCAGATACTATAAATAGTATAGAAGTATATGAATCCGGGCCGGCTATGCAAACTTGTGAAGAATGTAAAATAGAAGTTAGCGATGTCAATTACCGACTTGGTTATGTTTTTAGTCCTACCGTTCCGGTAACAAGTTCACCAGATGTAACTGAATATATAACTGAATTATCAGATGTTCTTAACTTATCATATCGGTATCCTGATAATAATACTACGCCAGCAAAAGAAGGATTTAATTTACTTGGCTCGGCTTTATATATGTACAACGAGATTATAGTAAAGGCTCGTCCTTCTCTCAAATATATAGCCGGCCACGTTATCGATAAATGGAATACTATTGATAAAGAAAGTGTAGAAAATATAGTTTCTTCTACAATAGTATTACCAATATCAGGTACTGAAGTATCATCATGGGAAGAAACAAGTAAAAAACCTTGGCTACCTTGGAGAGGTGCGGCATGGGAGAGTAATGATAGTTTTTGGGATGACTATAATCCTGAAAATCATATAATGTTATTGTCTAATCTTGAATATATAGGACAATCCATCCCAAGTGAATTGTCTATATTTGAGATGCCCCAAGCAACTGGATTAGCTGAGGAACAAAGCAAAGATTATTTAGACAATATGATATCTAACTGTATTCCCTCTGGTTATGCTACAGTTATTAACAAAGATAATATACACAAAGTTTCAACCATAAGAGAAGTTACTTATATAACTAATAACAATAGTAGTGGAAAATCGGTAGCTACTGATGGTATATCATTGGATAAAGAGGAAAAGATAGTTGCAGATACTATAAGCCCGATACAACAATCTATACCTTTAAGTGTAGAAACTGGGGGGACAATCAAGGTAGGGGATTTTTTGAACGGTTTAATTAGTATACAGAATAAAGATAGTATATTAGCTATTCAACAATTATTGCATACCCTACCAGAAATTGCGCGTGGTATTTCTAATATGGTAAAACAAACGTCAATAATAGTAAAAAATAATAAAGTAGTACCTACTCCGGTATGGGAAGAAAGTGCCTCACCTATCATTACTACTTCATTTATGTGTATAACAGAGATGATGGATGAGATAACTACTAATTTTGATATTGGTGGTAGTGACAAAGAATATGGAGTTATAGAAAATTCATTGAAAGCTATAATAAATGATGAAAAACCTGTAGAATCTATTGTAGAATCAATAGATGTCATATTAGATTTTGTTAATGATGTTATATTTTATTCTAAATTATGTCGTGACATAACTATGTATCGTAATAATGATAATAATGGCACGGTATTTCACTCTTATATAGATAATGATATATCCCATGAGATAGAAATTGTAGATAGTTCTATGATATACGGAACATGGTTTTATAATATTAGAAAAACATATTTACTATGGATTAGTGCTTTTTCATTACTTGAAGCCATGGCTATACAAATATATAGTATTGCATGTTCATTCAAATATACTTTTTCAGCATTACCAGTAGTAGATGCAGAAAGCGGAGATATTCCAACTCGTAAACTTGATATTGCATTATTCATAGCCGGCGATGATAAATGTCATCCAATAGTTGAATCATCTATAGAATTAACTGATACTTTAAAAAATGCAACATTAGGTATATGCCAAATCGCCGATATATTTGGCAGTAACACACTCCATTACGATATAGAAGGAAAGGTTCCAACTTTAGTAGACAGTGTTGCCGAAACTATCCCGTTAGTTGGGATGGGAGCAGCAGATAATTCAGAATTTGATGATCAACATGAACAGTTCTTTGTCACTACTGGAGAGCTTGCAAAAGAACCATATTCTACTATTATGCCGGTATTCGATACGAATTTTGACTATCTGCGAAATAGTATATCCACCAAGGATTTTATGATACGAGAAAGTGGTGAATTAAGATATATATCTAATGATGGTAATAGTATAAATAGTATAACCATGACAGAAGGGGACTATCCTAAAATATTTAATTCGATAACCAATGGTGGAAAGGTTACTATAAATAGGATAGAGAGTGAAGATTTTACAGGTAAGATTAATTGTTCTATGGTTCTTCCATATCTCAGTAATATTAGACAAACACTTAGTCCTTCCTCTCCTATTGATGTAGATTTTAAAAGCGGCCAGCCTGATACAGTAGATATAACATGGACATATAATAATTTAGTATCGAGTCTCGACTCAATAATGACAAATAAGACTAATGCAATGTTATCTATGGATAAAGTATCTGCAGAAATCAAAGGAATACTAAGTAACAAAACTGTACTTGATTTATTATACAATAACCCAGGTACAATAAAATTTAACATACCTTTCCTTGGATTTGCAGATGCTAGTATTTCAACTACAAACAATATGTGCGAATCAGCTTTAATGGCATATGTATTCCACGCACTTGGATTTACTTTGAGGCCCGAGTTTTTATCAGGCGGTATAGTGAATAAACAAACTGTAGCACAAAGTATAGGTAATTTATTATGGTACAATGGTACTTTTTCAAATCCAGAATGGGCATTGAATTATAATCTATTTCTATCGAAAAGGAGAGCATATATTGTAGCACTATATATTATATATAAATTATCTGAGATTCCATGGCAAGTAGGGGAATATGAAGTAAGTATATCTACAACCCCTGGGAGTGGGCCCGATTATGCTACAAAAGTATTTAATTGTTATGGGTTTGGAGCGATGTTTGGTAGTGCAGCATATACTGCAGATGGCAGAGCCAATAATATCGTAAAAGGACAAAGAACAACATATATATCAAAAATGATACCCACTCTTGGTATATTACCTGTAACCGGAATATCAAATATGAGCATACATTTAACTGCGCCTATTGGTAGAGATATAACCGGCGATATAGGTTGTATGTCTATTATTGAGAATAATACTATATATAGTCCGGTTACAAAAGATAAGGAATATAATACCTTTGTTTCTTATAACAAAGATAATAATGATATAATAGGATTATATAATAATGCGGCCGAAGCATTATTGGTTGGAGGGGAAAATGCAATAACTAATACAGGGAAAAATATATCAGATATGGTATTACTTTATGCTAATGGGAAATACCCGGCATCTAAGCGAGTAAGACTTAGTATAGGTGAATTTATATCGGGCGCGTTTAACCAATTATCTCCGGTATATCTCGCTAATAATATATCACCTTTTAAAACAACTACTTCAATATTAGATGATTTTTATCTAAATATACATAAGATTTAAAAAAAACAGGAAGGAGAAAAGGACATGGGGAACGAACAAAATGTAGAGATTCAAGAATCAGATAATATTCAGGACAATCAGATATATGATATTGAACCAACAACTGACAGTGGGTTAACTACAGATCAAATAATATCTATAACTGATAAAGTTAAAGAGCAATATAAAAATAATAAAATATTCAGAATAATTGTACCATACATTGGTATCTATTTTATAAAAGCTCAGAACTATTCTGATGTATTAGAAGCTAATCGGTTGGTTATGATATTTATAGACAGTAAAATAGAATCGGTTGGTGGGAATACTGAAATAGATAAATTACCTGATGAAAACAGGAATAAATTCATGAGAGAATTAGATGAAGAAATTAGTGATTTATCTAATAAAGAAACTCTCAAGAGATGTGTAGTATATCCTGATAATTTTCCGGAAAAAGTAGACGCGGGTAATATAGAATCTGGTTTAATGTCTTTACTACTTGAAAAAATAATGGACATATCGGGATGGGTAGATCCGATAGTCGAAGAAATATAAGGTATATCAGTGAAAGAGTATGGAATAAGTATAACCGGTACAGGCGGTGAGAAAATTACAGTATATTTTGTCCCAATGACATATATGGATTGGAAATCATACTCGTCATTTTCCAATAGGTATGAATTACCAAATGTACGATATCTTATTCGACAATATGTTATTAGAGCATACAAAATAACTGATAGTCAAGAGGAGGTAGAAATATCATTTAAAGATATTATGGAGTTACCCCCTACCCCTATCAATAAAATTATTGATATGATGTTTGATAAAGCAGGGTTTGGATCGTTAGATCTTGTACGGAAAGAAATAGAAGAGGCAGAGCAACAGAGTATGACTCTTATAGGCATATATGATAGGTTTATTCTTATGCATGGTGGTATAGAAATGTATATGTCTATGCTTGAACAAAACGTGCATGTTAGAGCAAATGTAATTTCGGCGATGGAGTTAATTACAGATGTTAAAGTAGCGGATAGATTTGATGATTCTTTAGAATATGAGATACCTATCGACATAATAACCCCTAAAGATAAGTATGATAATATGATAAGGAGACGTAATAAAGGCCAACATGTCCCGGTTCCGCGTCAAAATCTTGATCGATCTGTTGATAGTGAGAAAGGCAATAGTGAATCTCCCACCGATATGACAGAGTTAGTTGAACTATCTAGAACAATGTTATCTAAACAATTAACAGCAGACAAAGGAAATAGATCCAAACGAAAGGTTGCATTTGACTGGATGAGAGATGAACAAGACTATGTAACACACTCAAACAGAGAAGAACGTGATATCCTAAATACTAAACTACCATCTAACTCCGAGGGTTAATTTTATGATAGGCGGCATTCTAGGCTTTGCTACTTCAATGGTAGCATGGCAAGCTACAGCTATGGCGGTTAAGGAAGGTGCAAAATGGGCAGCATCTACCGCCAGAAGATCTATTGTAAAATACGCCAGGTATGCAGAATCGGCTCGTAATACTAGAGGTACTAGAACTGCGAGGCATATTTTTGATAGAGTTAGTAAAGTTGAACCAAGACTAGGTTCAAGAAATTTAACTGAACAAACCATTCGTACCACAACTGCTGCATATAGAAACAGAATGAGTGCCGCAGTTCGTCGTAGAGTATTATCCAAACAAACTCCAAAAGTTAGAAAAGCACTTACTGTAACCGGAAAAGCAATAGGCGATGAAATATCGGTTCTTCCGGCTACTTATGTAATGTATAGATTAGAAAAACATACTGCAGTAAGTCCTGAAGAAAAAGAAACCACTGCATCATTTTCTAAGTGGTATCTTGGGGCACCGATGGCTTTTTCTATAGGTATAAATGCTGCTTTAAGAGCAAAACAAAAAGGTACGGTGAAACGTACAACAATGAAAGTAGCTAAAAAATATAGTCGACAAACCAGATCGGTGGTTAAGACAGGAATGCGTGGGTTAAAACATATTTCTTCCGAGCATAAATATAATATAGCTGATAAAGCAATTGCATTATCTAGAGCACGAAGAATGACTACTGAAAATAGAGGACTTTTATCATTGGTAGGTTCCCGTAGGCCCAGTGATATATATAAGCATATAAAGAATCATTACAAAGAAGAACTCCCAAGAGTAAAACACCTTAGAGAACACCGGCTTACAGCTATAGATAAACAAATGGATAAGTTACATGAAACAATAGTTGAGATGAGAGCTGGTAAAAAATACAGTACAATAGAACCTGCAGAGAAAAAACAATACTCTAGTGAGACTAGGGAAGTTATGCGACAGGTTAGATCTATAGGATATCAAAACTATGAAAAGGAGGTTAACAAACGAAGCAGGATTTTAAACTTTGTAAATGAAGTTCTTGAAAATGCAGGCAGTACTGATTTGCAGATACGTAGAAAAACAGCGCGTAGATCGACACAGAGTGGAACTAAAGATATGCCATTAGATCCTAGTTTATATAGTTATAGAGGTGAAGATTTCGACATGGGGAATCTTAGTATGAGCAGTATAAAAGATTCTTTGATAAAAAGAGCGGGAAAAGGCATTCCACAATTTGCATTATCATTATTTGGTCAGGGGGATATGATAAATTATCTTCATTCAGAACATGCCATGGGTTCGGCATTTAGGATAGGTAGATCAGGAAGTCGAATATATTTTCCACATGCATTATCATCAGATCCTCTTCAAAGAGAGTCACCTTCCGATATAATTTTATCGATGATGGGTACAACTGCATCTACTGCTACTAGGGCGCAGAGAGATACCGCTAGTCAATTTCTTGATACCAGATATAAACTATATATGAAAGAAGGGATGTCAAGGGGCGCTGCATCTAATGCAATGAAAGTATCGGCTAATAGAGGAGAATTGTGGCTGGCTGCAGATGATATTTTATTACATAGCCCTGGTGGAAAAATGGGCATTATTAGTAAAAATAGCAAAGATAATAAACCTATGTTCATAAATATGGGAGGTGCACCAGGCGGTAAGATGTTAGATTACCTACAGTTTTCTAGTCAAACAAATAGTATTGGTTCAAAATTGTACAGAAATTGGCTTGGTTCGGAAAGATATGAATATTTTGACAAAATAGGTAAAGTAAATAGACATATACAATTAGGCCCTACTCCTATAGAACGGATAAAAGACCAAGTAGAAGTATCAGGAACCATGGGTGGATTACGTAAAGTACTAAAGAAATTTGAGATTGGATATTCCCAAGAGCAATCCATATTTTCAAAAGTGGCCGGGCTGATGAAAAAACATGGGGATCCCAGATATACTGGCACTTTATTTTCTAAAGACTATCTCCGAAGCGAGAGATGGATTGATGAAATGTTAAAGACTGATAGAAGCATAGAAGAATTTGGTAACATTATACGAGGGGAAGCCAAAGATGCTTCAGATTATTTTTGGCATAATATGATCAGGAAAGCAGGTGGGATGAAAAGAATGCGGCCAACTTTTAAGAAACATTCTGAAAATCTCCCGGTATCCATGAATGAATTTTTGATATATGATGATCAAACAGTTAGTCAAGCTAAAGCTAATATAGATTCACTACATGATTTTCTTATAGATATATCCACTGAGAAATCAGATAAACGTAGATTATATAGCTGGTTAAGAGATGATATTAAAGAAGTAAAGATGATGCAGAGACGGTTTCATGATAATGACATACCAGACCAAAAATTATTTGACTTACTTGGAGATAAATTTGATACTAATTCTGTAACAATAGCGGGTAGAAATCGAAAACCTACAGCAATTGATAGTTATAACGCCACAGTATTTCGGATAACCACTGCAGTTATGCAATCTATTCCTGAAGAATTTGTAGCTCATAAATTTCCTAAACATATTTCAGGAGAAGGATATAGAGAACAGGTAACAAATGCTCTAGACCAAATGTTTACTGATTCAGTATATAATGTTACAAAACAAAAGGAAAGGAGTGCATATGAAGTATCAAAAAGATTAGGTAAAGTTTATCAAGATATTAGTGGTAGCTTTTCAGAAATACATCCTGCAATTAGTGAAAATGATAGAGCAAAAATTGTAGGTAGTATAAAATCCTCCGTTCGTCATTTTATAGGCGATCATACTGAACTTAAACCGGATATAGATTATGTGGTAGATTATCATAAAAGCAGGAAATTAAAATATTCTGCCGCGGCCCCTTGGAATTTTGATACTAGACCAAAAGTCGGCCAGCCTGATTACGATGAAATATTCCTGATGCCTAAAACTTGGAATACCGGCCCTATAAACAAAAGGCAAATAAAAGTCGGACCAGACCAGACTATAGATATAGCCGAAGGTATAATGGATGCATCTAATGTAGGTATGATGTCAATGTTTCATGCCTTTAATAGAACCGCGTCTGAATTTCTCGGTATAGGCTTGGATGAAACTCTTACTACTACCCCTAGAATGTATCTTAAAAAGATGTTCACAAAAAGAGTTGCACCAGTTATTGGAATATCTATGGCATACTCCGTAGTTAACCGAATGGCAGATGAATATTTAGATGGCACAATATTTGGTGAGGGAATTGGGGTATTTGGAGCTAATATAATAGCAGGGGCTAGAGTAGCCGCTCAGGGTATGTTAGATGTTACTGGTGGTACTGAAACTGCTGCTTATCTCGAAGATTTAATGCCTGGTTCTATAACTTCTCCATTATCTGGATTAGTGAGAGGAATAGGACCTATGATAGGTGGGGTATTAGCAGGAGCTAGATTCGGTCCCAGGGCTGCAATTACTGGAGGAGGAATAGGTGGCGCAGTTGGTATGCTATTAGGCGGTGGTCCACTAGGGGTCTTTGGATTGCATGATATTTCTAAAAGCAGAAAACAGGTAGTAGAAGAACTTATAGGAGAAAGGGAAGTACCTATACGGAAAGCCAGATTTTGGGAGTTAGGTGCACAAGATTTTCATGGTGGGCGTGTCCAATATTTTCGGCCACATATGTATGCAATGTTAAGAAGTGACTATCAACATGCACCGGGCTATAAAGATTCTTTAATGACAGAAATGGTAGGAAGTGTAGCGCCTGACATTTATGCTATGAAAAATTACTATTCTCGGCCATACCCTGCTACCGCTGGTTTATTTTCAGATATTCCAGTATTTAGTAATATGATGCATATGATCCCTGGATCAGATATGGTTACTGGAACAGGAATATCAATGCACCAAGATGAATTAGAAGTACCTATGGGGGCTGCATCAACCGGTTATTCTATGGGGCAGGCTGCACAAGCTGGGCTCGGAATAGACAGTATATCGGCCATGTATAAAGATAAACAGGGATTATATGGTTTTGCAGAAGGAGGAGCAAATGCAGTTGGTGGAGGAGATATAAATACATTGTTAGCTCCTACCCCTATGGAAATGGGATCGGCAGAACATGCTATAGGAAATACTATAACTAATATGCAAGATATAGTAGGACTTCGTGGTTTTATAGGTAGTTCTATATTTGGTTCAATAACTGGCCGAAGTGAATTATTTGACTATGCTCCGGAACTTGCATCCCCTATAGACATAGCAGGTATAAGGCAATCCTACTGGGAGATGGAATTAGGGGGACTTGCGGGATTATGCCTAGCAGATAATACTCCTATAGAAACTCAAACCAAAGTAAAGAAAGCAGAGGATATTCTGGTAGGAGATAGTATATTATCAAAGGATGGGAAGTATAGACCGGTAAAGCGTATATTCAAAAGAAAACTGGATGATAACAAACTTTATGATATCTCGTATAGTGGTATAAATCGTCCACTATCTATTAGCGGAAATCATAAATTACCCATATATAGAAATCAAAAATGTGTAAAAACAAATACCACATCATGTTGTAAATCTGATACTAAACATAAATGTATTGATTGTGCTTTCAATATAAAAACAACTGATCCATTTACTAACTCAAAAATAATCGATATCCCGCCTCATACTGCCATAACCAATAACTATTATTACACTGCATGTAGACAAGAATTCGCAGAAGTATATGAATATATAGAAAACAATGGAACTGATGATATACCTTCAGATTACCCTAATCGGTTTTTCGGTTTCAAACCATATACTGATGTAGTGAGACATGTACTTGATCATATCAAAAGAGGCTGGGAAATTAAACGACATCCTTTAACCTGTAAACTATACGAGAAAAATACAGTTGATACCTTAAAAAAAGGAGATTATCTGCTGCGTGCTATCCCTGTAGTAAATAATTTTCCTAATATAGTAATAGATTTAGGAAAATATGTTCCAGATACTTATTGTATTACAGATAACTATATATATAGAAAAGGACTAGATCCTAATTTTATAAAGGCCGTTGAATACTTTGAAAATAATCCGGATATGCTAAATAAATCAGTAAAAGAAATGTCTATATTGTTAAATGTTAGTCCTATAAAGATTACGACTGCGCGTACTCATTTCATGTTAAAAAAGGAATCGAAAAGATGGAATAGATATCTTGAGATAAATGAGGATTTTGCATATTTTATAGGATGGTATCTTGCAGAAGGATATTCATCAGTTGGCAAGGAGATATGTCTTGCATTAAATAGTAATGAAATTGAATATGCTACACATCTCAAGACTATCATAACTGGTATTCTAGGGGTTAATGTATATATAGACATAGATAATGAACACCATACCTTAGTACTTAGATTCAGCCATCCTCCCCTATCATATTTTCTTAAAGCTGAATTAGGTACATATTGTTATAATAAGCGTTTATCTTCTTATTTATGGACAAACAATAAAAGTACCATGCTCTCATATATCAAGGGCTTATTCTTTGGCGATGGTACAATAACTAATACCAAGAATAATAAAGGTAATGGTTGTAGTCTCAAAACCACTTCAGAATCTCTTGCATTTTTATTTCATACTATATTATCAACATTTGGTATAGTAAGTACTATATTTATAGAATACCCTAAAGATCGTAGAGTTGTATATAAAATAGCAGTATATGGATATAACAATATTCTGTTTCGTAATCTATTTGGAATACCTATATCTACCCCTCCCAAAGATATTAGGCGATTAAAGAAGATAGGTAGTAAAGATGGCGTTTTTATTAAAGGTAATTACATACATTACCGTATATCGAATATAACAACAAAATATTATAATAGATGGGTATATGATTTTGAGGTAGAAAAAGTACACTATTACCACTCTAATTTAATTTGTATATGCAATTCTGAAGTCATAAGGCGTTATGTGCCCCATTCTCGCAATCAAATCGATGTATTTAATCCACATGTTAATACCATGCCTGATTGGTTATGTGGTTCAGAATATTATGTGGATTTTAGACACGGGGATCCTTTTGCCGCTGTCCCCATGGGAGAAGCTCGTTTGCCCGGGCCTAGTTACGAAAGTTTACATAATATAGATCTTTCCATGCCTTTAGAAGCTGATATATTAGGAGAAGAACTCGATTCTCAAATGGCATTTTATCTAGGATTACCAGAATATATGTCTCATAAAAATAGACTGATTGATATGGTAGAACCTGTTAAAAAAGATATAGAGTTGGCTGCCAGACGTTATGGGAGTATGGTAAAAGGCGAAACCCATTTGTATGAACCTTCTATAAATTTACATGCTCAAGCTGACGCTATAGTAAAAGATGCTAGTGGTGAGAAAGTTCCGATAAAAATTGTACCTAGAGGAATTGCAGGAGAAGCTTCCATAAATGCATTTATGGTATTAAGTGATGTAGAGAAGGGGCTACTTATAGAAGTAGATACTGAAACCGGCGATATAGCTCAACGAATAGTAAATAAAGATATTAGGCGGTTTCAAGCAGATATAGAACGAACAAAATCGGCAGCAGTAGCATCCTATGGTTCTATAAATCAGTTGGAAGAAGATGGCAAAGCTATGAATTTAGCTAATGCGTATTCATGGTTTGATCGTTTCAAAATCCTAGCAGATGTAGCCCAATATTCAGATAGTTATAAAGTAGCAGAAGCTATAGTAGACCAACAAATGGCTAGTGGTAGACTAAATGATAGGACGGCTGAATACCAGGTCATAAAGGACCAGATAAGAGAAAAGCAAAAGGCACTTGATTTTGATGAATACAGATTTTCAAATATAGGAAAATCCATAACCGAATATGGAAAAGCAAAAGATGAATTTCATCAAGATAACTATAGTTATTTGGAGCAACAAATAGGTACGCTGTGGGAACGTGCATCGCATTTCAGATCGCCAGTTCATACAAAATTGCTTCATCAAAGTTCCGCCATGGAAGAATACGAAAGATCAGTTATGTATGGAAAAGGTGTAAAACTTTGGGAGCAACCAGGTGAGGACTTTTTAGCTTCCTATTATCATCTCGCTAGAGGTGAAAAAGATCCACTACAGGGATTTTCTTCATGGGGAGTAGGTGGATATTTATTAGGTGGCGGCCCGGTCGGTTTAGCTATGGGAGCAGCAGGGGCTGGGGTTTCAATGTGGAATCGCATGTCAGGTAGCACATATATACCTGACAGGGTAGCTCAGCGTCGAGATGTGATGGAACAAATGGATGCGGTAAAATATGCTAAATTCAAAAACCTATTTCAACAAACAGGGGATAGTGAATATCTTGATAAAGCTAATAGGACTATGACTAGCACTTCAATGCAAAATCAAATATTAAGCCCAATTTCTACTGCGTGGAATATAGGAGGACCGGATAAGTATTATATAGAGGATATAATAAATAATGTTACTACAGAGAATATAGATAGGGTACGAGACATGTTACCTGAAACTGCAGTGGCCTCATTGTATCAAGCTATGGGTGATGAAAAACTGGCTACTTTCACCATGGGAAAATTTGCAGAGCGCCAAATGGAAAGAGAGTTACCTGACATTACATCTACTGTATATTCTCCGGATGTCCCAATTGAGAGCCCACTTATTGAAACTTTGGAACAAAGAGGAGTAACCGCTCATGATGCAGGGGTAGGATGGTATAGACAAATGGCTACTCTCCAAAGATCAAAACAATTAGGGATATATAAAGACCAAGACCTTTTATATCCGGATGCTTTTCAAGGTAGAGTAACAGTCAAAGATTTTGATAATTCATTAACTGATACTGGCCAGTTGCGCAATTTATTATTACAATTTTCAACTAATGTTAGTATTATAGAAGATGGGCAAAGTAGAATAGAACTTGAGATAGTAGGTAGGAGTTAAAATTGATATTTCGTGATCCGAGAAGAGACACAGTAGATACTTCAGTATCATATCTAAAAACTATGGGGGTACTTTCCGCTATAGCTTATGGTGGAGTTCGGCTTTCTACCTCATTCACATCTAGTTATAGAGATGCAAAAAGATTAGTGGCCTCCGCTAAATCTATACGTGAGGACTGGGCGCAAGCTGCCAGATTATTCCCAGAAATTGAACCTGAAGAAATCAAGAAATTATTACCTAATCAAAGAATAGATCCTATAGTCCCAGCAGGTGTGCCTGATATTGATAGGATAATAGATACTGATGAATATAAAAGGTTATCACAAGATAACTTAATGTATAGTACTGATCAGGTAATAGAAGAAGAACAATGGGAGAAAAAAGCAGCAAAGCTACTTACAGATGATGATTTAATAAGAGATTATTCACTATATGAACCCCATGTACGCCAAGAACTGATAGACAAAGTGGATACACTAAATCAAAAAATGAGTCTAACCGGTTCGGAAACCCCATGGGAATTGTCAAAAAAGATGACAGAGGTAACTTCCGCGAAGAATACATTCCTAAAAGAATATAGTACTTTACCTAGTATATTAACTGATAATGGAGTAAATATCGAAAAGATATCATCAGATGGTTCGGGATATACTATAAAAATAAAACATGCGGAATCAGGTAAATTTGCTACCGTAAATTTACCATCTTATAAAGGAGGTATGATACAAAAAGGAGTAACCGATTGGTTGCCTACCCTAAGTGCCGAGATTGTTACTGCGAAAGAACCAGGAGCATATTGGGATGTAGGACAAAAAATATTGGTACACCGGTCTTTCGGCAGTGAGTTACTAGAAGAGGCCCAAAAAATAATTGGCGCGCGATTTCACATGATAGAACCGGGGATGAATCCGGCACAAGTAGTTGCAAATTCCTTATCTAATGCAGTCGATTCTTTGTTATCAAGAGCAGAAGAAGCAGGGAGAGTATCTAAACTAGGAGGCATAACCTCTGATAGATTTATACTAAAAGAAGTACTTGAAGCAAAACAAAAACCAGGAACTAAATCAGCCAGAGCAATAAAATCAACATATGCACAGTTAGTAGAAGGTATCCCGGTAGTTACTCTATCTGTAGAGGGAGAATTAAAAGCAACTGGTAGAGAGATATCAATGGCTGGTATATCCGAAGCCGCATATGTAAAATCTGGCAAAATAGCTACTGCGCCGGTTATAGGTGCTTTTCCTTATACTCCATTAAATGCCCAATCCCATCTAAGACCAACTTATGCAAAGAAATTAGTGTCAGGAGAACAACTATCCGTTAATATGTTATCCAGAATATTAGGTCCTACCTCGACTGAAGTACTTGAAAAAATATCAAAAGAGATAGGGAGAGAAGCCATCCCGGGTAAGATGGTTAATATAGGATTCTGGCTTGATGAATTGTACGGGGTAGGAGAAGGTAGCGTAGCCATGGTAGTAGATACCAGAATAAAATTAGGCGAGAATATTGATCCCACTGCTAAATTTTCAACAAAACAAATAGAAAATATATTATCTGAACATGGGTTAAACCAAAGTCAGATAGATCAAGTATTTGATTCTACTACCTTAAAAACTAATAATGTATATAAAGGAGGAATAACTATAAATGATATTAAGGACAAAGTAAAGGACAACAAATCCATAAAAAAAGAGATAAGGGATATGATAACTCTAGGCAGAAAAAGAGGGTCTACCATTTTAGATACTTTTTCAAGTGTTAACATGTCTATAATAGATGTTAAAGAATTTACAAAAGATGAAGCGGGTAAAGCATTTATTCATCCTATTACTAAAGATCTTATACTTAATAAACTTGGCGGCGAGTTTGGCAAAGAAGGAGCAATAAGTAAGAGCTTACTAAAAGGAAACGAAGCTCCGGTTGTTATAAAAAAAGGACAACCCCTTGGTATAGACCCTGTAAGTAATGAAATGAAATTTGCGGATAAGAATCTTAAATTAATACGGATGGAAGTAGATAACGGGCTTATTAGATTTATAGGAGCAGAAGATATACCTCTGGCCCCAGGTCGTACTAAACTTAGCACTACAAAGGCCATAGTTAATAAAATAACAACAAGGGAAGAATTAGGCCAACTTATGTTATCCGAGGGGGTATTTGACAAAGAGGCAGCAAAGTTATATGCCAAGGGGCAAATACCTGGTGCCGCTAATATTATAATGTCCGCAAACCAAATGAAAAAATTACATGGTGGCGGTATAGACCTAGGAATAATGAACAAGATGCTTGGGGATATTGCCAAGATGAAATCTATAGAAATAGAAACATGGATAAAACAGGGCAGGATATCTGAATCAGTGAGAGGGGCACATATTGATACACTCAAGAAGGGGCTTCGTGAGGTAATGGTATATATGATGGATAGAGACGGGGTTGATACCGTGCTCGATAAACTCGAAATAGACGCAGGTGGAGAATTATCTATTAAATTAAAAAATGGGATATCTACGGCACATGATAAGTTTAAAAAACTATCGATTATGGAGAGTCTTATTCTGAAATCACAAACTGGTAATCAAGCCGCTATTCAAGAATTACATAGAGTATCAGAGAATTTACAAAAGATGGTTAAATCTACTACTGGTGTTGATTATACAATGTCGGTTGGATTAAAGCAATATAATAAATTATTACAAAGCCCAGGCGATACAATAAAAAATATGCCAGTACTTGTATTTGGTGATAATGGAACCAACCTTAAGGGTGTATTTACAAGGACTTTTGAAGCAACTCACCTTGTAAGTATAGATAATTTCACTAAATTTTCAGGAGAGGATAGAGGATTAAACGGTTTTAGTAGAGGACGAAGACAAGGTATGGATGACATGATAAATGCTCATGCATCCGGATTAAAACATCTTGAACATTATTATAGTGCCCAACTAGACTATAAGTTTCCATATATTTTAGATAAATACGAGGCTGCTTCCGATTGGCTAAGTGATAAACAATTTTCTACAGGGAAAGGAGCGGATACTTATAAGTATAACAATGGACAATGGGTTAGTATAACAACAGGCAGGGAAGCAATAGGAGTAGGAGCAACTGGTAAAAAGAAGATGGCAGTGCTTTCACTAAACGATATAAGAGGTATAAAAAACTTCGGTAACGAAGACTTTGTGACAAGGTTAGTAACTGAATATGAAAATACAAGTAATATATCGGCGGCTAGTAGATTTCGGATAGTAATGGATAATATGAAAGATATGGCAATGTTTACAGATGATGCAGATATAGCCGATTTGATAAAAAACAATAACCTGAGTATAGAACAATTAACAAGTCATGGTATGCTAGGTGGTAGAGGAAATAGTGCCCTTATAGAATCTGAAGTTATGGAAGAGTTAATGAAAGTATTTAACTCTGTCCCGGATGATGCTGTATTGTATATGAAACTTCCCATGGAAGTAGATATAAATGGTAAAAAAACAAGATATGTTCCAATGCATAAATTTGACAAATCTGATATTTTTGAATTAGCGGAACACCGTACAGGACCTGATCTTGCTACTATAGACAGAGAAGTGATAGGATCATTTTTTACTGGATCTGATTTTGTAACTAACCAAGTAAATTATGTAAGACAGATAGCAAAGATTGAAGAAGAACTCAGATTACATGCTGGAAATGATACTGTTAAAAAAGAAGCTATGGCACAGCTTAGGGTAGCCACTGCCGATAAAAGTGCAGCCATTCGAGCATCATTTACTGGTAAACATTCTGCAGCAAATCGTAGATTAATAGAAAATTCTATACCTTTTACTATGCAAGGGAAAGTAATAAGCGCTGAAGGTATACCTTTTGGAGTCAGCGCTGTATCTGCAGATGATGCAGTGAAGTTTTTTACTGGTGGCGTTGTAGATTCTATGGATATGGCTACTAAATTGACTAATGAAATAGACACTGTAAATATTTTGCAAGATAGTTTAAAAAAGGTAGCCAATGTTTTTGACCATGCAACTTCAGGTGAAGCTCTTGATAACTCATTAACTGAATTACTAGAAGGGCTTGCCGGTATAAAAAGCAAGGTATATACAAAAGATATAGGGAATTTAACCGATACTATTGTTCAATATTGGAATGCCTCCAGACAACAATCTATATTATCAAAAGAAAAAGTATTAACTATCCCTGGCTCAATTGTAAAAAGATTCCCTACCATATCAGATAGTGCAGGTAGTAAAACTACAAAAATTACACCCAATATATTAACTAATATAAAAGATAAGTTAGGTACATATGTAACAAAACATACAACCAATATACAGGAAAGAATTGATGAACGAGCCAAAGTAATGGCCACTGGAAAAATGGCTACTGATGTTTTAAAAGATCTCGGCATGGAGTGGTCTGAAGACAATATGTATATGAAATATCCTGGATTAAATTCTACAAAGTATTTTCCAGGTTCGAGAGTTGTTAGACCGAATCAATTTGTATCTACTAATATATTAGGATATCCCTTGTTATCCAGTGCAGCTACAAAAGATTTACAGTTATCAGTTATAAACGAGAAAGGAGTATCCCAAAAGCTTATGGAGGAACTCCCTGCTACTGCAGTAAAAGATATACATAAAATGCATAATGCTCCAATATATATTAATAGCATAACTGCAGATTCTATGGCAAGAGACTTTGATGGCGATTTAGTATTTATGGAAAATAGAGCTCTTGATTACCTAGAAGATAAACGGTCTCAAATTGATAATACAATATCGTTATCTAAATCATTAAATATGACCAGTGAAGATTTCAAAAACTTAAGTCATGAAAGTATGATAAATGGTATACAGGAGCGATTAGCTATAGTCGGACCAGATAACGAACTTCTTCCAGCTAATAGGCAGTCTATAAAAATGATGTATAGTATATCCGAGGGAGGATATCAAAATCGGATTGTAACGCGTAGTGTAACAGATGAAATAGATAGAATACTACAGGAATATAATATAAGTGGGACAGAAGCCACTCAAGTTAGGAAAAAAATATATAACAATATAAGAACGAGTACTACAGGATTTCTTAATGTTGATCATGCCAACATACAAGATCTAATAAATATAGATATGGCAGTTGTATCTAGAATAAGTACACCTGATGAAACCGAAAGGGCAAGAGAAATAGCCAAAGAAAAACACAAAGCTAAGTCACTTTTAACAGAAGCGGGATCTGAACAGGAAATGCTCAAGCTTTATCCGGATACTGAATATAACATATTAGTAGATAAACTTACTCCAGAAAAACGGATTATACATCAAGCAATGATAGATGATCTGAAATCTCAGTTACCGCAGTTAAGAAAAGAGATGCAACTTACCCAGGTATCAAGTTTTATAAATATAAAGGAAGGTACTCCGCCATCTTATAAATTGAGAGCGGCAATAAGACATATATCTGCCAATTTTACAAATAATGAAAGAGAGAAAGCATTTTTGGACCTTCTAGCTAGTGAAACAATAGCCCAAAAAACTATATCGTCAAAGCATGGTACCCCTGATGTATTAGATGATCTTCTTGATACATTTAGAAAACTATCAAATAAAAACATATCATTGGATGATAATATATTTGAAAAAGTGTCAAGATATAATTTTTCAGTAAACTTGGCCCCGGAAATATCAGAAGAGATGGAAGAATGGGGCATGAAACAACCTGGGGTTAAGGTAGATTATGATACATATGAAGATTATTTATCTAAGAAAAAAGAATATTTAACAAAGCTTACAGATGTTAATCATAATGCCGACCTTGAGATGGTAGCCGCCATAACCGAAGGTAAAAGTGATATAAGAACCCTTAAAAATACTAGAGTAAAACATATAGATGGCAAGATGCAAAACTATAAAATGGTAAATCGCGGGGGAGAAAGTAAAAAAATAGCTCTGAAATATTGGGGATATGGATCCGCATTAGCAGAGGAAAAGCTTACTGAAGTAGATACATGGATACAAAATGCAAAAAAACATAGAAGGAGTTCGATATTATATAAAACATTTTCTCGTGGTATGCCTGGTGCAGATCCGAATACTGTATGGGAAAATACTACCAGGGAAATAAAACCATACGTAAAGAAAATGACAAAATCATTTCGTGAATTTCATGAATTACATGGAACGACTATAATGGAAGATAGAGGATATGCGGCTATTACTAAGTTTAGCAACGATGGGGTTAGTACCCTTGATGTAATAAAAGATTTAGAGGAAAAATTATCCAAGGGTGAATCTATCCAAACATCTAGTATGGGGGAAAAAAGAATAGCCGAATTTAGTGCATGGGTCAGAGGTGAACAAGATATACGAACTACTAATGTAGATTATACTGATCGAATGAATAATCTTGTAAATTTGCATAATCGGGAGAAAAAAGATCTTATAAAATTAAGAGCAGAAAGGATAGCTCAGGAATCAACAGTATTTAGGGCCGGATCAGTATTCGATGCAATAACCGAAGGAACCATAAAGCATACTGCATCTGCTGCAGATGACCAATTAATAAGATCAGCAGGGAAGTTACGAATTGGTACTATTCTTGCAGGGCTATTGACAGGAGTAATTGCTGGACAAACGGTGAATCAGATTACAAAAGGTTATGCAGTTCCTGATTTAGAAAAAACTGCGGGACTTGGAGGGGAGTATTATGAAGATAGTAGTGGTATAATGGGTAGAGAAATGGAAATTATGCTTAAACCAAGGCCTGCTAAAATAGTGTCACAATATCAAGATGGCATGGGGGTATCAGGTGCAGCAAGGCATATCCATGATATGTTTACGGTATTATCCCCTAAACCGCAGGGCCAGGGGGAATATCGTTCTAAATATAGAGGCGTGGTAGTCGGATGAGAATAACAATAACTGTTGATATGGTAAATCAAGATACTGTAAATAAAATAATTCAAGCTATACGAGAAATAACAGATCAGGAAGTTAATACCCGGATAGTTGATAGTCCGACTCTTCCTTTTTCTACAGAAATGTGAGGTTTTATTGTCAATTGCTAACGAACATAGAGAATACATACAAAGGATGGCAAATCCTAATTCAGAAGAAGCACTAATCCAAGTAGGTAATATATGGTATGGCGCCGATGGATATACGACACTATCTGGACTATATTATTTTACCAACAAAAATATAGTGCCAATACCAGGACTCAGAGTAGAATCGGCTATATCTATGTCTAATTCTTATTCACCTATAGATAGTATCCAAATTGAGTTAGTTGTAAATTATTTACGGTTTAAATCACACATACAAAAACTATTTGCACTTGCACAATGTTGTGTAATTATTCCAATAATGAACCCCCTAGTTGCGGCATTGCTCCAACCAATGCAACAGAATAAAAAAATATATATTGCCTATGGGATTGATCAAACCGCGTTAGATTGGAGCAGTAAATATGATAGTCCTGCTTCTGTCCTATTAGCATATGCATCTACTCCAATTATGGTAAAGATAGATAGTATTCATTTAGAATCTATAGCAAATCATCCTAGGGAACTAAGAGTAGTGATGAAAGTAACTAAGGTACTAACAACTACTACTTATGGTGATAAAACCTTATATATAAAAACAATAGATGGCGCTATAGAACAGTCAAAAATAATGGACAAAATATCCAGTCAAAAATCAGATACCCCCCAGGTTGATGCTATGGCTAGAATGTTTGGAGTAAGTGTACCTAAAATAAGAGAAATGATGAAAAATATGAGCGGCGAACGATATACTCCTACTGTTTCTTCCAAGGATATATATATGAAGAAATTAAAGAAAGTACTTGCCGGTGATATATTTGAATATATAGCCGAGGGTCAATCTACAGTAGGTAGAGGAAGTATATTTGGTATAGATGCACCTATAAATAAAGAACATATAAATGAATACAAATTGTCGAAAAAATATAAGGAACAAATACCAGGAGGAGATAAATCCAAACTGGCTCTTGAGGCGTGGATAAAATCTGCGCTCAAAGATAAACATAGAATAAAAATGATAGATGAGGGACATGAAAATTATAAACTAACTAGTCCGAAGGGTAAAATATCTAAACGATACCAACTATTAATAGAATCCAAAGATGGGATAGTTATAGATATTGGAGAACAACTAATAAAATCAGGATATGCTTATCCTACCAAAGAACTTATAGAACATACCAGTCATCCTCTTCATAACACATATATGGAGGCTTGGTCAGGTGAATCTACATCAAAAGATACTATAGAAATGCGTAAGGATATTTTACCAGGGTATTCCCCAGCTATGTCAAGTTATACCAAAATATACACTCTTCAAAATATCAAAGTTGATAATCCTGAATATACTCCATATATGCAATCTAATAATATATATCAACTCATTACTCCAACTGAATATAGAAGAATTATTAAGAAATCATTTGTTGGAATAACAACTATAGAATCTGAACCCCGTAAGGACGTTACTCTTGTTAGCATAACTGATGGGGATACTTTAATTGTAGATTACAATGGAGAAATATTGACTGCAAGATTGTTAGGGATAGATACTCCAGAAACAGTAGATGGAAAAAAAGGAAGGAAGGACGCGGCAAATATTGGAGTTAGTATCGAAACGATAATTATGTGGGGAAATATGGCAACTGATTTTGTTAAAAGTCAAATTAGTCCAGGGGATTCATTAATTCTTAGATTCGGGCAAAAAGCAAAACGTGACACATATAACCGATTATTATCATTTGTATATTTACCGGATGAAAGAATGCTAAATAGAATGATAATCCAGGAAGGGTACGCTGCTCCCCTTCCAGCCGATGTAACTCCCAAATACAACAAAGAGTTTAATGATTTATATAAAGAGGCAGCAAAAGATAACAAGGGAATTTGGGAATACTGGGTTAATTTTCGCCCATAGTAAACGGAGAGCATTTTGGCTACAATCAAAAACAAAGATAGAAATAACGCTAAATTATTGATAGATGATTTTTTGTCAGATACTACTGATCCAAAAATAGATAGTGGTGGCATTGAACTAACTGATAATATATGTGAGTGTGAACCTTTATCAAATATGATAGATAGTATAATTGATAACACTGCAGATAATAAACTATCAGCAAGTTTCCCTTTTGAAAGATATACGAAATTTGATCACAACAAACTCGATCATGATTTTCAAATATCAGTAAGGTACAAAGATCGAAAATCTGTAGGGGAATCTATAAAAAAATATAGCCCTGTATTTTCAGTGGCTAACTATTTACATAGCCCACATAAACTTATATTATCTGCTATTCTTAACGATGTGTTAAATGAAGATACTATATTTGGACGAACATATCGCTCTATCCCCCCAAAAGTTAGCGATGTATTACAATGGCTACATACCGAAACTCTCAAGATTATTCCTATATTAAGAGAACTACATACTGATAAGATTATCAAAATGATAGATGGTAAATCTGATAATAATAGTTTATATAATTTGTTACAAAAAGTACAAGCAAGTGAAAAAAATAACCCCGATAGTATAAGAGTAGATGTAAAACTCGACACTACCAAGTTATTCGTAAATCCAGGCATAGGGTCTGCTGGAGTGCGGCAAAATATTATAGATGAATTATTAAAATATCTTAACCCGCCTGTTAAATATGTATGGGGAGAACCACCAGAAGGAAACCCAGGTAAAGGAATAAAAGACGGATGTGATTGCTCGGGGCTATCTTATTATTTATATCATAAGTATGCACGTATGGAGATTCCAAGAACTGCAAGGGATCAACATAGCAGTAGTACAAAAATAACCCAACAAAGTACTTTACCTGGGGATATTATATTTTTAGATACTACAGGAATATCTGATAATAATACTATACCCAAAACCCTTAAAGTAACCCATTTGGGTATAGTAACATCAGCGGGTTGTAAATCATTTATTCATGCTGCCGGTCGCCCAGTATATAATAATAATATAGTATCCGGAAATACCGGACAGTTGAAATATGATACCCAAGTATCATGGTGGAAAGGTAGAATAGTAGGGTATGGTCGGTTTCTAAGTGAGGAATCCTCTTTACCTGTATCTACTGTTACTCCTATTGATAGCGCAGGTTTTCCAGATAATTTAGATGAATCTAGTATTAGTACAATGAATTTTAGTATATCCGGAAATACAAGTACAGGTAAATCATTAGAAACCGATATAAAACAATTATTAAGTAAATTAGATACAGAAATTAAACAAGTATCTGTAGATATATATAGACGGGCATTAACAAAAGTATATAAAAGCTTTGTAAACGATTTAACTGCAAAGGTAGAATATATCAGTGTTAATTACGCCCCAGGTACAAGTGCATATATACCCATAGCTGGGGAATTTGCTCCGGTAGTACAATCAACTGGTGGCAAAATTATTCAGGCATCAATCAGACTTAAAGAGGTTAAAGCAGTAGATGTTGCTAGATTATCTACAATGTTTAATATATCTAGTAGTGATGATACTATAATATCTATGTTAATGACCGCCAGGAGTATTTTCAAGGGAGGTGGAGATACAACTAATCGCATAAAGTATCTTATGTTATACGCTGAAGAGAAAAAGATGGAGGAAATAATTAATGAACTCCAGGGAGTTTCACATCTTGCCAGATTTGATGAACCAGTTAGAATAACTAATGATATATTGAATTCACTAGGATTAGAAACTTTCACCCCTGTATCTATGGAATTAAAAACCAATGAGACAATAGCTGGAGCATATGATATTTCTATTGTATTTAATTATATAAACCTTGGACAGAGAGTAACCGAATCGTTAAAGAAATTAAAGGGCGGGATTCAAGCGCCCATCATTCCTATAGCTTGTAGGCTTAGTAAATCCCCTATAGATATTAATGAGCTAGGCGATAGTTCAATTGATGATACAAAATTTTCATTCCTTCATTCAATAAGCACCGCTAGTATACATCATGGTTTATCAGAGTTATTACCATTATATGTAATTACCAGAATAAACGATATGATATGCAATATATTAGCTATAATAGAGGACAAAAAAATAAGAGGCGAGCCACTCACTATAAATTCTACTGACCTTGAAGAATCACTTATGTTGTGGTCTAGGAAAAGTAAGGCGAAGGAATGGATAAGAAAGAATGAAAAACTACGACAACAAGAATATGATAATGGAAATGTGGGGAAAGAATATCCTTATGGTACTAAAGTAACTGATACCGCATCTATCGGGGCCAGTAAATGGGCGAAACATGGATCAGAGGCTTTACTCGGAGCGCCGGCTATAGGAGTTGCGCTATCTACAATGAAATTAACTAAAAAACTATCTGGGGGTTCCGCATCCTTTTCAAAATGGTCAAAGCTTTTTTATGCATGTACTCAAGTAGGTTCAGTAATATTTTCTACTATTCTTGGAACCTCGTCTAATATAGATAATCCATTTGCAACAAATTCTAAAGGTACACAACCAAAGATGTTATTTTTTAATATATTAACATATATTCCATATATGATAACTGATATTATGAGAGAATACGCATATGCCATATGTGAAAATAGAACAGATAGTTTCATTTCAGGTATAGCACAAGATGCTCTTGATTTTTTCACAAAAACTAAAGTACTAACCGAAGGGAATGAAGAATTACCGGCAAGAATGTATAAATTTCCAGAGGATATAACTATAATAGATTATGATAATAAAGAATATAGTCTTGGTGGAATTGTAGTTTCCATGTATAGTTCAGGAGTTAACGCTAAAATTAAAACTGATATTTCTATTCCATTTACAAATCGTACTTTGCTTACAACAGAGGAAGGTATAGGATTAACAGATCTTAGTATAAAGCTCGCTAACAAATTAAAAAAAACCACTGCTGACAATATAAAAACAGGGAAATTTGCTAATGCTACTAATCCTGTTAATTACGCATCTGATACTCTTATGTTACATACTATCATGAGTATATTAAATTCAAACAAAATAAATGAGGTTTTTGGGACTAAAGATGGTGGAATTGGCAATTTAGAGACACTATGTGGCCATCTCTTAAGCTCTGATTCAGCCAGACTACACGCAAAACAATTAGTTCAAAGTTTATTTACTTCTTCATTTATGGATATTCTTGCCTCTTTGTCTTTAACCGAAACTAATACTTCTGTAATAACCGATATTATGGATAGCCAAATTTCTAAATTTCGGCTATATAGTGAATCCACTGCAACTGAACCAATCATGTTAGTGTTTAAAGATAGAGTTGAAACAGATATTGGAACACTAATTAACATATCTGATACTATACTACCTGATAATAAAATAAAATTAGAAATATCTGTATCGGATATAATTGATACCGATGAAGAGATAAAAAACAGAGTAAAAGATATATGGAATGAATTGTCAGAAAATGACTATGTACAGCATAACCCTTTGTTAGTAACTATAATAGATATAACAGAATATACTATTGCAATGGTTAAAATGAATAAACCTATCCCTGATAGTTTAATTGGGGCAACTCATATTATTTCAATTATAGGTACTTTACAACTATCTTCAACTGATATTAATATAGCCATGACTGAAGTATTAACTTCCCATATAGAAGCATTTAAACAAGATATACTATTAGGCAAAGAAGATATAAAGAGCGGAGCAATTTCCCAGGAATTATTGTGCGGTATGTTTGTTGATGATACATTAACTGGAAATATAAGTAAAGCATATGGTCAAGCTTTATTGTCTTTACTTATACCTGTAGAAAATGAAATATTATCAGAACCTATTGTAGGTGAGACAGAGCAAGCATTACGATCAATAGCCAAAAGTTTGCTAGGTAACGTGCCTATGTTTCAAGGAATGATAGATGTAGATACCCATATGGCTGCAGAAAAAACAAGAAATGAGACGGTAACTGCTGGGCATATAGCCAGATTAATTGAGCCCTCTACTATAACCTTATTTTCTCTTACCATCGAAAATATAATAAAACTCACTGTTTCGGTAATCGTTGATTTTTCTTTACTTATACTGGCCGAAATATTATTAGCATTAGCAACACAGGGAGTAAGTATACTTAAGTGGATAGTAAACGCGGCATGGTCATTATATGAAATAGGCGCGGCAGCTATAGCATATTTTGCAGAAAAAGGACCTGACATAGTTTTAACTCATGGAAGTATATTTATATTATCTCATTGGTTATCCGGAAGATTACATGATGGATTGGATAGTAGTACAATAGTAGAAATATGTTATAAAACAGGAATATGGTTACCCTCTGCTTTACAATATGATAAAGACGTAAGAGATCATCAACAAACTTCATATTTGGATTACCCTGTTGTATCCTATAATTCCAAAGATGGAATGAAACCACTTGCCCCTGATTTTTATGTATATAAGATAGGATTTATAAATGAATCATACAAAGAAATGAGGAGGCTTATCGATACTTTAAATGGGGTGGCTGAAGATACATTTAATGATAATGAATCCGCAGATTTTGAAAAATATACTAATACTATAAAAGATAGAACAAATGGAATGTTCGATGGTATTCGTACTACCACCGAAGAAAGAATAGCTACCCCTCTTTTCCCAGAGAAAGTATATCATGCTAAAATAATAAAGAATGTTCCAGCTAATAGATTATTTAAAACCGGACCAAATAATGACTATGACTATCTGAAATATGCTAAAATAGCTCAATATATTGATGATATTTATTTTGACACTGTAGGAGAACAACCATATAATATAGTATATATTTCTATAAACAGTGAAGATGGAGCCAAATATAGTCATAATTCCAAAAGGAAAGCCATGATAGTACTTGATTTAGAATTTTCTAAATTGAGTGAATATACAGATGTAATAGATCCAGTAGTTAAAATATATAACGGAGATATGTTTGATGTAATTACTAAATCGGACCAATATGCAGAGTTTACTGATGGTAATTTTGCAACCCGTATCCGGACTTCATTCGATACAGTAATGCGTTCCAAGGTATCAATGAGTAAAATAGAATTAATTAAATTTAAAGATACTTTAACTGAGATAATAACCGCAATTTTTGATTATAGTACAAACACTAAGCATTTTGATAAAGGAGTATTAGAACAAATTAATGAAAATATGCCAAAAACTTTGGGTAATTTAATGATGGCAAAATCTCTGGTAGGTTCAAATATTAAAGCTATAGGAAAACCAGGGATGAATTTATTCAAAAAAGAACTATCATCAATTGGTATAAACACTTTACTACGGAGTTCAGCATTCAGGTCTGGTTATTTTTATCCAACCATAAAGTTATTCTTTATAGAAGAAGATGCCGAAGCATGGTATCTTTTTGACGATCTTTATTCTTATGCATCTGTAGTATCTGCTATAGTACATATGGATAAAGATAGTCCTATACAAACAGCTATAATAAAAGTTACAAATTTACATAATCATCTTAACAATATGATGGCAGATAGAGTAAATATGGAAATGAATTTTGTATCCGCGCCGGATGAAAATTCTGGTATAAATGCTCTTATGTTACAAGTAGGATGTAAAATAAAGATACAAGCGGGAAATACCCCTATCTTATCAGAAAGTGATACTATATTTACTGGTAGAATAAATCGGCTGGATTTTAATCAAATAACTACTATTGAAGCTACAAGCGGAGGTGATGTTTTAACAGAAGCAGTTTCAAAAAATAGCTATGAAACTTTTGGCGATGTATCAAAATTATCTAGAGGACTAATAAATCCTGCAAAAATAGCAAGTGGAATAAAATCTATGGCCGGCGCAGCGGCTGATTTTAATGGAACATATATTAGACCAGTTCATAGAATAAAAGATATTGCAAGTCAAGTATTAATGAGAATAACCCAGGTAATATCTACATTAGCCGATTTCACAGCTAACCCGGCGCTACAAAAACAACCGGAGCAGGAGCTTTATGTATCTTATAATTCATATATGGACTCTCTAAAAGGCGGGGTAGTAAAAGAACTTACAGGTACAGCTTTAGGAGTAACTGGGTTAACCAAAGAACAAGTTGGGTATAACCATCAATTACTAGAAAATGTAAATATAAGTGGAGATAGATATTGGCCAATGATGGATTCACCCGATAAGGGAGCTTGGGTTACTTTTGATGAAACTGCATGGGATATTCTACGCGAGTTGAATTTGTTACTACCTAATAATATATTAACTGTTAGGCCTATGGATACTAGAAGCACAATAGTATGGGGAGATAATAATGGTTATTATAGAATACGAAGATCAATAGATATTGAATGCGTTGTTGCTAACCAGTTAATATATAAAATTGATCCTATTTTATCAGCTAACCAACCAAAAAGTTTATCTGTATTTAATATAATTAGAAAAGAAATAAATAGTGAACGCGAAAATACAAGAGCGGCTGGAATTGCACTTGCGACCTTGGTATCTTATTATTCCCAAATGATTATGGGCGGGATGGGATTCAGTATACCAGAGAATGAAAGGGTATATATAGGACAAGATACTTCAATTGGTAGAGCTATTGCATGGTATGACCTTGAAAAAAATAATACCGTGGAGATAGAACATATGGTAAAACTTGCGGTAGGTAAAATGTCTGAATTATCTGCCAAAGCTATGGATGAAATTGGAGATGCAAATGCGGCCAGACTATCCCAAGTTACTATGAAAAATATAAGAGATAATTTAGTTATGCAAGATTCAGGAATAACTGAGCTTTCTGTAGCTAAAGCGCTTTGTACAGAATTTGCATGTGAGATAGTACTTAAATATTGTAGAGAAGTAGCTTATAGTAGTAGTAATTCGCATAGGAAAATAAGTGACTATCATATAAAAATTTCAGGAAGGGATATTGTAAGTAATGATTTACAACTAACAAAGCCATATAATGCAGTAAACCTAGAATTTCCTAAACCTGGGACAGACCCTGATGAACTGTTAGAGACCTCTAAAGGATTAACCACCGGGGATAATATAGAGGGCACAGTAACCCCTCATCTTGCTCATTATAAATTAAAACCATGGGCATGGAAGGTATACCAATCCTATTTCAAAAATATAAACGTATTTAGTAGCGCTAGATCTTCGGCTATATCAATGGCCGGGGCTAGTATACTGACTAATTTGATGAAAGATACATATCAGGGTACTATAACTACATTAGGTGATTCTAATATTCGCGAAAATGACAAAATGCTTATATGGGATGAAACCCGGGATATGTATGGAATAGTTGGAATAAAAACACATACGTTTATGTTTACTCCAACCGAGGGATGTATCAGTACCGTAGTTCCTGAAATGGTAGTTAGAAATGAATTTAATATGCAGAATAGTTTGTTTGATTCACTTTTACACGGTACCAGATGGATTATATCAACATTATTATTTGGCGCCGCCGCATGGTGGCTCATACGGAAGGGAAAAAGTCTTCATATATCCACAAAGCTAAAGCTTCTCCGTAACCAGAGCAGTGGATTAAAATTTGCGGATAAAGCATTAGATAAAGTAGGTAAACCTTTCATGCAATTAGAAAAGGTAATGCCAGGATTTATGAAAAGGTTTACAGGGTCAAAGGTTACTATGCAAGAAGTCAATTCATTCTTGCAAGAAGGAAAATCAGTAGCATCAAGAATTACTAACTTATCAGTCAAAGCAAGGAAAGCTACCGAAGAAGTAGTTATATCAGAGCGTAATATTAATGAAGTTTTGGGTACATTTAATAGAGTAAAAGGTAGATTAGGTATAGATAAAGTACACAATAGAAAAACAATAGAAGATATGTTTATTAATACCATGGAAGAAGTAATCACTTCAAAAACCACAGGAGCGATACGAAGATTAAATGGCAATCAGATGGAAAAATTGTTTGAATCTACCCTCAAAACAAATATTACTAATGAACTTAAGGGCGCAATGAAAGGCTCGAAAGCCCAAGTGAACGATTTATTCAATGGCCAGAATGGAGAAACAAGTGTAAATAGTGCGGTTACATTTGTTATGGGTAGAATTTCCCCTTCCTATTTAGGAAAAAAGATACCAGGTGGGGAATTTAATAAGTCATATGTAGCTAATATTAACAAAATATATGATATTAAAGCAGGGGAAGGTAAGTCATATCAAAAAATGATTGACATGGTCAGTAATAGTATTGTTGGCAGGAAAGGATCTATAATAAGTCATTTGAAAAAAATAGCAGGTTTTGCTATAGGGTACGCTACTGTAGATTGGTTAACCGATACTACCAGAGTATTTGGAGAAATGTTATTATTAGATTTAAAAACCGCCGATAATTTAGTAATTAGTCCATTATTTTTCAGAGGAGAACCACTAGTCGCAGGACTTGACGGGATAGAAAAACTGGATGGAGAACATATCTCAAATTGGGATATAATGAAATCTAGATTTGGTGATCTTGTGGATGTTATGGGTAGTGCAGTAACTGACACAATATCCCAAGCATATTTTGATGCTGCAATAGAATATAACCGGTTTAGTGAACAAAATACTGCTGTTAATGCTGGTAAATATTTCAAATCTGGAGTAGAATAAGGGTATGGATATTATAGAAATTAGCAAATCTTTCTCTAAACAAAATGTAAAAGGGACAATAAGAGTACCAAATACTGATAATAATAGCATATCGGGTGGAACTATATCAGAGAAAGGTGGATCTAGTCCTCCGCCTCCTACTGGGAAAATTATATGCGATGCTATGTTATTACCTATTGATCCTACTTTGGACGCCAAGGCGATGAATGCGGAGAACGAAACTGAACCCTTGGATATTCTTGGTGGAGATATTAGACTATCTGTAATTACCAAAGATCCTTATACCGGAGAGGTAATTCAACTCAACAATATACCAGTTAGAAAAACTCCCGGCACTATACTAGAGGGAATTCAACCTGGACAAAGATTTAGACTTGAATGTGTGTCATATGAAGCCTTTAAGGATAAAGATACTACTTTAATGGAAGTATATCCAACTGGTAGTCCTCCAGTTATTCAAAACAAAGCTCTTCCTACTCCAGTGAAAAATAAAAACGAGATGGATAGTTTCTCTTCTAAACCTACTCCAATCTGTAAACAATTTAATGTTATGGAAGAACAAGCTAAACGCAGATTAGGAATTGTATATGACAGAGATGATGTAACTATAGTTCAAGGCAAAGATAATGGAAGATCACCAGGTATATTGATACATCAAAATGATGGTAAGATATATATGTTTGACTCTTCAGGGAAACAACACATAGCACTCGATGGGGAACGAGTACAGATACAAGCGTCAGAGATAGATCACGGTTCTGCAAAGGTTGGGGTTGATATGGCCGGTTTTCCTATTCCCATGGAAGAAAACCAGATGAATAATTTTGTTGTTCAAGGAACTATAGTATCTCCTCAAACAAAGCTTATACCCAATGTAATCAAAACTATAAATACAATTTCATCAATAGTTGGCCTTATCGAACTGGTTGTGGCTTGTAAAAAAGCTGTAGATATTATGCGAGATTAAAAGAGGTAGTATATTGAATTATGATATTCAAATAAACCCAGATGGCACTTATGTTATATTAAACGGGGATATTGTACCTACTAACTATTCTCAATTTTGTTATCAATTAATATATAAGGCTATAATGAATATGCCAGCAGATACAATAACCGGCGATTCAAGTAGTAATATAGAACTTACACGCATATTATTACAATCATATTTTGCTAATTATTTTATAGGTAATACAACCATTGATGCTTCACTTATAGATATAAAAATTACTAAAACTACAGTGGATAGTTCATTAGTCAGTTTATCTTATGAAACAACTACCCCAGATGGCGTAGTAGTAGATATATTACAAAATGTAAGTTTTACATTAGTAGGCGGGGCGCTTACAACTGTAAATTTTGATCCTTTATGGTTAGAAGATATACAAATAGGGTACGAAAAAGAGGTTATTCATAACATAACAGTTTATGAGAATACTAATCAAATTGTTCTTCCCATTAGGCCATATCCTGCGTCATACGTTTCCGGAAATAGAAAAACCAAAGATTTAATATATTTGTTAAAAACTACACATGATATAAATATAGAAGAAATAGATCTTCCATTTGATTTTTATAGTTCAGCCAATCAATCACGATATGCAATATCTAGATATATAGAAGGATTTATAGATAAAGAAAAATCTGTGGTAAATGTAACATTGAATGCAAGTATTGATCCATCTTTATATTCAGTCAATACAATAAACGGCGAGATAACTATTATATTATCTCAACTTTCTGTTATGAGAGTATATGGGACTGCATCCGTGGTTAATGCTATACAAGTTACAGATACTTTTGATATAATAGAGCCACTTTCAGTAAATCCAGTATATCCATTATCGCATATAAGAGGTAAAATAGTATCCATATTTCCAAGAACAGTGTCCCCAGGTTCCTATGTTTTAAAGTACACTGGAGCACTTGAGAATAAATAAAGAGGAAAAATCATGGCAGTTATACCATATGATAGGCGCGGAATAGTAAATAGTAGTGTAAATAAAATATTGACAGAAAATGGTTATATAGATATTTCATCATCTCCATTTCTTGGGCAAATGACTGATAGTGTTATTTCTGCTATATCTATAGGATTTGATACATTATATAGTATAGCAGACAATATAGATATTGGTAGGTCTGAAGGATCATATCTTGATAGATGGGGTAAATTTATGAATGAGCCCAGAACTATGCTATCATATGCTTCTGACCTCTCGTTAGCAAATACTTATATATACATAAATCCGGAAGATAAAATCGCTAGTGATATTACTGTAAATAGCACCGGTTTTAATATACCTAGTGGTACTGCTATTTCTACCGAAGACAATAGTATTGAATTTGAGACAATTGATCCTGTATATATGAAATCAAATAGAAGTAAAGTATTTTGTAGAACCATGTCAAAAGAAGCAGGAGCAATATATGTATTACCGGGCCAATTAACTGAAGTGAATATTAACTTAAATGAAATAGAAGGAATTATACCGTCTGCGTTATCTACATATAGCCTTTCCGCAAACAACATGTTTTCAATATCTGGTGGTGGGGATATCGCTGATGATTTGACTTATCAATATATTTTACAGGAAAAAGCAGAATCTCTTGGGTTGTTTAATGAACATACTATAAATACTATGATGGATATTTCAGAAGTAGTTAACTTATCTATCAAGGAATATATCGGGGGAGTAAATGTATATATAGAAACTAGAAGGCCCGATATGTCCGATATTATAATAGAAATTGCAAGAATGGGATTACGGAATAAAAGAATACTTGGAAATGCAATAACCGTATTTGCTCCATTATATAGTACATTAAAAATATCAATACAGTTAGAGCTTGAGAGACCAGATAATAATCAAATTACTCAAAGTCAATATAAATCCGCGGTATACGAAGCCATAATTGCGCAATCTATGGGATCATCAATAGATTTAACTCAAGTATGTAATGATATAAAACTTGATTTTCCAAATGTTATTGGCACAAGAGTTAAATCCGCGGCTATCAATTCTAGGACTATGA